ATATGTATCTTTCTCCTGATGTAATAGGTAAGCCTTCGTGGTAATGTGTGCATCTCCCTGGATGTATAAGCATAGTTCCTATTGGAGCCGCTATTTTTTTATAATCACTTACAATAAAATGTGTTCCGCCATCAGTATATTCACTATGGTCGTTTAATGCCAGATTTATAGTATAAGATGATGCGTCATGATGAGGTTTTAACTCTTTTTGTCCATCCATAGAGTATTTTACTACAAAACTTATATTAGTTCCTTTAGTATTGAATCCCAAAAAAAATTTTTCACATATTGGAGCTATTACAGTTTTTAACATATTATCCCATATAGGTCTAAATCCTACTTGAGTTAAATGAACATCAACTGTTGGAACAGGTTCATATCCACTCTGTAAACGGCTATCATTATTAGTTCCATCTGACCATAAATTATAACTATTAACTAACTCTTTTAATTCATTACAAAATCTAACAGTAGTAAATTTTGTTTCGAATAGCCATGGAATAGGTTCTTCATAGTTGGGTTTTGAGTTATTAAATAATACATCTCTACAATTAGGATCAATATATTCCTCTAACCAACAATATCTATTAGCATCAATATCCTTGAGGTTCATGTATTTATCTCCTATAAAATCACTATCTCCAATTATATATCCTATATCGTCAGAATATATATTTGTAATTTTCATATTATTATTAGTTATAAAATTACTAATTACTATATCAAAATCTCCTAGTGGAATATTTTTATCATTAATACCATTATATATTTCATTTAAATTTGTAGATTTTCTTAGTAAATCAAGATTCAAATACATAAAATAATTCATATATACTGTGTCATATCTATTACCCTTTTGGATACTTTTATTAGATCTTGTATAGTAGCCTCTACTATCCTTACTAAACCATAAGTTATTATATTTACTATTAAACATGCTTAAAAAATGCGTTGTTGCCGGCTTATCAGTATTAACTAATAAATTTAAGAGGTCTATTTTTTCCTTTAAAATTACATTATTATCTAAGATAACCAGGTGATTTATAGCTTTATTATTGATAAATTGTAATTTAGTCTTCTTCATATGCTCATATAAACTATTATCATCTGAAAAACTTAAATACTCTATATTTTCAATATCACAAAATTCTAGGGAATTTTTAAGATAATCTGTATAGCAATATACATATAATTTTCCATAATTAATTGAAGATATTAAATTTTTTAATACTTTTTCATGAAAAGAGGTTTTTTTATGAACAAATAATAAGGTGGTTACATCTTCCACGTCTAATTTAGGGGTTATATTTAATCTTATAGTATTATCGTTTATAATAAAATCAGTATTCTCTATAATATTGGTAATTTTATCACCAGATATCTTTTTAATTATATTTAATTGATCTGATCTGAAGTTAATACTATAATCTCCATTTATTTTAGTTATTAATTGTTCTGTAATTAATATTTTCTCTTTTATTTGTATATAGGTATTATACTCTATAAATTTGAAATTAAATAATTGATTCATGTTTTCTTCTTGGTCCAATAAATCATGGATATTGGTTTTAAAATTATTTAATATCTCGATTTTACCGTTAAAATCTTTGAAATTATTTAGTAAATCTTCATCTAATATTGAATCTGTGTTTTTTAATATAACTAATTTTCTATACATATATTTTTATATTAGATATTAATTATTGCTAATAACCTAATAAAATTAATTATAAAAAATTTGATAAAATTTATTTTAAATTTGTTTTTTTTAAAACAAACATTACTATGGCAGGTGTAATCAGACTAAACAAAGAACTTCAAGAATTGAAGAAGAATCCACCTTCAAATTGTGTAGCATTTCCTCAAGAGGAGAATATATTTATGTGGGAAGGTCAAATATATGGACCAGAAGGAACTCCTTATCATGGAGGTATTTTTAAATTGAATATTATATTTCCAACAGAATATCCTTTTAAACCACCTAAAATTAACTTTAAAACAAAGATTTATCATCCTAATATCAATAGCACTGGTGTTATTTGTCTTGATATACTGAAGGATAAATGGTCACCAGCTTTAACACTTAGTAAGGTTCTTATATCTATTAGTTCTTTACTAAATGAACCTAATCCTGATGATCCTCTTGAAGTAGATATCGCAAATGAATACAAAGATAGTAAAGAAAAATTTAATCAAACAGCAGCAAGTTGGACAGCTATTTATGCTGGTGGAATATAAAATCAAAATCATCCATTAGACCTCCTGAAAATAAATCTAAATATTTTTTTTCAAAAAGATCATCTTTATCTATTATTTCCAATTTATCTTGAATTGATATACAATCAGATAACAATTTATCCAGTAAAGATTTTTTATAATGTATTTCATTTATTCTATATAATGAATCAGTCTCGTTGATATCAATAAACCTGGTATCAAACCCATTATTAAACTTATCAATATCTATATTCCGTAGCTCATTATGGAAAACTGTAGGATTAACAAAAAAAAGGTAAAAGAAATTCTTCATTTATCTTTTTATTAAAATAGCTTTAGATGATTATTCAAAATCTTCCGACATTGTTACGAAAGTTTCTACCATTACCACGTCCACCGTCTCTTCCACCATATCCTCGCCCTCCTCTAGGATTATTTTCGCGATCTTTCATACGTTCTTTATATCTTTGCACTTTCGCAGTATCTCTTTCAATATTATTATCATGACTACTATACTGTGCTTCATCTAATTTTAAAAATTCCAGTTCTTTGGATAAAACTGTTAAATCTTGATTATTACAATCACTATTCCATATTTTTATAATACAGAATGTTTTTTTAGGAGAAATTGATATCCCGTTAATAGTTAATTGGTCCTTTTTTTGTGTACACACTGTTTCACCAATAGTAAATTGACATAATTTATACCAAACAGCTTGAGCATCTGAATTATCGACTTTGAACGACCAATAACCTCCACGTTTGTTATTTACATCTTCCCATTGAGGAAGAATTGTCTTACCATTATTAAATTTCCTCATTACGAAGAACATGCCTTCATTTACAGAAGGTAAACATTCTATCCATGAATTTTGTAATACTAAATAGTCTTCAATCGTTTCTAATTCTAGAATACTTTTATAGCTGTCAATGGTCCATGATTTATCACTTGGACTGTGATACCATATAACCCACCCTGTGTTTAGTTTATGTATGCCTTGAAATTCTGATTGCGGAACAATATTATTAATGTTTCTTGTAGAACTATCAACTGTTGTCTCCATTATTATGATAATATATAAGTTATTATTCTTTAAGTATATATTTTTTTGAACAAATTTTTTATAATTTAATTTAAAAATTATAGGTATATTCCTCCCCATCATTTCTCATATATTCCCATTTATCTAAAATTCCAAATTTACTTACATCATTATACTTATATCTTAAATATTTAGTAACATTTTTAGCATTTAGATCATCAAAATATAAACCAGATAGTAATTGAATATCTTGCAATATATCTATATCGTCATTATTAGTAACTATAGATGCCATAATAAAACTATTCTTATGATTAGGACATTCTATACGTTTTCTTGTTTTGATAAACTTATTCTTATCTAAATTTATTAACTCGTCATTAGATTTAATTGAGTTAATTTCAGCTAATTTTATAAATTTTTCATCATTATACTGGAATTTTATTATTTTTAGATTTATTTGTTTAATATTTTCAACTCTTTCAATAATTAGGTCGCTTTTAAGTCTATTTCCTATATTTTTTGAAAGTTTTCTATAATAAAAATTAATGAATAGTAATATATTATAGAATAAATTTGGGAAAACATAGTTAGCAGTTCCTGATACAAGTAATATAAACAAACAATTTGACAGAAAAGAATACATATATTTGTAATAGCCTATTTTTTCCTTAAATAAATATTTATTTATAAAAATTTGATAATAAAATTAACTTTAATATGTAATTAACAAAAATCTGTATAACGAAATGGCAAATATTCAATTCGAACACTATAGTGACGATGAAATTAACGTTATTTTAAGAGACCTTAGTGAATCTGAAAATCTAAATGTAAAGGAACTTTTTAATGAAAGAGTAGCTAATGATAATAACGTTAGGCTTGGAACTCAAGCACTTAAATTTATTGAAAAAAATAAAGCTAGAACAAATTCTTTAGCAGAAAAACGCGATAATCAGAGGTTAGATTATTTCAAAGACCTTAGTAGTTTTAGAAGAAGTCTATTCGATGAAATACCTAATTTTGAAACTAAAGAAGGTAAAAAAAAATTTAAACTTAAGCTACTAAAATTAGCATATGAGGAAAAACTTGAAAAACATATGATTAATCTATATTTACAAGTTTTAGATGACGAATATGATAAAGATGATTCAAAAACAATGAGACGTGTTGGTAGAAAAATGCAAAATATAGATTATAAACGAATGCAGTTTGAAAAATTATCAAACGAACTTTATCCTTTGGATTTTTATAATGAGCATCCAAAAACACTAGATCCATGGCAATATGAAGTCATTAGATATATTAATGATAAAAAAAGTGTTATAGTGTCCGCGCCAACATCATGTGGTAAAACTTGGTTAGCAATATACCCAGGTGTTATTGGAATGAGTATTCTATTTATTGTTCCTACAGATGCGTTAGTGTTTCAAGTTGGCGCACTATTTAGTAAATATACAGATACATCTCCGATTTTGATGACTAATGACGCAGTTTATGGATCTAATCCTAAAATTGTAGTGGGAACTCCTAAAAAAATTGAAGATCTACTTCCAATAGTAGGAACCGATTTTGATATAGTTGTTTACGACGAGATTCATAATCTTAATGATCCAGATATTCATCATTACTATGAAAGGCTTCTTAAATTATTTAATGATATACCCACATTAGGTCTTTCAGCTACTATGGGAAATCCAAACAGTCTTGTAGATTGGATGGCGTCTTTTCATACGCGCGAAATCCATCTAATTACTCATAGTGTTAGGTTCTTAAATCTACAAAGAAAGCTGTTTCATAATAACAAACTAATCAATATTCATCCAATGGCATGTCTTACATTAGAAGATATTAACCAAGGATATTTAAGTGGTAATCTACCAATGACTCCTCCTGATTGTATCCAATTATTTGAATCCCTAAAAGATAAATTCCCTGATGATATGGAAGAATTAAAAGTTAGCTCATTCTTTCCACAGGATAATAGACGTCTTTCACTAGATGATTCAAGAATATATGAAGCGAGATTAAAAGAAAAACTGATTGAGTTAAAACAAGAACATCCAGATGATATTCAATCTATTATTGAAAAATATCATGTAGATAGTCAAATGGGCGATATTAATCTATATAATCTCTTCTGTGAAATTAAATCTAAAAATCTAATTCCGTGTATTGTGTTTCAAATTAACACTGGCTATTGTAGAGAAATATTTATCAAACTTGTTGGTTACCTTGAAAAATTAGAGACATTAAATTATCCATATCATTATGATAATCTTGAATTTCGATTAGATTCTTATAGAAAAGCTGAAGATGAAATTAAGAAATTCAGAGAAGGTATTAAGATAGATAAAGATGTATATAATGCTAGAGAATACATAGCTGATAAAGTTGAAAAGAAACGCGCCGAACAATTAAGTAGCTTCACTGAAGTATTTAAGAAGCGCATTGTTAGACAAATTAACACCATTAAAAAAAATGAAAATCTAAATGAACGAATTATGAATACTCAGATTCGCAATCTTAAAAATGAGTTTGAAAAATATATAAAATGTCCTACTCTGGGATTTGTAGATGTTTTTCAAAAACATGGTGATTTCTGTCTTAATGCGGATAGTCCTATGTCAGCTGATAAAATTAGAGAAATCAAAAGAACTGTTCAAAGTAAAATGAATATAGATGTATCATATGAAAATGTATTCATGCAAGGATTAAAAAGAGGTTTAGGTATATATACTAAACATATGCCACCTGTATATAATATGATTGTTCAAAGGTATGCCCAAAATGGCGAACTTGGATTTGTAGTAGCAGATGATAGATTAGCATTAGGTATTAATATGCCTTTCAGATCTACGTGTATTCTAGGATATAAAGATAGCACACATTTTGTTAATCATGTGTATATGCAGATGATTGGAAGAGCGGGAAGAAGAGGTAAGGACGCGGAGGGTCATGTTATATTTGCGAATGTTGATTGGAGAACATTAATGAAAAGTGAGTTATCAGGTATTGTATCACCTTTTAAATTTATTAAAAATTATAAAGTGGTTTCTAAATTTACTAAAAAATTCGACAATAAAATAAACAACGTATTTAATTATCAAATGAATACAGATATAGAACATACTGATTATGTTACTGACTCTAATGATGAATTCTTTGCTTATAGTAATTTGAATAAAATTCTTTGGAAACTGAGAGAATATAACGATAAAGCTGTAAATTTGTGTAAAGAACTTATGATATTTGACCAAAATATGCGAATTGATAAAAATGATATGACAGTTAGGAAAACTATTAAATTCGTATGTGGACACTTGTTTTCAGAAAGATATGCGGATTCGATTATAGAAATTCATAAAAATAGAAAACTTCAAGATACAGACTACACAGAATTTATAGTTATTAAAGAATTTTTAAGAGTTATCATGGAATTACATAATTGTTTGATTAATTCATCTGATTCAAATGATTATAACTACCAGTTTGCCGTAGATCACTTTAAAAACACATTCGACGTTCTTAAAAAGATCGTTCTAAATTCAAATGATTTGAATTAATTGAAAACTAAAAAATACTTTTTTTATTTGTCTATAATATATGGATAAAAAACTTATAATTATCGCTGTCATAGTATCAGTAGTATTACTATATGTTGTTTCTGTTATGTTCGAGATTAGAGTCAGAAACGATGAATATGGAATTCAATTAATTGGTGGAAGTAGAGGAGACGATACCGTTGAATTATTTGAATCAAGTCCTGCTTCTTTAAATCATTCAATGGGACCATACTCAAATATTAAGTTCATGCTTCCTAATAATGATCATATGCATAGACAAAACGCTCCTCTTTTATCTAGTAAATTATATGTCCCAGCAGGAACTCCTCTACCACTCATACCTAAAGTTTCAAAAGAAACTGTATATTCTAACGGACCTAATGTAGATGGAACACCTTTTACACCTAAATCAATGAATATGTTAAAATACAACCAATCAAGACCTGAATGCTGTCCAAGCACTTATTCGACAAGTAATGGATGTGTATGTGTGAATAAAAAACAATCCGATTTTATTAATAGTAGAGGTAATAATAGAACTGCTCCCAGTAGTTTTTAATTAAATAAAATAAAATTTTAATTATTATATTTTATTTATAGGTATAAATGTGCGATTGATGGATTGTATGGTGCGGATGTGATAAATTTAGATAGATTATCTTCATTTACCTCGTATGGTAATGTGAATTTTTTAATTTTACTTTCCATAATTTTATCAGCTGTAAACTCTTTCTTAATAGGTTCTTCAGGTTTAGCTTCTAAGGTCTTTTTATCTGTATCTGATTTGGAATTCAACTCGGAAGTTAATTCTGGAATTTTTTCACTGACTGTCAATTTAATGCCAATACTATTATCTACTTCATCAGAAGTGTTCGATTTTACTTCAATAACTTTACTCACAGCGGTTTCAATAATAGTTTCTAAAATGGTATTAATTTCTACTTTTTCAGGTGATTTATCATCATTATCAGGCAATAATACCTCTGATTTCAGTTCTTCTTTAACAGTTTCTGTTTCTTCGAGAGGTTCAATGGGATACATATATCTTAGAACGTTAATTTTAGCAACAATAGTTTCAACTGATCTTTTTAGATTTCTAACACCCTTTTCACTATCAGTATAATTCTGAATAATTCTCTTTATAGCATTATCTGTAAATTTAATATCGTCACGTGTAAAATTACATTCTTCTAGGATACTAGGAAGTAGATAATCTTTACAAATTGACAATTTACTCTTGTCTGTAAAACCGTCAGTTTTAATCTTATAAATTCTATCTAAAAGAATAGGATTAACCGCCTTAGGATCATTATATGAGAATATAAATGTGGCTTTTGAAAGGTCAAAATTAATACCAGACATATATTTATCATGAAATTCGGTATTCTGAGATGAATCAGTGAGGTGGCAAAGAAAATTCTCAATCTCTTCACCCTTTTGAGTTTTACTAATTTTGTCTAACTCATCGAAATAAATCACTGGATTCATACATCCACTTTCACCAAGTATTTCGATAATTCGACCAGGCTTTGAACCTTCATATGTATATTCATGTCCCATCATAAAACTGGAGTCTTGCATACCACCTAAAGCAACCATTGAAAATGGTCGTTTCATTGCTTTACAAATACCTTCCTTAACTAAAGTAGTTTTCCCATTACCAGGAGGACCTTGAATTCCTATACATGTTCCACCTCCACTAGGATTGCTGATTTGTTTAGCAATAGTGGTGATAATCTTATCTTTAGCTTCATTATGTCCAAATACTGCTTTATCTAGTATTTCACGAGTGTTACACAGGAAGTTTCCAACTTCAAAGATACTTGAATCAGCTTTAACTGGCATGTCAATATATTTCCCAAATGGCATTCTTTCAAGAGTTTCAACCCAGGTTGATAATTTATGATATTCGTTATCGGAACTATCTAAAGAGTAAAAATGATCAATTTTACTAATAATATTTGCCTTAGAATTAGGAGATAAATCATCCAATTCTAGAATTTTGAATCTAATAGGCTTTTCATCTTTTTTAATTTTTAGAATCTCGTTTTCTAAATACATTATCTCTCCTTGTTTTGACTTATCTAATTTAGATATGTAACTATGTTCTTCTTGTGTATATTCTACTTCTTCTGGTTTTCCTTCAATATCTCCCCAATCTGAATCATCGTCATCAGTATCTTCATCTTTGAATTTAAGTTTAAACTCTTTTCTCTTAATATTTCTTCTAAGTTCTCCATCATCAAATCGGATATCGTATGTTTTATCTTCGTTTACACTATGAATTTCACCATTAAATGTTTCAGCCCAACCTTTCAATTTTGCTTCAATTTGATCACCTTTCTTAATAGTTTTTTTAGATGCTCTTTTACTCAGACGTGAATTTGCTTCTTCAAGTAGTCCTCCAAATAGGAATTCAAGACCAGGCATTAGAAGCAATTGACTAGAATCCGTATCTCTATTAGCTGTATCAGGACTCATATTAATTCGACGTGTTCTACATTTTCCCTTTACTTCACTATCATAGCTGGAGTCATTATCCGTTTTTGATTTGACAACCGCTCTTCGTTTGGCACCGTTATTAGACGAAACTTTTCGTCTTCTTTTTGGTTCAGAAGAAGTCTTTTCTAACGCCTCTACTTTTCTTGAGAATTTCGCACTACTCAACGATTTACTAGTCGAGACAGACTTGTTACGTGGTGTGGTAATTTTCTCATCATCAGTTTGATGTTGTTGTGATTTTTTAAGTTGGTATCGTGTAAGATAAACTGGAGTATGTGCCTCTTCAGTCATAGTCAAATTTTGATATATTATATTATAAAAATTTAATTAATCAAATTTTTAAATAAGATATTTTAATTTATATTGTTCTAAATATCTAATTTATAGAAATCATAATTTAAAAAATAATTACTTAAAAGGAAAACAAATTTGATTAAAATTCTTTACTTAAAAACTTAAATTATTATATTCTATAATAATAAAGATGTCTATGTTTCAGGAACTCGATTACAATGGCGAAATTAAAAAAGTCAAAGGGGTACAATTTTCAGTAATGTCTCCAGACGAAATTAGACGAAGGTCTGTCGCTGAAATTTATACTAATGAAACTTTTGACGGTGATATTCCAAAAGTAGGTGGTATATTTGATCCACGAATGGGTGTGTTAGATCATGGTAAAAAATGTCCTACAGATGAGTTAGATAATCGACATTGTCCAGGTTATTTCGGTCATATTGAATTAGCTAAACCTGTATTCCACATACACTTTCTTAAATATATTATTAAAACATGTCAATCTGTATGTCCTAAATGTTCCAAGTTATACTATGACCCTAATTCACCGGAAATCAGAAAAATTATTAATTCAAGAAAAGGTTCAAACAGATTCTCAGCTATAACATCACTGTGCTCAAAATCAAATAACAGAGTATGTGGTGATAAAAATGTTGATGGATGTGGGGCAGTATTTCCTAATACTATTAAAAGGGAACCAACTTCTATTGGTAAATTAACCGCTTGTTGGAAAGCTGGAAATAATAAATCATCTGCACAACTCCAAGATATGTCATTTCAATATGATGCTTCTGACGTTGAAAAAATATTAAGAAGAATTAGCGATACAGAATTAGAAGTCTTAGGATTCGATAGAGAACTATGTAGACCCGAATGGCTTATATGTTCAGTATTACCTGTTGCTCCTCCATATGTTAGACCTTCCGTCCGAGCTGATAATAACACGAGAATGGAAGATGACCTTACACACAAATATTGTGATATTATTAAAACTAATAAAACTCTTAAAAATAAAATAGCAAACAATCATCAAAAGAAAGCTATTGATGAATGGTATCAATTACTACAATATCACGTAGCTACACTGGTCAATAATCAACTACCAGGTATTCCTCCTGCTCAGCAGAGAAGTGGAAGACCTCTCAAAGCTATTAATGATAGACTCAAATCTAAAGAAGGTAGAGTAAGAGGAAATCTTATGGGTAAAAGAGTTGATTACACTGCTAGAAGTGTTATTACTCCTGATCCTAGACTCAGTATCGACCAATTAGGTGTTCCTATCGATATATGTTCAAATCTTACTTTTCCTGAAAAAGTCGCATTTTATAATATTGAGCGACTTACTAAAGCAGTTAGAAATGGTTACCATAATTATCCAGGAGCAAAATCTATTAAAAGAAAGTCTGATGGTAAAATTATTTCACTAAGTGTTATTGATACAAGTAAAATCGAATTACAATTTGGCGATATTATTAATAGACACTTAATATATGACGATATTGTCCTTTTTAACAGACAGCCATCTCTTCATAAAATGAGTATGATGCAACACAGAGTTGTTCCTCTTCCCTATAAAACATTTAGACTAAATGTATCAGTTACTACTCCTTATAATGCTGATTTTGACGGTGATGAAATGAATATGCATGTTCCCCAATCTGAAGAAAGTAGAATTGAAATTAAAGAACTTGCTGCTGTTCCTACGCAAATTGTTTCTCCTGCTAATAATAAACCAATTATTTCACTGGTTCAGGATACATGTGTAGGTGCTTATCTATTCACAAGATATGATAATTATTTGAATGAAGAACAAGTTAGAACTATTATGATTGACGTATCTACTTTTGATGGAATACTTCCTGAACCTGAAATTAGAAGAGGAACATTGGAAGAAGACCTTCCAGATACATTTCCAAAATATAAATATAGATTGCCTATTCTTAAAGATCTATGGAATGGAAGACAACTATTTACAATGGTAATGCCAAATGTTAACTTTAGAAAGAAAAATAAGAGCTATAGTGCTGATTCAAATGATAGAAATATCGTTCTTATTAATAAAGGTGTTATTGAGCATGGTGTATTTGATAAAAATATTTTAGGAGCTTCTGAACAGGGATTAATTCATACGATTTTCAATGATTATGGTAAAGATAGAACTCAACAGTTTCTAGATGATATTCAAAATATTGTAACTAATTTTGTTCTACAATCTGGATTCAGTGTTGGTATTGGCGACTTAATTCCTGACGATGAAGTTAGTAAAAAAATGCAAGAAATTGTAATTGAAAAGAAACGTCAAGTTATTGAATTGATTGAACATACCCATAAAGGTATTCTTGAAAAGAAAGGTGGAGCAAATGTATCAGAAGAATTTGAGAATCAAATCTTAGGTATTCTTAATAAAACTACTAGTGAGACAGGTGCTCTTGCTCTTAAGAGTCTTGATAGTAATAATAGAATGCTTAATATGATTATATCAGGCTCTAAAGGTTCTGATATTAATATTGGTCAAATGATTGCGTGTGTAGGACAACAAGCTGTTGATGGTAAGAGAATTCCTCTTGGATTTACAGATAGAACCCTTCCCCACTTTCACAAGTTTGACGATGGAGCTTCAGCAAGAGGTTTCGTTGAAAGTAGTTTTATGAAAGGTCTTACACCTACGGAGTTCTTCTTTCATGCTATGGGTGGGAGAGAAGGTTTAATTGATACAGCAGTTAAGACATCTGAGACTGGTTATATCCAAAGAAAATTAATTAAAGGTTTGGAAGATGCCAGAATTGCTGCGGACCATAGTGTAAGAAACGCCAATGGAACTATAATTCAATTCTTGTATGGTGAAGATGGTTTTGATGGAGGTAGAATTGAAAAACAGAGTCTAGATTCAATCGGTAAAAGTAATAAAGAACTTAATGATACATATAGTTTAGATATTAAAGCTGCTAAATTAGTTCTTGAGCCTAATACATTTAAAAAACTTAATAAAGAAAGTGCTAAATATAATAAACTTAATCTCGAATTAGTTCAAAATATTCTAAATGATAGAAACTTTTACTTTGAAAACTTCTTTTCTGGACCATTATCAGACAATAATATTCATTATCCTATTAACTTTAAAAGATTGATCGAAAATACTGTAAAATCTTTTGACCAGTTACCCCAAAGTGATCTTAACCCTATTTATGTGATTGAGACAATGGAAGCACTCAGTTCTGAACTTAAGATTTCAAATGTATACAAGAGTTCTGATTTATTAGTTGTTCTATGCCGACTCAATTTAGCGCCTAAAATTGTATGTGGTAAACTTAAAATGTCTAAAATTGCGTTTGATTACATTATATCTCAGATTAAATCACAATTTTATGATTCAATTGCTGAAAATGGCGAACTAGTAGGAACTATTGCTGCTCAATCTATTGGAGAACCATCTACACAGATGACTCTTAATACTTTTCACTTTGCTGGTGTTGCTTCCAAATCAAGTGTAAATCAAGGCGTGCCCAGATTTAAGGAACTACTTAGTGTCACTGAAAATCTCAAGGGTCCTATGGTTGTGATTGCCTTGAAAGAACCAGCTTGTTTTAACAAGGAATCAGCCATGAAGATCTTAAATGAAATCCCTATTACTACTCTTAAAGAACTTACTACCTCTACAGAGATATTCTTTGATATTGAAAGTTCATCTAGACTAGAATCAACATCAGAAGAGCATGATAATATTCTATCACAATATAAGGTATTTGAAGGACTTGATAGTGTATCAACTGAAACATCATTAAGAAGTCCTTGGGTTCTTAATATAACTTTTAATAAATCTAAATTGTTAAATAAAGGTATTCTTATGGAAGATATTCATTACGCTATTATCTCTAAATTTAATAGTGATAGTTCAGATATTAGTTGTTTCTTCACCGATGATAACTCTCCTGAACTATTTATGAGAATTCAATGTAATGTAAAGACTGAAGACGGTAATATTGTAGCATCGAGTGAAGGATGTGATGAAGAAGATGTCATCTCAGTTCTTAAAACGCTTGAAAAAACTATATTAAATGATATAATTCTAAGTGGTATTAAAAATATTAATGGTTGTTCTATGGAACCTCAGGAAAACTATATTAAATTTGTGCCAGAAGATGGAGAATATAAAAAAGAGACTCGATGGGAACTTTTTACAGATGGAACTAATCTTGAAGATGTTCTAATTCATCCAGATATTGATCCTTATAATACGATATCTAATAATATCTGGGAGGTTAACAGAATATTTGGTATTGAAGCAGCCAGAAAAGCTCTCTACAATGAAATTAATAGTGTATTTGAACTTTCTGACGCATATGTAAATTCGAGACATATTAATCTATTAGTTGATATTATGACTAATAGAGGTTCTCTCATGTCAATCGACAGACACGGTATTAATAAGAGTGACAGAGGTCCTCTTGCTAAATGTTCCTTTGAAGAGACTCCTGATATTCTTGCCAGAGCAGCTATTTTTGGAGAACTTGACAAGGTTCATTCAGTATCAGCAAATATTATGATGGGTCAAGAAGTTCCAATTGGAACAGGAAGTGTGGATATCCTATTCGACGAAGATAAATACTTTGAGAATGTGCTCTCGCGTGTTGAAGAAATTGAAGAATCTGATGAAGAATTAGATGAAAGCGATAAAAGCAGATTCACGACTGACTACTGTAACAACTTATTCTAAATATATATTAATAAAATATTTAACTTTATTTTATTACTATAAAAACTCATATCTATTACCTAATATACGCACTCTGCCAACTTGAACATTCATTCTATTTATGCTACTATGTAATAAATCTGTTGATTCAGGAGTATCCCCCAATAAAAAACCTCTCAATTCATTATCTGAATATTTATCAGGTTTTATATTACCTATAAACATAGTTACACCATCTCTTATACCATCTTGATATACTTTATGAATAAGACATTTAGTTAATAGCTTATACCTCAAATTCAATAAAACTCTATTTCTGCTGCTTATAGATGTAACTAATATAATCTCTAGAGGTTTAAGATACGAATATATTTTATTTATCACATAATCATCTAAATTTTCCATTTTTATAATATAAGAATTTAAAATATCTAAAAATATTTAGTACATGAAAAATTAAATCTCAAATAGTTTTGTACTTTTTAAAAAAAACCCCCCCCCCCTAATATAAGTTGAGGAGGAGGAGGAGGGAGTAAAAACCTCCTAAATATAAGTTATATAAGTTATACTTTTCAGCATAAAAAAGGTCTTATAAGGTATCGACTAATTTATAAGTTATATTATAAGTTATAATATAAGTTATATAAGTTATAATATAAGTTATTTTCACTTAAAAAATTACCTTTATTTTATATAAACAAATGCCTAAATACGTATGTCCTAGGTGTGAATACTCCACTACTATTAGAACTCATATGAGGAACCATTTTAACCGACAAACACCATGCACAATTACTGCTGAAGATAAAACTATAAGTCAGTGTTTTCAGGAAGTTTTAGGTGTTATAAGGTCTAAGCCCTCCAAAAAACCCTCAAATATAAGTTATAGTCCCTCAAATATAAGTTATAATCCCTCAAATTCACTCAATTTCCCTCAAAATCACTCATTTTTTACTCATAACTCCTCAAATATAAGTTATAATGAGGGAAATATAAGTTATAACACCTCCAAAGAAGATAATAGTAATTATATGTTACAATCGAATACCAATAGTTGCGCATATTGTAATCGTATATACAGTAGAAAGGATAATTTGAACAGACATCTAAAAATATGCAAACTTCGCGACGAAGTTATTAATGATAAAAGTGATACAATAAGTTCAGATAGCGATGATAATTCTTGTAAAGATCTATATACCAGAGATGAAGTTGTTGAAATGTTACAAAAAACTAAACAGGAATTTCATTTTAAAGAAGCAAAAACTCATACTATAATACAAGAACTTAGGACACAAGTAGAACAATTATTACGTAATCAGGGTAGTAATAACATCACCTATAATACTAATATTGTTCTCAATGCGTTTGGTAAAGAAAATACAAATTATATCTCAAAAGATTATATCAAAGGTTTAATTAGTTCAGGACCTATTAATAGCATTCCTAAACTTCTACAACATATTCATTTTAATCCAGAACATCAGGAAAATCATAATATTAAAATACCTAATAAGAAGCAACCATATGCTGAGATATTTAATGGTTCTACATGGGATATTACTGATAGAAAACAGGCAATTGAAGATATGACTGATAAAGCTTATAGTCTTATAAATGAACATTACATGGGTGGAAATGAATATATGAATAAATTCAAAGTCCAATACGACAATAATGACAAAAATTTAACCAAAAAACTCAGTAAAACTACTGAAATGATGATAATTAATAACCAAAAATTACTTAGTTAGAATATATATTTAATGAAAATTATTCATTAATTATATAGTATTTATTCTGGAATAATATATTTAATATTCCATTCATCTGCCCAATCCATCTCATGCTCTTCTAATTCCTCATTTCTTTTAATCTTCGATTTTACTTGCTTTTTATATTTCTTGATCTCTTGTTTACTCATCTCCTCAACAGTCTTTATATTTTCTTTAATATCTATCTTATTTCCCATAGCGTCAAACATTTCTGCTTGGGTTTCTATTTTAATAATTTCTTGTTCGGCAGCATATTTTTCCCATTCTGGATCCCCTTTAATATCGCACTTATTATTAGCAACAACCCACGTTACTTTGGTTGTAGCATCTGCGAATTCTTTATTATGTGTAATTAATACAACTCCTCCTTCAAATACATCAATAGCATTAGCTAAAGCTCCTAACGAATCTCTATCCAAATAATTTGTAGGTTCATCTAAAATGATTAAATGAGGACAACACCAGGTACATGCTGCTAGAACAACTTTTACCTTCTGTCCACCACTCAAATCCTTAATTCTTGAATGAGTAGCAGCTTCAGATTCTAATCCAACATTACCAAGATGTTCTTCTACATTTCTAGATGTTAATGGCTTGCCAAAGTTTTGAGATGCCGCTAATTTTACATCTAAAAGTTTAATTAGTTTTAAAAAACCTTTTTTAGATAATGATTCCCTTGAATACCAAGAGTTAAAATCCATAGTCTTACCTTTCCATTTTACTTCATAGTGATATTCTTTTTTTACTTTTCTTCTGGCTACCAGTTTTTCTAAAACACGCTTTTCTTTTTTAGATACCCCAGTCTCCTCATCTTTCCAAATAACTTCAAATGGTTTTTCCATTATTTTCTTCTCCTCGTCACTAATAATCGCCGTTGACTTAGCACGAGCTTCTTTATCTTGACCACCTTCATATCTCCATCTTATATATTCATTAGGAGACTTTTCAAGATGCTGTTCAATATGGTGAAAGGCGTGTTGAGCTACATATGCAAATCTACAATTAGGATGCTTATATACTGTTCCTGTAGAAGGTTTCATTTCACCAGTTAATAATTTAATCATTGTCGATTTACCTGCCCCGTTTGCTCCTACAATAGCTACTCGAGAGGCCATAGAACATTTTACAGTTACATTATTAAGTTGATTAGTAGCAGCACTAGGATATTTAAATGAACAATTATTCATACTTAAAATAGCTGTACCTTTCGTTTTAACCCCGTCTAATAGTGTAGGTTGTGGAAATTTAAACTGAACTTTAGTTGAGCCTAATTCAAAATATGATCTTGCATCTGGAAATCTATCCACAAAATCGGTAACATTGCCTTTATATGTGTTGAGTTTTTGACTCTTAAATTGAATTATATGACCAACTGTCTTATCTAAAAATATAGAGTCATGTGAAACTATTAAACATGTGACTTCTGGAAGACTATTTATATAATCTACTACCCACTGAACATTCAATACATCTAAATGATTAGTAGGTTCATCCATAAGCATAATATCGGCATTCTCTAACGTGGCTCTAATTAAAGCTAGCTTCATTTTCCATCCTCCAGATAACTGTGTAATTAGTCCATCGCACATAATTTGCGTAAATCCACCATCTAATAAGGCTTTTTCAGCATCTTCTTTAGATAATTCGATATTAAATCCAATAGAATCTGTTAAAAATTCCGAAACTTTCATATTTAATTGAGAACCCTGTATATCATTTTCAATAAAAATACTCCTAACACCATCTTTGGATGTAGGAAATCCTTCAACTTGACCATTTGAAATTGCTCTCATCATCGTAGTTTTACCGGCACTTTTTTCCGAAATAATACCATATTTATATCCTTTTTTAAGATGAAGTTTCGAATTATTTAATAAAATTTTAGAACCATAAGCAAGTGAGAAATGTAAATTACATAAATCTGGAATACTGTTGTCTACTTCATCAACGTGTGATTCTAAATTACTTTCACTAATATTATCATATCCTAATTCAATGCCCTTTTCATATAAGTCATTTACTATATTATTTACAATAGTTTCATCTATTCCCATGGTTAATAATTTAAATATAACTATCCATTCAGATTTATCATCAATACTACTAATAGTTAATAAAGATATAGCAAGTTCTGCTATAAGTAATATCTGGTTAGCTTCCATTAAACCATTTAAATGGGTTTTTACAATATCTTCGAAATCATCGATATTGGGTAACTTTTTATTACATGTTTTTTTCGAAGATACTTCATTAAGAACATCGCTGGCAGCTTCAAAACGTTTTCTACATTCGGGATCAGATATAGTTTCCATTCCTAGTTTAAGTAATGGTGCCAATACAGGCATAAATGGTTCTACGTCCTCTGCCTTTTTAACAAGTTTAGACATATTTTCAGTAATAACAGCACATTTTCGTTTAATGGCAGTTTTTTTATCACCAAAACCTCTTTTAAGTAAAGGAACAGTTATAGACAGTGCTGCTGAATTAACAGTTTGTACAAATGTAGTTCCTGCTAAGGCATAAATACAATCAGATACAGTATCAGGATCACTGATTGCTTCTACTAATCTGGGTATAAACGGTTTAAGATCAATATTATCTATTGCTTGACATATATCCTCCAGAGTCTCTGCTGCTTGTGATTTTACTTGTTTTCTTACATCCCACATTAATTTACTAATGATAGGTACCAATATTGTCATCATTGCTTCAATTTCTTTTGGAGCTCTTTCAGCAGCTTTGGAAAGTATTTTTAAAGCTATTACTTTAGTTTGCCATCTTGATAGAGGAGATAGAGCAGAATTTTTAGTTCCAATTAAATTTTTATTAATATAAACGGGTATTAATACCTTGGGTATTCCATCAAATAGTAGTAAACTTGCTTTACCAGATAAATTTCGGATTTCATCATCTTTTTTATCACCACTCAAGTTAAGCAAATTCAAAGCTGTATTAAATAATAAATATGAATTATTTAAATCAGATTCAAGTAGTTGATGTATAAATTGAACCCCGGTTCTACGTTTATTTTTATCTTTACTAGATAAGTAATTATTTTTAATAGTTTCAAATAATGCCGCCCTCCGCATATAGTCATCGTCGTTTTTATAGGTTTTATTAAATTCTTCTAAGCTTATAAGCTTACAGTTGGAGGAGTTTTCGGAACTTAATCCTGCGTGCATTTTGTATATAAGGTATTATTTAAAGTGCACCTTAAGTGTATATAATTAAAATAAGAATACTATATTTGATGCATATTAAGATTCTTCTAATATTTGGTTAATAATTTCACTAAAGAAATATTTAATTTTTTTATATTTAGGTTTATATGATACCGTAATCAATAAAGTATCTTCGCTATATACTATATTAAATATCATGGGTATATTTTTATTTAAATTTATACCATGGATCTTGTTTATTTTGATAAAGCTACTCTTATTTAATTTCATAATATTTAGGAATATTACAGGTATTTCCATATTTTTATTGTTCATATTGATGAAAAAATTGGATAAATATGATATTAAAAACCCTTTTGAATATGTGGCTTTTCTACTTCTTGATAAATATCCATCGATTGTTTTATTATTCATTCCTGACATTATTGGTAGAATATCTATATCTGAATTTTGGTGTATAAATACATAATAGTTATCCATAAAAATAGATATTGAATTGATTATAATTTTTAGTAAATAATCATTATAATTATCACTATTTGAATTCAATTTTTTAATTTCATCTTTTGTGAATTTATAATTGATTTGAGTGTATTCGTCTTGTGGATTATCTATAAAATTCAAATTTTTAACAATATAAGGCACTTTGAGTAATATGATAACTATAAGATAGTATATTTCTGAAAATAAGTGTATAAATCTATCACCTTTATTATATTCAAGTTGATATTGTTTAGTCGTTATGACTGGATTCTGCTTAATTTTAATAAAGAATTCCTCTATACTTGATATAATATGATCAATATATTGAAATAGTATCTGATTAAAATGGATAACAAGGTATTGGATATTTTTAGTCATAATATACATTGAAAAATGAGACTTATAGTTAGATATTGTAGAAGGTTCCACAAAAATATTATTGGATGTATTTTCTAAAATAGGGAATCTTAATACTAAAAATTTATATAGTTTTTCTAGTATAGATTTATTAAGATGGTTAGGTAGTTCCAAATAGTATATATTCTCATTTCTATAGTTATCACAAAAATTAGCAAAGTTTTTGTTTTCTCTTCTACAACTCAATTTATCAGTATCTAATAGCTGAATTGTTATATCTCTTCTTCTTAATCCATACACATTGTTTTTTATTTGGACAAATGCGTCAGGTATATTGTATTCCAGTGTATTTATCATTAATTTATTATCTACTATTCTGATATGAGGACATAATTTACCATATATAAAATTATCTTTTGTTTTTACTCTATATAATAAAAAACGATTCAATCCATATGAATAATATAGACAATTTATACAATTATATATTTGCTCTTGATAACTATCATATATACCAAAAAAATTATTATCACATCCAATTAATTCTTTATTGGATTTATGGTTATCGATAAATTGTTTATTGGATTTAATAAATTCAATAAAAAATATATGATAAAATCCAGATATAGATAATTTGTAAATAGTTTTCAATTTAAATTTCTTATTTATAAATTTATTGATTTTTATTAAATATATCCAATCAATTTGAGTAATTTTATTATTATATTGGAAGGTTATACCCTTAAAACTACTAGATATAGGATCACCTATATTACATGAAATAGATTTTTTATAACAGTAATATAATGTATTTACCCAAGAATCTAAGTCGGGAGGTTTATTTAAGTCAATAATGGTATTATTATAATTAGTATCTAAATCATCTGTATTATAGCCTAAAAAGTTTTTCATATTAAATATTAATAATATTATCCTATCTAGATTTAAACACGATTTAAAATTACATAAATATAAAAAAATATATCTATTAAATAATAATGTCTGTAACCTCAGTCACCAAAGAAGATTTTTTAGAGTCCTGTCAAACAGGAGATATACTTCTATATAATTCAAATACTTTAGTTGGTAGAACAATTGAATTACTATCATATTCAAAGTTTAGCCACATATCCATTATTCTTCGTGATCCTACTTTTATAAATCCGGAATTAAAAGGTCTATTTATAATTGAATCGGGAAGTGAAGGAATCAAAGATGTAATGTCTGGAAAAAAGGTTTTAGGAGTTCAAGTTATTCCTCTTGAATATGTTCTAAGTCAATATGAAAATGGTAGGTTTGGATATCTTTATTATAGAAAACTAAGTTGCATAAGAAACGAAGAGTTTGATAAAAGTATTAAGGAGGTTGTGATAAATACAGATGGTAAAATGTATGATATTAATCCAGTAGATTGGATTAAGGCTGAATTTGAGATTGAAATTGGAGATGAGCAAAAAGAAAATACATTTTGGTGTTCAGCATTGGTATCATATATATATGTTAAATTGGGATTTCTAGATAAAACCTTACCATGGACAATAATAGCACCAAGACGATTTAGTTATTTTGAAGATGAAAGATTAACTTTTAAAAATTGCAAACTTGAATCTGAAAAATTTATAGATTTTAAATAATTAATGTAAATATGACATCATATTTATACTAATTTATTATATCAAAAATTAGGGATATAATTATATGGGTTGATTTCATTTAAATATCTACATCTATTATTTATTGGAAAATCATATTTATGACACCATGCCAATGAGTAGACTGATTGTTCGTTTTTTATATTGTTTATATCATCATTTGATAGTTTAATTTTACTAAAAGTAAGACCTTTTAGTAGTGATTTAATCTGTTTTGATATATGATAAATATTATTATTTCTAATTAAATCGTGAAATTCTTGTGGTATTTTATTACTAAGAAATCTACTAACAAATTTATTTTGGTCACTTATAATTTTATATTCATCTAACATGTTCATAAGAGAATTTAAATCAGAAGTTTCTATACCTTTAAAGCCCTTACATACTAAATATTTTTCACTATTCGCGGCTCTTGAGGTATATGGTTTTACAATAAATACTTCACTAAAATAATAAGCTAACATAAATATTATATCAACGGTAGCAGGCTGATATATATCAAATATTTTTATCACCATACTACCATTAGTATTTAGTATATTAAATCCAGTAACTATTTCTGCCAATATTAATCGTGTAGCATTTGCTTCTTGATTAGAGTAATTATTGGAGAAATCAAAGCCTCCATCAGCAGTAACTAATTCAGCTTTATTACCCTTGAATAAGTTAGCAAAATATCTAATATTATCTGTATTATATAAATTACCTGTTTCATCAATACCCCATGAAATATTATAAGTATCACATTCACGGAAAATACGATGAGAATTTTTCCAACCAGGAATATCATTACTATATGGTTTAAGAGTAATACAGTTAACTTGATCTTTAGGATTAGAAGCATATTTACGTCTATAGAAATTAAATGCTTCAATGAATCCACCTGGACCCTCAGCTAAGGCACCATAGGTTATGTTTTTTTTATTAACATCTATGATATCAAAATCTTTTAGTATTTCCCATAGTTTAAAAAACGACCTACTTATAGGATCATAATTAGCAATACCTAGATTAATATTCCGTTGGTTTTTTACATAATGATGTAAAAGTTCATATTCATTCGAATTCTTTTTACAAAAATCCCATAGTTTGGGATTACCTATATCATCTATCATATTTTTGTATTTATTTAAGATATCTACAGGACTATTATCATATATAGGTTCTGGAACCTGATTTTCAATTGAACATGAAAATATAGGTTTAATAGAATGCGAATTTAATTGAATAGTAGCTTTATTTAGTAATTCCATAATGATACATACACAAATATCTTTAAGCAATTAAAAAATAAATATCTTTTAATTACGATAAAATTATGAAAAATTTACTAGATAGATGTAAAATACTCATAAATCTCCTCAAATTTCTCTAAGCTTTCTGATAATTGAGGATTTGATTTAACCTGTTCATCTTGAGCCAAAATATTTAATTTTTCACAATGACCCAATATAGTTTTTAAACTTTTACTATCAATTTTCCCATCGTTACTTTTTGTCTTAATCATTATTTCATGGTATTTATCAATCAATGATGTCAATTTAAGCCATTTTTTGGATAAATCTACCGATTTATTCTTAATTTTTAACTTCTTTTTAGTTTTTCCCAATGATATACCCTTCTTTGCAGAAGTCTTACTCTTAGTCGAAGACTTTCCTGATTCTACAGAACCAGACAAAGATATACTAGAATCATCATCAGATTCGGCCACATTAACTACTACTGGTTTAGTAATTTTAATAACTTTCTTTTTTGATTTTTTAAGTTCAGATTCTTTGGTAATACGCTGAATCGCTATATCTTTAGCATTAATGAAATTAGTGTTAAATACATCATTTTGTTCTAATGAAAGTTGAGCAGATATATAGTCTTTTAGTGATTGTTCAGAAGGTTTACGTCCTTTAGATGATAATTTGATATATAAATTTTCAGACATAGACTCGACTATTTTAGCATTATCAGATTTTCTTGTGAATATAAAGTATTTATTAAAGAACGATATTTCTTTTTCTTCGGGTGTTAGTGATTCTTTTACACTTGAAAGAATACTATTAAATTTAGAAGAACCTGTTATAGGCATATTATATACATCTTCGAGACTACCAATTGATAATTTTTTTTCGTGTTTTATTGGTAAATTCATAGCTGTCATATTTTTATCTTCAAGAAGTGAAACTCCTTTTTTATCTAATTCAGATATAAGATAATCGAAATTTACTAAATATTCTTCAATAACCTTGTTAATACTTCTCATAGCTACTCTAATAGGAACACCAAGAGATTCCTCTGAATCAGGTAATCCATTTTTGAAATTTTGATAATTTTTAATAATTTTCCAAATCCAGCTACCATCTTTATAGCCTTCTATTGACTCATACATTAAATGTTTCTCCAGTTTATTATAAATTGATTTACCATCGAAACAGACTCCTATAAAATAGCCATCATTGCCTAAATTTTCAGTTATATTTTGAATAAATCCATCCAGTCTTTCCTTATTTTCGAATAAGTAATGTAAACTAAACATTGTGGTTATAATATCAAATCGATTTTTAGAATATTCAGGACCATCTCTATTAATCCATAATTTTTCAGCATCGTTTCTATATTCAGGATGTCTATTAAATGCTTCCATATTTAATATGTTAGCTCCAATATCACCTACTAAAAATTTCATATCAGATATTTTATCAGTTCCAATTTTCTGTTTATAAAAGTTATATCTTTCACATGCTCCATCAATATTGTCATTAATATTATTGAAAACGATATCTATACCAACGCAATTATTAATATTTAAATCGTTCCATTTACCAATATCACCGCCTTTACCACATGCTAGATCCAATAATGAAATTTCTCTTGTCGAATCTGATTCTCTCAAAGCATTAACGGCATTTTCAAGTAAAATTCTACTTTTAATAATTTTATTGTGGAATGTTTGAAGATTATATGTAATTGATTTGTCCTTTCGTTCATTATCTTTTCTATTGTAATATTTTTTCTCTTCCTCGTCTATAGATGGAATATTCATTCCACTTGTAATTATATCAGTAGTAACAGGATTATGAATTGTTGACCAAATATTATCAGCAACCATTACTGAATTTCCATAATTAAGTTTTATACTTGAAAAATCCATATCTTCATATGAACTGTAAACTGATTTAATTTTACCTAAATGTCTCTTAAATTGGGAAATATAAGCTTTTTCGTCTTTATCTATATCATATCCTCTAAGAAATGAACTAAAATAACCTTTATATTTTATAACAAAGTATTTCTGATTTTTTGATAGTCTTGTAGAATCGTTATGATTTTCTATAATATTTATTATATTTTCAATACGTCTAAATCTTATTTTTTGCTCATTGGTAGCAATACGGTGTTCGTATGTTTTATCATGTCTTGTTCTTAGTATATTAAATCTCATGTTTTTATTTGGAAGATATGATGATTCGGATGGATTGAAATTCATATAGTTAATCTCAACTATAGTATCATTTTCAATATTATTACCTTCTAAATCTTCTACATCTTCATTAATATTGGTTTTAAAAAGTCCATAATGAATATCTTGTTCCAGAGGATGTTCAGGATTAAATGGAATAGGTTTTGTTTTATATCTTTTAAAATTGGTTTTACTCTTTGATGTATTTTTACATGGATTTTGTTTTGGTTCACCTTCTCTTCCTGTATTGTATAAATTACCAATATAATATTTATCAAAACCACCCATACTAGAGTTCTTAAATACTTTCTCCTTATTTTTGTATATATTATTACCATTATATGATGATACTAATTCTTTATCAAATCTGATTAGAAAATCAATAGTATTATCTTCAGGAGGTTTCCATTTATAATTTTTAGTCCATGTAATCCAGGGATTGAGGTCATATTGTATAGATTCATTGTAACCTACAGGATATTTAGTAGGTGTATAAATAAGTCCATCAAGTTTATATGGTTTTTCATCTTTAGTTTTCCATATTTGTTCACTACATTGGAATATATTCATAACTGGTTTATCGGGAGTATAAAATTCTTTCACGAAAATATTTACAGATTCGTTAATTACCATAACTGGAGGATGTTCTTCGAGAAAGTCGTTAGCTGTTTTAATGCGAGTTTTAATTTCTTTATTATTTGATACTAATTGAATACCATGTACATCATGACCATTTTCAATATAAGTATCATATATACCATAACTATTTAGTATTGTTCGGTTTTTAGTATAATTAAGAAATTCGCCATTAAAGAGATAGGTTTTATTAATATTAGTAAATTCATTACCAGAAAATGATACATTTAAGTTACTATCTATTAAAAATGCTTTACCAAGTAAGTAATTATAACTGGCTTTTTCATATCCTTCTAACATATCGTCACCTACTATAAATAATAATGAACTAAGTCCATCTGCCTTATCAGTAACACAATAATCATGTGAAATAGAATCAGGATTATCGTATCTCACATTATCCATGTTAATACTTACGACTTTTGGAGAAATAAATTTATTAAGTTCATAATCAGGATTATCATATCGGTCTTTAAGACGTGTAAGATCAGATTTTAATCGTCTCTTATCTTCATCTGACATAGAATGTATTTGGGTTTCATTAGACCATGGTATATCATTAGGTTGAATATTAACATCGTCTATGAGTGCTAATTTATTATTAATTCTTTTTACTATTAATGATTTTAAGAGGCGCGAATAAAGATACTTTACATCTTTTGCCACCAGATTATTAGTAAATATAAGTCTTTCATCTGCTGATGCCATTACTAATTTATATAAATCAATACCATCCTGGATAGATGTTTTGATCTCATCTTTACTCAAGTCTTTACGATTAATAATTTCTATTTCAAATTCATATGATTCAATACTATCACTTATTCCTGAATTAATGAATTCTAAAACAGGGATTTGATTCTCTCTATAGAATGTATCTATATCTACTTTTGAGAATTTGACTTTTGTTAAATCAATTCTACAATTTTCATATATAAAACTACGTCTCTCTTTTAGCCTAAAAGTTTTATATACTCTTCCTCTATTTTTTTTCGATATAGTTAAATATTTAGACATAGCAACTTGAGCTTCCGTGTTTAATTGTTGAATAATTGGATTCTCGAATTCACTGCCAAAATTAAATTGACGAGTATTAGTGTTATATTCTAATTCAAATTTTCCACCAATGCGTGATTTATATCCTTCTAAATCAATTGTATTATTAGTTCTATTTAAATTACCAAATGAATAGTCAGAATTAAGAGATTGATACTGAGCACCAATGAAAGTTTCGGGTAAATTACCTTTGTAAATAACATTTGTGTTGACATTTTTAATATCAATATTATTTGTTTTACAAAATGTCCCTATACCAGGCATTCCGTTTATTGTAAATCTTAGCTTTGATACATCGTCACTAGGATTCACATAATTATTACTATGAACTGTAATATCTAATGAATAGGCGGGTTGACCACCATAATTTGAAGTAATATTTAAATTATTACTCCCAAAACTGTTTGATACATTATCTAATGTTTCAATAATATCGTAAAATTGTTGCTTGTTTAGTGTATTAGCAACACCTCCATATTCTCTTTTATATTGTTTAAATCTCATCTCCATTTCAAATATGTCTGAGTTAAGAATTTTATGATGTTCTAAACTTGAAAGATATAAATCGATAAGCTTATCGTCAGCATTATATTTGGAAACTCCATCTTTTATGAATACATAGTCCTCATTATCATCAATGTGAGATATATGATCTTCCGTCAAAGGACGATTTTTATAAGAAGTTGAATATTCTGTCATTATTATATAATATATATAAACATAACCTTTTTAAATAAAAAATGTTCAAATTTTTAATAATTAAAACATTTAGTTAATTAATTCACCTATTATTTCTTCTTTAGTTTTATTAATCTTTGAGGTTTTGCCTTGTTTTTTAACATCCTTATTATTTTTTTTAGCAATATTCTGAAGCTCATCAAGTTTCATTTTATTTAAAGTAGATTCTGTATATATTTTATTAACTTCTAGAACATCCGATAACTCAGAACCTCTTATAAACGTTGAAGATTTATTATATACTGTGTATAGGGCATTTTTATCCTCTAAAAGAACAATAGTTGCGTTATTTGTATCGAATCGAGTTAAAAATTGGAATCCAGATTCTATGGTTTTATATACTAAATTAATTCTAAAAACATTGCTATATACTTTTAGCATATTTCTAGTAATGTGTAAATTCATAGCAAAAGCATTATCTAAATCACTTTTCTTAAAGTCTTTACTAGAATACGAAAAATTTTTATAAAAGCTTTGCTTATTAAATATATCTATTACTTTTACTTTCATATGTTTAAGATGGTTACTATTATAGTGATAATCATTTGAATTTCTGAATGTAGAATCAATTGTTTTGAAAAATGCTAATGAATAATTATCATGCCTTGGATTAATAGGATGTGTTAAAATTCCAAATGACAAATTTTTAGCTAATATCTTATTTAATGATAAAATTGATACTGGTTTATCCTCATTTAAATAATTACTTTTACGTGATGTATCTGGTTTCTTTTCATATTTATTAGACTCAAATTTAGAATTAGGAGTGGAAGTAGGATATGTTGATTTTTGGACAAGATTAATACTATTAAACATTGATAATAAACTCAATTTATTAAATGATTTTATTGGGTCATTTAATTCTAATTTAGCATTATTCTGAATTCTACTCAAGGCAGATAGATTAGAACTAATATATTTTTTTTGAAGAAAACCAACAAGTGATTTGAATTTATAGTTACTTATACTGTGCATACTGTTTTTTTAAACGCAAAATATATTTAAGTATTAATCAAATTTAATTATTAATTGATAAATTATCACTTTCAGCTAGACTTTCAGCCAGACTTTCACTGTCTGCTATATCATCGTCGTCAAACATATCATCATCTTCTTCGTCTATACTGTTTTTACCAAATAGAGATTTGCTTATAACCGCATCGATATGATTAGATGATGACTCAATACTATCAGTAATTGAATCATCTTCTGAAATAGTATCGGCGTATTTATTATCTTGGATTCTATTTACATCTCTGCATTTTTTAAGTAATCTTTCTCCTACGCCTTCCCATTTCTTTTTAGGTTGTTTGAGTTGGGGATATACAATTTTTTCATTTTTTTTAAAGGTTTTAATATTAGTAATAGATAACTTATCTAAATAATTTTGAAAACTGAAGTTTTCTTGTTTTTTACCTTTTAATCTCTCAAGTTGTGATGTAACTTCGTCTTTGTCCATAGTAAAATTTTTACCTAACATATTTTTAGGTTTTCTTTTTTTTTTATTATTTTTCTTTTTGCCATCATCTTTATCATCATCTTGGTCTTTGGATTGCTTACAAAATGAGACAAATTCTATAATTTTGCTTATAGTATTTTCATCAACATATTTTAGGTTTATATAAACTCCGGCATTATTTTCTGAATATTTTTGATTATTATTGCGGATAATGTTTAAAATTTCAGTATGTTCATTAGATGTTAGGTTACAAATATCTTTTTCTAATTGTTTTTTTTGTTTATAACTTACTTTTCTCTCTTCAACTTTTAATGACTTGGACATTGTATCTACTAAGATATAATAAAATAGTTTTAATATCTTTAAATTCATATTATAATTATTAAAAATAAAAGTTTTAAATAATTAATCTTTTTTAATATATTTACCTAAAATTTTGATATGATCATGATTTAGTAAAATTTGTTGTCTAACTACTTCAATAATAATATTATCGCCTTTATTGAGGTTGTCGAAAATTTGAATATCGTCGTGATTTTCGGGAGATAGCATTACTTGTAGTGGAAATGCAACGCAAAATATACCTGCTTGGTTTTTACCTATAATTTTACAAGATACGTGAGAACCAATATTGGGTGAGCAAATTCTGACTTGTGCTTTAATATTATAATATACTTCGCCATTGAAATGAGCAGAATTAATACTACCTATGCTTCTTTCTAAAATTTCAATACTGTCTTTTTGAATAAATCCAGAATGAATACATTTATTACCATATTTAGTCATTACTTTATTGAGTAGTATCTTATCTACTTCTGTGCGTTGTTTAGGAATTTCACTAGGTTTTAATGATTCAACAATTTTAATAGTAGAAGGAACATATAGATTATCAATTTTAGTAGCCATATATTATATATTATCATTACTTTTTAAATAAAAATATTATAATCAAATTTATTTAAAACGTACAATGCCTAAAAATATTAATCTTCGTCAGGTGTCGCATCTATTACCCTTTTCTCTAACAAACGGTAAAAGTATCTATGACCTTGTGAAACTTTTTTAAATTTATCATCGCCTCCTTTAAATTTATCATTATAATTGTAAAAATCTCTACTATCTCGATGTCTTAATAAAACTTCTATCTCTTCACATAGATTCGCCTTTCGATTATTTCTAAAGTCTTTTGTATCTGTTTTTTTAGGAATACCACTTTTTGCTTTAGGATTATATATATTTTGGGATATACCCATCGATAATATAATAGTATTTATAAGATCTAATAGTTCTGGTTTATTTTTGGCACCTTTAGCTGTTCCACATACTGCCCCTCGTCTCTGAGTCTTCTTTGAAATATCCATATCTTTATTATACTTTCCATCTAATTTATTAATGAGATGAAATTTGAATAAATTTTTTTTACTTTCTTGATAACCATAAATTCCTGATGTATTTTCTTCTAATGCATTTAATTCAAGGTGTTTATACTTAGATAATTGACCAGGAGGGACAATATAATATCCAGAATCTTCTTCTAAAGATGGATTATGTGAATTGAGTAAATATACTCGCTGTTTGCTCTCCTTATAATACCAATTTAATCCTATAATTTTAGCATTATGATTTTTTTTTGTAGGATCTACATGACCTTCATCTATGATATAACTATATTTATCACTATTTACCCAACTAGGAACATAATAATAATCAATAATTTCATGTTTAATTGTGTTAATGGCGTGTATTTCACCATGATCATCGCTTGATTTACTAGTATTATCATAAGTACAAAAATTATACACATCTTCGGATCTTAATAATGTATCTGTTGGAGGATTATCTAAAATATACATAATTAAATCGTTAATTTCGATATTAGTTCTAGTTTCAATATAATCTTGAAAGAGATATTTAGTTATTTTTTTTAAATTAGGTAAGATTGGGTAAAGGTATAACAATTTTTGATACTTACTATATGCCTTTGAAACATATGTTTTTATTTCGATTCTTTTCTCTCTTAATATTTTTTTAAAATAGTTATCGTCAATAATTGATGTATTTTTCACTGTGATTAATTTTTTAGCCTGTTTTCTTTGTTGTCTGGTTATATTATAGTTAGGAATTGATATATCATCTAATTTTATTGATTTAACAAGAACTTTATTTGGTAGATATCTATATTTAACTGGTATATTTTCGTCTAAAACTTCTATTGGTTGAAATATATAATAATCATATCTTTCAATAATATAACCTTTTCGTCTATATCTATCATGAACTAAATCCTTATTTTTAATTAATTCATTGATAGCAGTGTAAATAAATTTATTATTATTGTCTTCATCTTCAATATCTTCAAGATCTATATTTAATAATATATGAACTGCTTCAATTATTTCATTAATACTTAGCACATATTTATCAGTAAAAAGTGATTTTATATATTCTTTTATTAATATTATGTCATCTTCGGCAAATTTGATATTGAATGTAGATCTATCTATAGATACCTTGGTATCAGGTATTGATTTACATGTATAATTACAAAGTTGAAAATTACATTGTTCTGAGAAATCTTTATCATATAATTCTATTACTCTTTTTTGACCTTTTGAATCTGTAATTGTTCTTTCCTTGAATGGGTCATCTTGTGGATTCTTTGTGTATATATGTTTAGAGTAAAAGTTAATATTTTTATTTAATTGACAGTCTATAGCATTCTCTTTAATTAATCTTTCTACTTTTGCCATATTCTGTAGTTTATCGAATGATTTTCTATAGGTTTTTTCATCTACCAATTCTACATCAGGACCTTTATAACCATCGATTTGTAATGGATGAGTCGCAATATGTAAAAATATAGATACATTTCTTTTATCTTCTGTCAAATTTAAATGAGAACCTCTTCTCACTGCTCTCCCAGATGCTTGTTTCATTTCGTTTAGATGAAACCAAGGCTCTAGAATATGAACTTCCCTAACATTTTTAAAAGAAATACCTTGTTTTACAACCTCAGAACCTAATATTACCTTGACATACTCGCCATTATCATTTTTTTCTACTCCTTCACCTCTGACTTCATTTACAAGAGCGTTTAATTCATTTTTTGATGTACCACCTTCTAGTAGAATATATTTTGCTTTTTTATAAGAAGTTTTTTCACTATCCGATAATTGTGAATAATATTTATTATTGACGGCACAGAAACCATTATTATTTTTACTGGAATTCGTAAGTAAATTTTCAGTTTTAGCGGTCTTGTCTTTATAAACTAATCTATCAAATCCATTTTCTTCAAGTGCTAATGCCATAGTTAATACTCCCTGTATCAAATAATCTGAGAAAATGAAGACAATACCTTCACATTTAGTAATAGAGTCTATAATAGTTTTGAATTTACTAGAAAATAATTGAATATTGTCCCTATGAATAAATGATTTACCACTTCCATTAAAATTAACTAGCTTATCGTTAATTGTATAATTTTTTTTGGATTTAACAAAACATCTATCAAATGATGATTTACCTACCTCACCTAATAATTCAGTACCTATAGTATTAGGGTTAGGAAATATTATATTCGATGCTTGGACAGCAGTAACAGGAAATCCGACTTTAATATCATCAATAGATTGTGTGGAAGTGTTATAATAATTTTTACTAAATTGATCAAATTGCCATAATGACATAGGACTTGGATAATTTTTAAGTCTGCTTCTTTCATCTTGTTTAATTAAAATTCTACGACCTTTTTCGATTTTATATTTTGAATTAGGTATTACCGATCCGCTAGGTTCTATTTTGATTGGAAAATTAACAGGGTCTTCACCTCTCACATATGATATATATCCACGTGTTTTTTTTGTAAAATATTCATGGTCTACTGACTTATCAATAAATTCAATACCATCTTTAGCAAAAATTTTACTAGGTTCTATAGGTGCTCTTTTATCATTCAATAGAAGTAAGTTAAGTAACCATACAATTTCACTTGATACATTATACATAGGTGTAGCTGTTAATAATATTATCTTAGTATTTTCAGCATAACGTGCTATCATTTCTAACCAAGGAACTACCAGTTTATCTTTCTCTTTATTGTCACTTATTCTTGTTTCGTGAACTTCATCCATGATAATAACAGTATTTGAGAAACGTTCTTTAATATAATCTATAATTATAGCTTGAACAAATTTAGATCTATTTGCGGTGTTTTTTTTGATAGTATTTTTTATGGTATTTGCTAGCTTCTGATAGCCCATGAATTCATAATATTTACTAATTAGCTTATTAGCTTGTCTTTTAAATCTAGTTTTATCCTCATATTCGGGATTAGGTATTTCGTTTATATATCTATCTCCTGTACATTGAACATTATGTGTCTTGTTTTCATTATGCTTTTTAATTTCAATGTCAGTATTAAATATCTCATTTTTCCAATTACCTATAAGTGTTTCTGATGGTGTTAGAACTAAAATTTTCTTATTACTGATACTTAGATAATCTCGGAAACCTTCGGCTATCCCCAATGCGGTACATGTTTTACCAACTCCGACTTCATGAAATAATAATACTCCGTTATATGGAGTAAATGGGGAAATAAAATTTTTAGCAAATTTTTGAGTGGATGATTTTTGAAAACCTTCAGTTTTAGGATTATTCAATTTGAGAGGCTTGGATTCATTTCTTCTAAACTCCAATTTTTTATATATTTCAAGATTGAATAACTCGTTACTAATATGAGGATAATAAGTGTAATCTAAATCACTAATATTTATTGAGTCTGAGCCAATAATATCTTCTAATTTTTGTCTCAAAACGTCAATTTTAATTTCAATAATTTTTCGATCTATAGTTTTTTCCTTACCTATTATTGTTGTAATATTTTTATTACATTCTGAAATATTGGTAATAATATAAGAAATTTTCTCTCTTGACTCAGTAATACTCGAAAGTTCATTATCGATTAGTAAGGAATATATGTTATAATAGTTAGAATGTTTAGTTATTCTATTACTATTTATGAAAATTCTTTCTAATCCATTTAATCTATCATTATAATCAGCCATTTATTATAATCATATATTTTATTGGATTTAAATTAACTATATATTTATATAGATTTAGGATATCCATCCCATTCTACATTTGATAAATTATTATTTAATATTAGTTCATAGTCATTTTTAGTTTTTATAAGAGCTAATTTATTTTTAAGATGTTTATCAATTTGTATAAGAATGTTTTTTTTCTCACTACTGTAATCTCTTATATATTCAAGTGCTTTATCCAGTCCAAAAAACTGTATGTCTGATACTTCTGTGTATTGTTCTTTATTTTCGGGAGTGATTTTAATCTCATCTATATTACCTAAAAATTCGGCTAGATAGTAAGTATTTCTATATGTAATATTATCATAACTTTTATATTCTTCATCGAAATAAGGACAGGAAGTGGATAAAAATATATCATTATCTTTAATACCGGTTTCTTCACAAAATTCACGTCGTGCTGTTTGAAAATTGGTCTCATTAAAATTTCTTCTACCTTTTGGAAATCCCCATTCGGGATCCTTATAAAAATCAGTCTTATTTTTAATAAAATATTGTATATTTGTATTTATATTACCTACTTTGTAACCACCTTTAGTCTTTTCGAATTTTGATTTAGCTATATCCTTATCTTTTCTGATTTTATCATTAGATTTCGAATAAAAATTATCCAACCATAGATATTCCCATAAGAAATCGAAATTCTTACTAGATATATATTCAATTTCTTGGTCTGTCATTACATCAAATAATTTTTGTATATACTCTATATCACTATTAACATATTGTCCTCTTAAGAATTGAACAAATCCTATTGTATTTCTCCTACAAATCATAAGATATTTAATAGTATTGTTGCTATCTTTGGTATAAGCAATTACACCTAAACTTGATTTGGGTTCTTTACAGTCTCTATGATGATGACCCTTAGAACCACAGTTTTGGCATATTATAGTTCCATTACCATTACCATTTCTTCTAAAAATCCGTTTCTTTGATCCGTACATAACTTTATAACTATAATAAATATGCGTCCTTTTTTTAAGTAATAATAATTTATCTGTTAATAAACTTCTGATTAAATGAACTTTGATAGCTATTACGCATAAATCCAGAATTTTGTGGTAGATATTCTGGATGATTATTAGTCATTAATACTGGAGTGACTATATCATCATCAACTTTATTTTGAGTTAGTTGGATATCGAATCCAAATGATTTAAGTTTATCTAGATTTTTTGTTAAGTTTTTTCTATAAATACTTACGTTTCTGATTAGTATTTTATTATTTTGTTTAAAATTAATTTCTAATTTAACCTTACCTAAAGGATCCTCGTCATTAAATATTTTTACATAGTTTTTGAATGAATCTAGTGTGGTATTTGACCGATTTTTTTGAGTAGTAGTTCTATGATCAATATAACTGGACTGCATGTTTATTTAATAAAGTTATAATTTTTATAAATTTTATTCTCAAAAAAACTATAATTAACTATATTATATGTTAGCTAATATTTGGGGACCATCACTATGGACATATTTACATTTATTATCGATAAGTTATACTGATAAACCTACTGACGATGATAAGGAAATTTTTAAAAAGCTAATCAAATATCTTGGATTGACATTACCATGTGATATTTGTAAAAATCACTATTTTAATTTCATGACAGAAGAAAAGGTAGAATTAGGTTTAAAAAATAAACAGAATTTTATGGAATTATTTTGGAAATTACATAATAATGTCAATAAACTAAATAATAAGGAGGTTATAGATTTTAATAGTTTTCTCAAAAAGTATGATAAAATAATAAAATATGACGAGAATAAGCATTTTAATATTTTTAAATATAAGAAAGAAGCAAAATATTTCAAACAACTTTCTTTAGTATTAGGAGTTATGTTAATATCAGTTGTAGTTTTAAAGTCTTATCACATTTTTATCCAAAAGTATTGATAGGATAATATATAATGCCTTAAATTGTCTTTCTTCTAATTTATCTCTATTAGTAATTCCAGTAGTTTCGATAAGTAAATACTTTTTATTGGGATATCTATCATTAATTAAATTTCTTAAACTACCAACGGGATATTTATGACGCTGATTAAAAATAAACTTTTTATTTTCATCTAGGATATGTTTGTTTAAATTAGTTAATATTTCTTTTAGCATTTTGTTGCTAAAATTAACTGGTGATATTGTACTTCCAATTGATGATTTTCTATTTACATGATAATTATAACCTTCATGATGATCTATGATTATATCATAATTTTTTACAATATTTGATATCATTGTATTAATATAGTATTTTCCAGGATAATTTCTATTTATATCTATATTTTCTAAAAAATGATTACTATATCTATTATTAGTATAAAATCCAGTTTTATTGATCATAGGAATAATTGTTATGAAACTATTATTTATTTGTTTAATTTTAAGATAATTTATTAATCTATATAAACTTAATGAACTAGATGGTTCATTTCCATGTGTGCCACCCACTATAAGAATATTGAGAGAACTAGTAGTTCTTTTACCAAAATGAAATTCGTCAATCTTTTTATTAAAAACATAGAAAATTATTGTGCTTGTAAGCAAAAACAAAAATATATATAATAGCATTTATATATATGTTTAAGAAATATATTTAGTTATCTAAATACAAGTTATAGATAACAGCAATTATTCCTAAAGGAACTAAAGTATTAGGTGTAAGTTGAAGTGTGGATAATCCTGCGATTTTAAGATAATTTCCAAGGAGAGGATCATCTAATAGAGGAAGATTATCTGGAATGAGTGATCCTCCAATTTGTTCATCATCTTTCAATAATGATTCAAGAGCATCTCTACCCATAATAAGTGCGAATGGGACTAATGTAGCAGAAGTAAGTGTTTTAAGACCTTGATATTTAGCGAATAAATCAATAACTCTATTACCATATGTTCTTTTAACAAATTTGGTAAGACTTCCACCTTTTTGTGTTTCTTTATTCATGTATAAGTTATATATTAACATTACAACTCCAAGAGGAACTAATGTATTAGTAGATATCTCAAGAGTAGATAATCCTGCGAGTTTAAGATAATTTCCTACAAGAGGATCGTCTAAAACAGGAAGGTCGTCTAACATAGCGCCACCAGTTTGTTCAACATCCATTAAGAAACTTTCCATAGCATCTTTGCCAAGTAATAATGCTACTGGGACAAGAGTTGCTGACGTAAGAGTTTTAATTCCCATATATTTAATATACAAATCAAATACTCTGTTTCCAACAAGGTCAGAACCAAATTTGTATAGCTTTTTGCTTGCTTCGTTCAAATCTAACATTTTATAATATATAAATATAAAAAATTTAATTTGTTTATTTATAATTATTATCCAAATTAACTTTTTCTTAATTTATATAAATGGACTTAAGTAAACTAAAATCAGATTTAACTAATCCGCAATCATCCACATTTAAATATATGGTAGGTACTATCGCATTACTAGTTATAATATATCTATTAAAAAGATATCAATCTAAAAGAGCTAAATATCATCAACAAAATCCGGTATTTTTTCAACAAGGTGTAGATCCAAAAAAGAAAACTAAAGTAGAAGGTAATAAATTTCTTAAATCGTCTAATGGTAGTGAATGTTCATTTTTCTTTTGGATGTATGTAGATAATTTTGTATATAAATATGGACAATGGAAAGATGTTTTTATTAAAGGAAGACCAGGTGATCATAAATCACAATGTCCAGGTATTTTTATCAATAAAAAAAAGAACGCATTAAGATTTGAAGTCAGTACAACTTCAGGAATCGACGTTGTAACTGTAGATGATTTTCCAATAAGGAAGTGGTTTTCTAATACAATTGTTATAAAAGGAACTCAGGTAGAAATATATAGAGATGCAATGTTAGTAAAGACCCAAAATCTTTCAGGAAATATGAGAGAAAATTCGGGACCATTACATATTGGACATTTTGGTGGATATGCTGGTAATTTATCATGTATTCATTATTTTTCAAAGGCTGTTGGTTCTAAACTAATACAGTGGAAACATAAACAAGGTCCTAGATGTTATCCTTGGTGGCAAAAATTACTTAATAAAATCAAAGGTGTAACAGCAAATGTTGCTGGTAGTATTAAAATCGATATTGATATTGATCTTGATGCTCCTAAATGGACATCTGAAAAATCTGGACAAATATGTATTGGTAAAAAGATAACAGGATTAGGTAAAACAAGCATGGATAAAGCAAAAGATGCTGCGTTAAAACAAAAAGCCGATTGTATTTCATATGCGACAAAAGGGACTTCTAAAGGACATTATAATTTATATAAAAACGCAACTTCTGGTAAGAGAACAAGTGGAAGTTCCTCTTTTAATTCTATATTGTTACCTAGAAAACAAGACTCGATGAATAAAAAAATTAAGAAACCAAAAATGGGGGGTAAATAAGTATTTGAAACATATTTTTTAATAAATAGCCTAGATTTATTTTATTAAAATATATTAATAAATGGACTTTGTTAAGATTGGAACTATTGTTGGATCAATACTTATTGTATATATTCTCTATAGACTTTATAAGAAATATATAGATACTAAAATTGTTATAAGAGAAGAACCAGAAGATGCTAAACTAGAATTGAGTATTCCTAATGAAGATATGTTATTATCTCAAGAATTTAAAGGATTAAGTTTTTCAACCAGTTTCTGGATTTTTGTTAAAGATTGGAACTATAAATATATGACAGATAAGGTTGTTTTTAATAAAGGCGGATTTAAGTTATTATTAGGTAACAAAATGAATGATTTGTATATTGAAATGCCTATATTAAACAGCTACTATCCGGAAAAAATACTGTTTAAAGATATACCCCTACAAAAGTGGTTACATATAGTAATTACATTAGAAAATAGAAGTCTGGACCTGTGGATTAATGGTAAATTATATGCCTCTAGACATCTTAAAAATTTACCTAAAATAATGGAAAAACAACCTATGGTTTTTGCTCAAAATGGAGGATTTTCAGGATATATTTCACGAATTTATCACTTCGAAGATCCTTTATCGAAACAGGGTGTTATTAGATTATTTAAAAAAGGTCCTATAAATAATAACCCAATAGGTAAGCTATTACGAAAAATCAAGGGAGTTGCTGGAAGTGTTAAACTAGATGTTAAAGTTGATGCTGATGTAAACTAAGTTAATTATTTATAAACTATAGAATAATATTATCTCTTTAGATTATAAAAATGGAAGCCTTAAAAAATATTTACAATAATAGTATTTTTAGAACTATAATATTTATTTTTGTTATAATAGTATTATTAATAACTCTATTAGACCAATGGATGAAATTTAATAGTGGATTAAATAAATTTACATTATTAAAGAATGTTCATAGTGGTAAACAGGATGTAGTAATTAAATATAAATATATACCTCAATCCACTTATGGACATGTTGCGACATATAGTACTTGGTTATATATTAATGACTATAAATATAAATACGATACTGCTAAACATATATTTCATTTTGGTGATAGAGATATGAAACATGTATCGCCAGGATTATGGTTTTATCCTAAAAGAAATAATTTAGCCGTGAAATTCTCAGTATTAGGTAAAGAAGTAGGATTTACAAATGGAAAACTTGGTAAAGCAGCTAAAGGGAAAAAATGTATTTTTCCATATAAAATCAATTGGGATAAATTAGGTATACAAAAACCCATTCATAAAGATCCAAATATGAAGATTTTTAACTGTGAAACTACTGCTGATAAACATTCAGAACATGGATATTGTCCTACAGAAGTTGATAGTGAGGGTTATGTAACAGATATCAATAAATTTGGCAGTTGTTCTAAGAAATCGATGGATCCAAATGTGAATAAGCAATTATTAACTATAGATGGAAATTGTGATATAGAAAATGTCCCATTGAATAGATGGTTTCATTTAGCTATAACAGTAAAGGATGATTCTGTAGAAGTTTACATTGATGGAAGTCTATCTAAAAGTTGTGTATATGAAAATTTACCTCTTATAAGTAAAGGAGATTTGTGGATAACAAATAAAGGTGGATTTGATGGTAAATTGACTCAATTCAAGGTAATACCATACTATTTAACACATTCGGAAATAAGAACAATTTATATGAGGGGTCCAGATAATAAGAACACTGTTCTAGGAGGAATACCTCCATTATATGTTAATTCTAAAACTGACACATCGTTTGAAATAAAGGATAACAATAAAAAAAGTTGTGAAAGTAAATAAGTCTATTTAAATTAGTATAATAATATTAAAAAAATATATTATTTTTATATATTATATAAAATGCTTGATACAAAAACATTAACAATGATTGGTATGTTAGTTGGTATAGCTTTCGTATGTATCTACATCTATAAAAAGTTTAAAGATGAAGAAAAACGACAAAAACTAGAACCAATGTTTATTAGAGAAGTTACCAATGCTAAAAAACCACAACAATTTAGTGGAGCGGTTATTCCGGTATCAAAAAATGGTAGTTCATATACCTGGTCCACCTGGATTAACGTAAATGATTGGGATTACAGAAGAAATAAATGGAAACATGTAATGCATAAGGGTGATAAAGTTGGAACAAATTGTCAACCAGGAATATGGATAACTCCTGGTAAAAATAATCTGGTTGTAAGAGTAGCTACACAAAAAGGTGGCATGACATTTAAAGTTATAGATGGAGAACCTGAATATGCATCTCAAATTAAAGCAGATATAGAAAATGGCAAAGAACATATCAATGATGATTTTGAATATTATCTTAATACTGGAACAAGCAAAAGCCTTGCTAAAACTTATAGAGAAATCAAAAAGGAATATGCTGATGCTCCTGAATTAATTCTTCTTGGAGAAATGGATGAAGTAACTAATAATACAACACCAGTAGCCTATATTGTAGTAAAAAATAAAACCTGGATTAGTGGTGGTAATAAAATAACTAGTAACTTAAAACGATCACAAGAAGGTATGTCTAGTCCTAAAATTTTCACATTGAGACCTGAAATCGGTTCTACAAATCTTAACCCATCTCTTAAAGAAATGGATAATGAAGGTGTAGGATGTATGGTTGAAAATTTCCCATTAAATAGATGGTTTAATGTAACAGTTGTTACGTTTGATCAATCATTTGATGTATATATTGATGGTAAATTATATAGATCTATACCTCTCAATGGTTTCTTAAAAGACAATGGAGGAGATGTATTTGTAACTCAAGATGGGGGTTTTGGTGGTATGGTCACTCAATTGAGATGTTTTGATAGAGCTATACCTGTTAAATATATCGACTTACTTTACAAATGCGGACCATCATGTCCTCTTATGCCTGATATTAATGCTTGGTTAGATTCTGTAAAACCTAAATTCAAAGTTAAATTTGATATTGATGTCAGTGTAGGAGGAGAAACATATGATGTTGACCAAATAATGTCAGAAGCTGTAGAAGATACCGCTGAAGCAATGGGAAATACATTAAGTGCGGTTGATAATGCCACAAAATAGATTAATTTAACTATACATTATATATAAAAAAATATAACAATATTATATATAATGGATTTTAACAGTTTAAAAGAAAACAAATCATTTAGAACTATTATGGGCGTTGTAGTATTCTTTCTAGTAGTATTTGTTATTTATAAAGTATACTCTGGTCTTAAGGAAAAAGCTAAAAAAAGACCCTATCTTGTAAAGGGACCCAAAGATGCCACAGAACCTTTAAGATTAGATGCTAGTAAAATTCTACCATCAGATATAGGAAATGAATTTTCATTTTCATTTTGGGTTTATGTTAAAGATTGGGGGCATAATTTTTCATTACCTAAACACGTATTTCACATTGGAGATGATGCTGCTCAAAAAGTTTTTCCAGGAGTCTGGTTATATCCTAAAAATAATAATTTAATGGTTAGAATGGATACATATAACAGATTAAATAATGTAAATAAAACTAAATCAGGATTAGATTGTCAAAATTGGTCATCTAGTTTTCCTCATAAAAATGAAGCATATACCGCTAGAAGATATCCTAATAGTGATATTGGAAATCATAACTTTTGTAGAAATCCTGATGGACGAAAAGAAGCTTGGTGTTACACGCAAGACCCTGATGTCGAAACCGAAGCATGTAATTTAAAAGATCATAAAATACCAGCATCTATGAATCCATCAACCAATGAAAATATGTTTGATCATCAAAAAGAATGTGATCTTGTTAATATACCAGTTCAAAGATGGGTTCATATTGTAGTTACATTAAATAATAAAACGATGGATGTTTATCTCAATGGTAAATTATCAAGAAGTTGCACTTTAGAAGAAGTTCCTAAAATTGGCAAAGGTGATGTATTTATTAACCAAGATGGAGGATACAATGGTGAATTATCAGATTTATTATACGTCAATAAATGCATAAGTGTCAGTGAAATCTATAATTTATATTTATCAGGTCCTAAAAAATTTACAATTTATGATAAATTAGCTGATTACGAACCAAAAGTAAATCTTAATGTTAATGTAAGTGTAAGTACATCTGCTGGAAGTGATGTTCCAGTAGAAGAAGCAAATAACTAAAAAAAAGTTATGTTAATTATTAGAAAAAACTTAATTTACCCATAAGAATTTATATGTATATAATATATATGGATTTCTTAAATAAAAGTAAAGATTTTGTTAATGGTGATAGTCCAATAAGCAAAATTGTAAAAGCATTCGTTATTATAATCGTTGTTATGTTTTTAATTAATATGATCAAAAGAATATATATTGGTTATGAAAAATGGAGTAGCGGCAGTCCATGGATTTTAAAAGGAACAAAAGATGCCAAAAAGAGAATGCTTATTCTCCAAGATCCTTCTAAAGAAGGGGCTATAACTATAAATAAATCGGAAAATGAATATGGTGGTCTTGAATTTTCATACACAATGTGGATGTATATTGATGACTGGTCCTATAAATTTGGACAATGGAAACACGTAATGCATAAAGGAAATGAAACATCATGGCCTCTTAGATGTCCTGGTATTTGGCTTCATCCTAAAGAAAATGCTATGAGAGTATATCTTAATACTTTCAAAAACATTGGTGAATTTGCAGATATTAAGAATCTTCCTCTAAATAAATGGTTTCACGTGGCTGTAGCCGTCAGACAAAGAAATTTAGATATATTTATTAATGGAAATCTTGCTAAAAGACATACTCTTGAAGGTATTCCAAAACAAAATGCGTCTGATATCTACATTAACTCTTTCAGAGGATTTGGTGGATATCTTTCAAATATGAGATATTATGATTACTATCTTTCTTTCGCTGAATTAGATAGTCAATTACAAAGAGGACCATCTAACATGCCTTGTATTGATTCTCAAGAAGTTCCACCTTACTTTACTCCTAACTGGTGGGCTAATAAAAACTAAATAATTTAAACACATTTTTATATTAATTAGTTTAATATAAAGATATTGCTTATTAAGAATAATATTAAATGAAATACATACTGGAATACATATGGCTAGGAGGTAACTATGAGTTACGTTCTAAAATAAAGGTTCACGAGACCTCCAAATCGGTATTATGCATGAATGATATAAAAAATGTTCCTGCTTGGAATTATGATGGTAGTTCAACATCACAAACTTCAGGTGAAAACTCAGAAATTAACTTATTACCGGTTTCAGTATATAGAAATCCTTTATTCAAGCGTCGCCATGAAGGTCTAGAGTCTCTACTTGTATTATGTGAAACAAGGGATAAAAATGGTAAACCTCTTACTACTAATAATAGATTTGAATCTCAAAAAATATTTGAGACGTTCAAAGATGAACAGGCTTGGTTTGGACTTGAGCAAGAATTTTTTATACTCAATAAAGAAATTTATGAGGACCTCCATATAAAAACAAATGTTGATAATGTTGAAGATTGTGGCGTAAAACAAGGACCATATTATTGTTCTGTTGGGGGAAATAATGCATTCTTAAGAAGAATAGTAGATAAACATATGATAGCATGTATTGATGCTGGACTTAACATCAGTGGAACAAATGCGGAAGTTGCTCCATACCAGTGGGAATTTCAAATAGGTCCATGTGTTGGTATAGCAGCAGGTGACCAATTATGGGTTGCCAGATATTTACTGGAAAAAATAGCTGAAGAAGAAAATTATTATATTAGCTGGCATCCTAAACCATTTAAACATATTAATGGTAGTGGATGTCATACTAATTTTAGCAGTAAAACCATGAGGGAACAAAAAGATACTGGTCTTGAACAAATTATGAATTGTATAAAAAATCTAGAAAAACGCCATATAGAACATATGGAAGTTTATGGTATTGATAATGATAAAAGAATGTCAGGTCAATACGAGACATCATCATATGATAATTTTAGTTTTGATTTTGAAAAACCTGTTAATAGAGGTGCGTCAATAAGAATAGGACATGACACAATAAAAGATGGTAAAGGTTATTTTGAGGATAGACGCCCGGCATCTAATATGGATCCTTATTTAGTTACGTCTAAGATTATGACTACATATATGATGAATTAGCAATGTCAATACGCTTTATTATATCGTCTAAAGATTTTATAAATGATTTCAACTTGTTATCTGTTTCTATTTTGGTAATATCTGAATCAAATAATAAATATCCGCCAATTTCACTATTCCAGTTATAAAATCTATTAACAAGTATATTATGAAGTAATTTATTGTTACCTGGTATATACGATATATATATGTGATATCTATCTTTATTATTTAATATTGTTAATGAAAAATATATATTATTATTATTTATCTTAGTAACACAGTCAATTACTATAATATCATCAAAATATATATCTGTTTTAATCCCATAATCTTCCTCATCGAAATATTCTACATCTTTGATAGTCAAATTATGCCAGTTATGACCAATACATTTATTTAGATGTGACAATACTTTTTGTAAATCTTTATAATTCAACATTATATAAATATATAGGATATTTAATTATTCTAGTTATTACAAATCAATTTATTATTAATAATTCCATCACATTCGAAATTATTATTAATATATCTTCCAAATGTTTTCCCACCATACTGTGTTAAACATATAGATTTATCTGAACTAGAGGTTATATTATTGTCTATACTATTAAGATTGCTGTAATTATACCCGGTATTTCTGATAAAACTATTGTTATCTTGTTTCATTATGGATTCTTTAGCTAATGAAATCTCATCTTTAAAATCAAAACTATTATTATCAATGTCTATTTTAGCTTTTTTAAATAAATTAGATAATTCTTTACCTGGTATTCTTCGTTGATATGCTGATAAGTATATATTAAAATTAACAAAGGTTTCCTTTCTATTATCTTTCTTCATTATAGCTATAATTTCTTTTCTTTTATTTACAATGATTTTTTTAAAATCTTTATCTGATAAGTTAAGTTCGTCTTGAATATCTAATAGTTCTTGTGGATATTTAAATGTAATATTATTACCTACTTTACTAAGTTGATATGATAGTTTGTCATAGTTATCTACGTATTTAAATGTTATAAATATCGAAACTAAACCTAAAATTAAAGCTACTAATCCAATATAGTTCATTATTATATATTAAAGAATAAATTTATTATCTATAATTAAATTATTAAGATGGAAATAGACAAATTATCTAAATTGATAGAATCAACGTATAATAAAAAAGATATTTCGCTAAAGACATATAATACTATTCTTAAGGAATGTGTATTTCATAAAGAAATGGAAGCAACGGTTTATATTTATGACAAAATTATAAGTAGTGGACATAAACCAGACTCTACTACCTTTAAATTAGTAGATAAACTTCATAGTAAAAAAATACCTGAATCAAATAAAATACATATTAAATACCAAGATTCAGCTAAAAGACTCGCTCCAAGACGAAGAATACATAAAATAATGAAAGGACATAATTATTCAGATAAGTATAATAGTGCAAAAGAACATGAAGAAAAAGTTAGAAAATTTTTGGATGAAAATCCTAACCATAAGGCTAAAATTGATAAACGTATTAAACTTGCTAAAATTATAAGTAAAAATTGTGGTATTACTTTTAATGATGCCAGATTCGTAATAACCGCTTTAAAAAGAAAAAAGTATTTTAGTGATAAATCGTCAAAAAATCAACAATCAATAACCAAATTTTTTGGTAAAAAAGATGTATAATGTGATAGAAATTATATAAAAATTTGATTAATATAAGTTTAAAGAAATAATGAAATAAAACATTAATAAATGGACAACATCGATATTGATCAAACCATTCAAATAGATTCTCACTATAAAAATAAAAAAGGTCTATGTGGACTTAAAAATTTAGGTAACACATGTTTTATGAATTCAATTATACAATGTCTAAGTAATACAGGACCATTGTTAGAATACATGGTAAGTAATACATTTAAATCTGAAATTAATGAAGATAAAGATGAGGCAGAACTTGTAGAAAACTGGAATATTGTTGTAAGAAACCTATGGCATAAAAATTCTATATACGTTCCTAATAATTTCTTAAAAGTAGTTCAAGGATTAGCTATGATGAAAAATCGTGGTCAATTTACTGGATTTCAACAAAATGATTCTCAAGAATTTCTACAATTCTTTTTGGAAATGTTTCATAATGCGGTATGTAAAGAAGTGAATATGGATATATCTGGGAAACCAAGAAATGATTATGATAAGTTGGCACTAGAAGCTTATAAGAATTACAAGGAATTCTTCAAAAATGACTATAGTGAAATTGTTAAAATCTTTTATGGTCAATTTTTCACAAGAATTAAGACTGTGACAGGTAATAAAGAAGAAGTATCAAGATCTTTCGAACCATTTAATATGCTTAGTTTAGAATTATCACCTGATAGTGATGGTAAATATAGCCTTGAAAGTTGCTTGAGTAACTTTACTAAAGTTGAGAAATTAGATACTAATAAAGAAAATACTGTTAGATATAAAGAAGTAAGATTTTGGAATTTGCCTAATGTATTAGTAATTTACTTTAAACGGTGGGATTTTAGAGGTAGAAAAATTAATACATTGGTAGATTTTCCAATTGATGAGTTAGATATGAGTAAATATATCATTGGATATGGCAAGGACAACTATAAATATGAACTATATTCAATTTCGAATCATGGAGGTGGTTCTGGCGGAGGACATTATTGGGCATATGCTAAAAACGATGATGGTAACTGGTATAAATATAATGATAATGTAGTTTCAACTCTTAATCTTGCTAAAATTGTTTCAGCAGAAGCATACTGTTTATTCTATAGACTCAAAAATTAATGAAACTTAATATCTAATTAACTTTTTATTTTATCTTTTTATTATATAACAAAATGGCTTTAATTGATTTTCTAAAGGATGAAAAATCTCTTGTAATGTTTGCGTTAGTATTAATAATAATATTAGGATTAATTTCGTATAATTTATATTTCAGTTCGAATATGGATACAACAGGTAGAGAATATGATTGTTTTGATACAGTAAGAAATATTTTTGACATGTTACCTATAATTGGTGAAGTTGTTGATATGGTAGAAAAAAGTGTTGATAATGTTCAAACACAAATAGAAAATGTTGTAGAAGAAGTTCCCAAAATTACTAAAAGAAAAGAAGTTTTTAATATTGATAATAATGATTTTACATTTGAAAAAGCGGGACTAGTGTGTAAAGCATATGATTCTGAATTAGCTACATATGATCAACTGATATCTGCTCATAATAGAGGAGCTAATTGGTGTAATTATGGATGGTCCGCAGGAGGTTTAGCTTTGTTTCCCACACAAAAGAAGGTATATGACTCTCTTCAAGAAGGCGATGAAAAATATAAAGATAGTTGTGGAAAACCAGGTATAAACGGTGGTAAATTTGAAAATCATGACCTTAAATTTGGTGTAAATTGCTATGGTTATAGACCTGAGCCTGATAAAAACAAGATAGTATATAATAGTACTGATTATCCTATACCAGAGATGCAGAAAGATGCTAATTTACAGCAAGAAAAAATAGATGAATTAAAAAGACAAATCAAAAGTGGTTCAATCGAACTAAGACCTTTTAGTAACAAAAAATGGTCTAAATATAGTTACAAAAATTCTTCATATATGTTAACACCTAAATCAAGTAGTGATGATGAGATTGAAGTAGTAGAAATACAAACTCCAGTCGATGAAGAAACTAAAAATCCTTTTATGATTGATTCCGAAGAACTAGATATTGAAGATAACTTAGACGATAATGTATTATAAGTTTAAATAGGTTAAATTCTATTTAAAATTATTTTTTTCCTTCTTCATCTTTTCTAGATTCAGTTAATGCTATTAAACCAAATGGAACTACTGCTAATCCTGCTTCTAATAATAAACTATCAGATAAGAATACTCCACCTTTTTGTTTTGATTCTGATTTTTCTTCAGAATTTAATTTATTCGCCATTACAGCTAAACCTAATGGCATTCCTAAGTTGGATAATGCCGCTAAAATATCACCGCCTTCTTGAGAAGATTTATTGTCCATTATTTATATAATCACAAATATTTTTAAATACTAACTAATTTAATAATAATCATATTCATCGTGATTTTCTTCAACATTACTATTTGTTAATTGGTCAATAATAGGTTCGGAATAATGATTTATATCTACATAATTTAAAAAAAAACCATATAATTTAGATGAACCACATCTTCTCGTTAAGACATTACCATTATTGGTGTTGGTAAAACTAACAATATTTTGATATATTTTATCACCATAATGTTCATCAAATACATCATATGGTGAAAGTTGATTATTATTTATCTTTACCTGTTTCACAACTACAGGTTCTTCTTTAACTAAAGTTTTAATTGGTTTTGTGTTTTTTGTTGCTATTGTTGCCCAAGACATAATTAGTTAGTATATTAAATATTATATAATATATAGTACAATTACGTTTAAGTAGATAATATTTTAGACATTTAGGTAATATTGTTCCTCGACAAAGTGGTCATACATTTCACGAATATTATCTGAAAAATCTATTCCACAATCTTCAAAAGTAGCGAGACCATTATAAAATAGTTCATCTATATCATCTTTATAGAGTCTATACCAATTATGAATTTTACGGGCATTCAGTATATCGTGTCGTTTTTGTCTTGTAAGATGCATTTTTCTAAAAAATTGTTCTGTAGTTAATTTTGGATAGCTTTCATATGGATCAATGTATTCAGATTGTTTCTGAGTATTATCTGTTTTTTCTTTTTCTTCTGGAATGATTACTTTTTCAGGAAATAATTCACTAATAAGTTTTAATATTTGTTCTTGAGATTCTGTTCTATCTTTTTCTTCTTCATGTTCATTTATATATTTTTCAATAGAGATTGTTTCATTAGGCTTGCCGTAATAAGTAACGGCTCTGGCTTCTATATATTTGTCAATAATATCGTCAAGGTTATCAAATACGGAGGTTGTCATTATAATTAGATTAATAATAATTAAATTTATAATTATTATATATCAAAATTTTTTAAGTATGTATAATTTTTAATTGTTTAGATTCTTTTTCTTTCCTATTATTAACCAAAAATGTGTATATTTCATTAGCTTTTTCTTCACATCTAACTGGAGTCATTTTATGACCAAAATTGGATGTATAATAATCAGTTAATGAATTTCTAACATATTTTTGAGACATAGGTTCTTTTCTAGTAATAATAGTATGTTTGATTTTAGTATTATTGTCAATCTTGATATCGGTATCTTCCAAATTATTTGCTTCTATAGTATTTAATAAATAATTTTCTAGTCTGGTCTTTTGTATTCGTAATTTACGTGCCTGTTTTTCGAGATTTTTGATATTGTCATTTACTTGTTTATACATTTCTATTGCTGTATTGATTTTATTAGACATTTATTATATAGATCAAAAAAAATCAATAGATTATTATTTATTGGCAGCCACCAATTTCCATAGGTCTTCTGTTAGTATCAGTTTCGATGGTTGTTTGTAACCAAGGGGATACTTTGACTTGAGGATTAGGAGGTTCACTTCTGAGTTGTCTGTTGGCGTTTCTTAATGTTTGACCTACAGTATTGACACCGACGTGATGTCCAGCAGTTAAGAAGTTTTGGTCACCAAGTTCGCCTTGTCCAGCAGGAACTGATTGAGCCCATTTAGAATTGGCTGAACCAGGAAGTAATTCACCAGGGGAAAGTTGATCTTTAGGAAAGCAATCTTTTGGGTATTGGTTACCTGATAATCCGAATTCACCTGATTGTTGTTTGTTATCACCTAAGAATTGAAATACTTCGTTTTGTCCCATAGGATCAGATGCCATGATACCTTGTGGGGCACCACTTTCAAATCCCTCAGTACCATCAGATTTTTGCACACATTCTCCTGCCGCATTTTCTTCACCTTCCACTCCATCAGGTGTAGTGCAGTCGTCACCTTCGGCATAATTTTCAGTAGGAGGCCCGGCTTGAATTGGGTCTTCGAATCCATCCATATGTCCATTAGAGACTACATTTTGTTTTTTACTGTAAAGATTAATTACATAAACTAATCCCACTAAAGCAATTGCTAAGAGACCTAATTTTATTAATTGTTGTCTATCCATTTAATATATTATAATAAAATAAATTTTTTTACCAGAATATTTCTAAAGTTAAATTAATACTTCTAATATAAAATTTTGCCTGTTTAAATATTGGAAGTATTAGAGATTGATACTGCTCTAATTTTACTACTAAGAGATTTAATCTCTTCATCAGTTTCTTTAGCCTTCTTAAATAAAGATTGGGAGGCTTTTTCCGCTCTTTCAGCATTAATGAGATATTTACTCTTTTCTCTATTTTTTTCACTAATTAATACCTCAATTTCTGTTATTTCTTGGTGACTTAATCTGTCAATATAAGCATCTTTATCAACGTTTTCTGCTAAATCAGATAAAACTTCTTCGTTAATGACTTCAGAATTAGATATACTTTTTACATCCAGATTTTGATTTTTTTCTTGAGATGTATCATTTAGCTGTTTTTCTAAAGTTTCCATTACATTATCTTTTTTTTCAGGAATAATTTCTTCTACGTTATTTACAACAGTAACATTCTCGTTTTCAATATCATTATCATTACTTGTTTTTTCTAATATAGCTGTAAAATCCATAGAATTATCTTCATCTAGTTCTTCTTTCTTACTGTCATCATCTAATTCAATATCTTCGACAATATTATCTATAGTCAACTTAAGTCTAAATGTTTGTTTAAAAAATTCAATACTATCAATTTTTATTAGCAAATTCTTTTCATTATCATTATTATAATCAGTAAGTTTATCTAAATGTGAAAGATCATCAATATCAATATCAAGAGAAATTTCTTCATTATCTAGATTATCGTATATTCCTTGGATATACTTAATTAAGATATCAGCGGTTAAGAATTTACTAAACCAATGTTTGGAATTTTTAGAAGCAAGATTAATACATAATGTATCAAGATTATCACAGAATTCCAATAATTCGGAATGTTCGTCCAGATTAATTCTATACCGAGCTTTATTCATTGTGAAATCATCTTGAAATACTTCAAGAATTTCTGATTTAGGTAGATAAAAATAGACTGGATTTTTAATCTTGGCAGAATAAATACCAGTATCTAGATTTTTTTCAGGTTTATTAAATTCAAAACCTATTTCTTCTAGGTCATCATATTCTAAATATCTGAAAAAATGTATTATTTTTTTATTAGTAGACATATTATATATAATTTATTATCAAAGTTTTTATATTTTTAGAACGCAATTTCAATTTTCTTAATATAAATACTATACTTAATTTCAGATTTCGATACAAATATATTTTTAACTTCTAATATAAGATTATACATAGTATTTTTTTTAATAAAATCATTTATAGTTGATATGTCACCATCATCACTAGATATAATATCCGCATTTTTATTAGTAGGTATCTTTGTTTGAAGCATAACTGGATAATTTTCTCTTAAGATTACTGGAGACTTCAACTCGTGTTCTGTATAAATTTTCTTTAGAAAATCATGAAATTCTAATAATAGACCTTCCTGGTTATATATCCATTTGACATATTTACCATATCTACCAGTATCTTCTATACCAAATATTGTTTTAGTATTATTTAATGTAAAAATTTTTGGCGTTTTTAATCTAAAAGTGGTTCCATATTTATTACTACTAGCTCTTGTTAATTCATTCATGTTTAATAATAATAGTAATTTATTCTTAATATGTTTTTTAGTTATTACAAAAATATTCTTAGATATTAAATGACTATCTCAGTTTTTGTTGCCGATATTATCGATAAATGTATATTAGAGGTTAAGAAAGATAATAACATTACTAAAATAGAAAAACAACTGATAGATCCCCTAATACAATACACATTTAAGAAACTTTATCCATATTTGGCATTAGCATCTATAATATTTTTTTTAATATTTTTATTAGCTATTTTAATACTACTATTACAGGTAAAACAATTAAAAAATTTGTCAAGAATTTGATAAAAAATTAAAAATATTAATCATAATATTCAATAATGCGAGTAGTAATTGACGGTAATATAGGTTGTGGTAAATCAACATTAATTCAAAGTTTAAAAGAACTTTATAAAGAAAAATCTATAACTATTTTAGAAGAAAATGTGGATGAATGGAAGCCATATTTAACAGAATTTTATAAAGATATGGAATCTAACAGTCTTAAATTTCAAATGAAAGTATTAGAACATCATCTACATTCCGGAAAAATTACTGGTGAATCTTCTAATTTGATTAGTATTCACGAGCGCTCGCCGTTAAGTTGTATAGAAATTTTTGGTAAAGATTTGTTAACTAGTGGATTTCTTAAGGAAATTGACATTCAGTTAATGAGATCATATAATTCTAAACTAGGATGGAATCCAGATGTTATTATATATTTAAAATCTGACACAGCTATAGCATCAAGTAGATGTATCGAGAGATCTAGAGAAGGTGAGGATATAATACCTATTGATTACTTAAATAACATTAGTGAGTTATATAATGAATTATACGATCCAAATATTTCTAATCAACACGGATATAGTGTTTATATTATAGATGCAAATAATGATAAAAAAGCGGTTTTAAAAGAAGTTAATGAAATAATTTCAAAATTAGTTTAATATTTAAACTACTATAGATTTTTTTTATCATTTTATAATATATAGAAATGTTTGAAGGTCAAAATCATGTACACGCATTCGCAACTGCTGTTGGAACTCTTGGAGGGTTCCAAGCCCAACCTGAATGGTTCGCTGACGCAGCACAAACTCCAGTATGGCAAATCCTTATGGCTGCTGTATTAGTATACCAAGGTGGTGGTGGACTAGATGTCACTTACTCTTTGGTTGTTGCTGTTCTGTTCTTCCTTTTAGTAGAAATGTCTAAATACATTAAATTCTCTAAAAGTGAAGAGCCAGCATCTGAAGAAAAAGAAATTGAATCACCTGAATTTTACTCCAACTATGGATATTAAGTAAATCATAAATAATTTATAACAAGTTTTATAAATTAATTACATACTATTTTATTACCATCCTTCTTACAGCATTTGCCTTTACCAACATTATTTTCATTAGTAAATTTACAAATACTTTTAAGAACACTTTCTACAGTTCTTCCTCCTTCTAGTTCCATAGGCTCTAATACACCACTTGGAGATACTTGATAAAGATAAGGATAATGAGGAACTTTTAATGATTTACCTAATTCTTTATTATCTACACAATTTAAAGCACCAACTGTGAAACCTTGTTTGTTTAAGTTTTCAGCTAAAAAATTCATATCTTCCTTAAATCTCTTACAAAATCCACACCATGGAGCATATGCTTTTACTAGACCAAATTTGTTATCAAATGCCTTATGTATTACCTTATTATCCTTGAAATCTTTAGAGCATAATTCAATAACTTCTGAATTTTCGATATAATAATCGTCTTTTCCCATTTATTTAATTAGAAGTGAGAAAATTATATTTACAGCTATAATTAATAAAAAAATATTTTATTATTATAAATGATAAAAACCATAATTATATTATCCCTTTTAGTATTATTCTTATTAGTTATTTTTCATCCCAAAAAATCATGTGGATGTAAAAATAATAGTCTAGAACAAAAAGGAAACTCTTTAAAAAGAAAAGATAATAAATATATCCTTCATCAAAATGGTGATACTAAAGTATTTGATACTTATTCGCAATATCTCAAACATTTTTACTATAATAATAAAAATGAACATCCACTATCATTAATGGAATCTAATATAGTATCAAAAGTTTTCCCAGGAATAATAGAAGGTTTTGAAGACTCCAAAGATAGTGTACCTGAAGAAGAATCTATACCAGAAGAGGAGGAAATTATAATAGCCGAGGAGGAAGAGACAAATCTTAACACTATTAGGGAAAAGATGATGTTTACTATAATAGTTAAATATATTGAAAAAAATATGAAATGTATTGAAAATAAGGATAAGGATAAATTTGAAAAAGCATTAGCAAATTACATGCAGTATTTAATGGATAAATTATTAGGTTCAGGTAACTTCGATACAAGTGCTGGTCTAGCATCTTTAACACCTGTTAAATTTGATAAATATCTTAAGATGCTTGAAAATATACCTAAATGTGACGAGTTAATTAATAAATTTACGGAGCTTAAATCTGATAAAAAAGTTTCTAATAAAGAAAAGACTGAATTGAAAAAATCTATTAAGAAAGTATTAGATAAATCTGAAAAATCAATAAAAGATGATAAAACCGTGACCTCTGCAACTATTAAACAAAAAACACAAGATACAACAACAACAATATCTTCTAAAAATCAAGGAAATATTCCTACTATAACAACAATTATTAATACTAATAGAGGCAGTGTATCTCAGAATCCACATGGAGATAGAAGATTAAATCCTGAGAGTGCGCCTTATCTAAAATTCTTCCATCAAATTAGTAAAAAAATTCAAGATTTAAATATAAAAGTTGATAACATTGCCAAATCTTCAACTAATAAATCAGTTAATCAAACCAATAATAAAGTAGATAGTTCAAAATATATTAAAAAAGAGCAACAAATTAAGGATACAATTGATAAAAGTAAAAATAACACATCGGAAACTAGTGTTCAGACAAATATAAATGACGAGATAAAAACCAAAGTAGAGATAAATTCTAAGAAAAAAGTTGAAAATGATAATCAAAAATTATACGCTGGAGCTAATGCTACCAAAAATGGTCTATTAAACGATGATGAAAAAACTAAAGATATAGGAGCAGCATTTAATTTTAAACCTAATATCAAATTTGATCATAAAGAACCCAGTAAAAAAATAATGTCCGCATATGGATGGTCCTATATGCCCCCACAAACTTGGAGTGTTCCTCAAAAAAGACCGCCAGTCTGTATTCCTGATAAAGATAGACAAGCAACTGTTATGCCCATTTTCGATAAAGGAACTCCTGTAGATGCAATGTCATGGACTCAGGCCAATAATTTACTACCTAAGACCAAGTATACAGAAAAATATAATGCTAACTATTATTATCCTGGATGGGTTGCTCAAGATAAAGTAAACTATCCATTAAATAAAGCTGGTATGGAAAGAAGTGAATATTATAATTATAATTTAGCAAAAAAAATAGAAGAATAATTATGTAAATAATATATAATAAAATGAATAATTATATATTAATTGCTATTGCGGTAATCACTATTATGATAATAATAGGTTTTAGTTGTAGAACATGTGGAAGCTCTGAATACTTCAAAGATTTTGAAGCTAATATGATAAAAAACGGAAAAATGAATGGCTATATAAGTGGTTCTATAAATTTTAAAATTATTGAATTATCAAATCCATCTAAAATAAAAAATGTGTTAGAACAATCGAAATTTGATACTAAAGGTTATACCATACAAACTAATGTAGAAAACAATTCTAATTATTCAATAACTTATTGGAGATCTAATGATGATTCATATAATGCCAAAAATTATGACATTGAATTTTATAATGGTAGTAAAAAAATCATATCTGAAGGAAATATAGTTTGTAATAAACTAATTAATGGAAAAAAATGGAAAAAAGTAAGATATTATATAACCACTAGTTTTGATACGTTAACAACTATTTTTGGAGCGGTAGGAAGCTTTACCGATGGTGTAAGATATTATGCCGATTTTAAAATATCAAAACATTATCCCAAATTAGAAAAATATAAGTATCATGATAATCTTAAAACTTTTTATCTTTTTACATCTGAAGATAATAAAAATAAAACTCAAGTAAGTGATTTAACAGAACAATATAGTATTAATTTCACAGAGCCTCTAAAACAAGATACTTATGGTGTATCTCTTAACAAATTAGTAGGAACATTTTCTACTGGTGAAAAAATTTTTACGGAAAATAATACAGTTATATTTACATATACTCCTGAAGAAAATCAAAACGGATCTCTATTATCAGTACATGCTATAAATGATAGTAATAATGGTATTAATGTTGATTTTCAAACTTCTATGGGTGTAGAAAATTATGTATCCATTTCAATATCGAATATAAATTATATCTATAATATTGGTTTAATTACTAATCCTATTGTATTTTCACTAGTGTTAAATAATAATAAACCTACTTTATACATCAATAATCATATTACAAAACCAATTAAAATCAATATATCTGGCAATAAATCACTAGGAACATGTCCTGACGGTTTCAGAGCAGTTAATATTGATGGAGAAATGAAATGCCAAGATATATCGAATATTATCCCTGATAATTCACAGTGTAAGGGCAAGGCTTATCATAGTTTTACAGGATACAAAGATAGTAAAAAGCAAGAATGGGCAAAATCATGTATGGTAAATTGGAAAAATTGTAAAGTGCTTAATGATTTTGAAATTGCTCCAACCGGAGATTCATCATGTCAATCTAATAATGAAATGTTATATAGTAGTAAACCAGTTATAATAAATAAAGATAAAACGCTAACTGGTAGATTACATAACTTAATTGTTTATAATAAAGACCTTAATACGGATACATTAACTAATATTTATAAGTATTTAATGATTAATATGGTAAAACCTAAATCTGAAGATAATTGTTGTTCAAGACCCTCACTTATAAAAGAAAGTACTCTTAGTTTTAATGACATGTTGTGTCCATTCGATAATAAAGAACTATGTTCAAATAAAATATGTAAATCGGTTGAATGGGGAGATAATGATAACTTAAAAAATATCAATGGTGAGTGTAAAGAAGTTGTAAATAAACATTGTAAAAATAATGATTCAGATAGGTTTTGTAATAAGCTGAGAGAATTAAAAAAAATAAATAGTAAATATACATCACCAGAATTACCAGAGTCATTAACTAAAGCTCCAGTAATTAATAATATTGCGAATTGTAAAGGCTGTGATAGTAAGGTGGATTTAACAAAGTATATAAAGAAGGATAAAATCCCATGCTGGGGTTGTAATTTAGGCGATGTAGATAATAAAGCATCTGGTTCAGCGAATTGTCCATCTAAAAAGATATAATTGAAAATTATTAGAAAAAATAATAATATCAATTATATAATAATGAGTTTAAATTTACTAATTACTGTAATTATAGTTATTTCATGTGTATTGATTTACATTTATTCTAACCATATGATTAAGGTGCATGAAGAATTTGAAAATTTACCAGAAGCTAATAAGGTCGAATTATCCTCTGCTATAAGAAAAGATCAGGGACTTGAGTCTCAGATTGATGCGATTGCTAATCAAATTACAAAAAGAGAGGAGCACTATAAATCAATAGAAAGACAATATATGAAAGATGGTGATATATTAATGAAAAAAAGTGTATCTCCTGAAAATATAAGTAATGAAGATACGCCTGATATGATTCAAGGGAAACTTGTTGGAAATATTCAAGATAATAAAGTAGAAGCAGTAAAACCAGATTTAACAGATTACGTTCATAAGAGCGATATACCTGATATGTCTAAATATGTTCCTAGGACTATATTAAAAAAATATGTTAAGAAAAAAAATGTACCTGACTTAAATAAATATATATTAAGAAGTCAAGTTCCTCCATTACCTAATTTAAATAAATATATACTAAGAAATCAAGTTCCAAAATGTCCTAAACAGGCAGATTTGTCCCATTATATCAGAAAAACAGAGATACCACAACCAGTCAGATGTCCTGATTTAACTAAATTTGTATTAAAAACTAGTGTTCCACCATGTCACAAACCAGTATGTCCTAAACCAGTATGTCCTAAACCTAATTGTATGAAATGTGATGCCGCACCAGTGTTGTCCGAAGAACCTGTTATAAAAAAATCGCCTAAGAAGCCAGTAAAAACAAATATCGATACATCTCAAGTAGTTCAGACAATAAATTTACCTAAGAAGTTTTTCCAAGAAAGAGCCAAATCCAAAAAAAAAGAAGATAAGATTACTAAAGATAGTGATAAAATACAGAAAATGATAGACCAATATAAGCCAAAAGTTGAGGAAAAAAAATGCACATTCTTTAGAAGAATAGTTAAAAACGCTGATGTTTATGGTGCTTATTAATAAATTTATTTTATTTATTAATAATAACTGATTATATTATAATATGTCTCATAAAAATAATGCTAATGAATATTATTCAAATTATGTGCCTAATTTTGAAGGACATGTCGTTGTAGAAATGCCGGGACCTGAATGTGTTAAGCCAAGTGATACTATAATAAAACATAGTCCATGTGCTTTAATTGAACTAGATATTTGGAAGTTATCAAGTGTATGTTCTCAAAATATAAATGCTCAAAGTTTGAGCGTAGATATAAATGATTGGGATATATGTAGTATAGAAGAGAGTGATGATTACGAAACAATTACTTTAGAAAAGAAGGTATTAATAATGAATTTAATATTGAGTTTGCGTGAAAATATCTCTAATCTATCTGGAATAAACATTACTAATATATTATTAGTAGGTATTTTCAAAAAAGAGGAGTATGGAATAAGTGATAATTACAATGTGATTAGACTATTATTAAAAGACGATTCATTAGATACAATCGAACTTACTATTGTTGAAAATAATTTTAATATGGTAAAAGTATTATATAATAATTGTGTATCTAATGATACAATAGACTTGAATGATGAAAGTTCTATAATTCCTAAAAGACCTATATATACTCTTGAATATAAATTAAAAGATTGTAAATTATCACTAGTATTAAGTGCTCCTACTGAATTAGATATTTATGAGTATGTAGATTTAATAGGTAATCAATTAACAAGAAGCGATTTAAAAACAGTTTCAATATATACTGAAATTGATATTGAAATGGAAATATATATGAATAACTACGAATGTAAATATATTAAGGTAGCCGAAGGGATGACTAACTCTGATATAAATCTGGAATCAATTTCGAATGAAGAGTATATCAAAAAAAATATTATTATAAAATTAAAAAAATTCAATAGTAATAATGAACTATGCTTAGGAAAAATAAGATATTAAAGAATGTTACATAATCCAAAAAAACTTTTGGAATTATTATCATTATTACTTATTATTAGAGCTTGACTCAAAGGATTTGTTTTATTTTCTCTATAGGATTCAAGAGCATCTTCAACAGCAACATCAAATAATCTATTAATATTAATATTTTTTTTTGATGATGTTTCAATGAATTTGACAGACGGGTGACGTTCTAGTATATTTGAAACCTGTAAATCACATAATTCAGGTTTTTTAATATCTGTTTTTGTTCCCACTAAATATACAATTCTATTATCAATATCACTATATTGTTTTAATGCTTTTATCCAATAATCAAAAGAGCTTTCTATATTGTTACTAGATAGATCTACACATACAAAAGCTATATCAGCATTTCTATAATACATGGGTGTCATTGATCTGTATCGTTCTTGTCCAGCAGTATCCCATATATCTAATTTCACTGTGAAATCCTTTTTAGTGAGTGGTTTCGCATTAAAGGCGGCTCCTATAGTTGATTGAGAATATTGATTAAATACTCCTCTAGTATATCTATCTACTATAGAGGTTTTACCAGTTGCTTCATTGCCTAGTAATACACATTTTATTCTAACCTCTCTCATATAATATAGTATTCAATAAAAAATTCTTAAATAAATATTATTTATGAATTTTAAGCTTTTGACCAAGATGAATCACTTACCCAATTATTTGCGTGAAGTTCTTTAATATCAACGAGTTTAAAACGATGTTTAGCTTGGATTCTGGTTTTATCACTAATAAGTGTACTGCATATATTTAGGAAATTATTATTAAATTCCTCTTTATTAAATTCCTCAAGTTTTTTACCACAATTTTTCAAAATTGAAACAATACAATCAATATAGATGCCTGAATCTTCTTTAGGCACAGATAGAGCATATTCTTTAAGACCATCGAAATACTTTTTAACTAATTCGTAATCAACTATATCATAGTTGAATAGATTTGAAATGAATACGAATCCTCCAATAAATTCAGCTTTTCTAGCAAAAACTTCACATAATTTATTATAATCTCCATCCTTACTTTGTTTAAGTTGCTCTACATTAGTAGAAATCTTTTCATCATAAAATGATCTACATTTACTTAATAGATGTGCTTTGTCTAAAAGATCACATGATTGAAATAATTTACCTACTAATTGAGCATAATCGTCACTATAAAACTTTTCTTCCATAGCTTTTTCAAAAATTAGATCAATAAATTTATCAGTTCCTTCATCTGGTAAACTTTTAAATAATTTTAGAACTTCATCTTTAATTACATCTAAATTTTGAGATGTTAATTTATTTAAATTAGATGTAACAGTATTTAAATACTTGACATCATCGGCTAACTCAACTGAATCTTTTCCACTAACTCGCCAAGAGTCATCGATTACATATGTCATTTTAACAGGACTTTTTCGTCTAATAAAACGATTATTTTTTTTGATTTCTAAGAGAAGTTCAATTACCTCGGGATCCAAAGTTGCTGTAAAATTACTAGCAATTTGTTGAATTTGATCGAAAGAATATTGTTGAATTGTGCAAACCTCCATTAATCTGTATCTATAAGTTGATTTGTTTTTAAGTAATTTAATATTTAATCAAATTTATTAATTAATATTCTCTGTTGAAAGAACTTATAGCAGCAGCAGCATTTTTCTGATTATTATCAGAGGTATTATATAATTCATTAAACTTACCATCATCTGAATAAAAAATCATTAATGCTACACTACACAAAGCGATACCTGTGTATATTGTTCTTTCCTTTATAAAAAAACTAATGAGGGTATTCATTCCTTCGAACCATAACGATATTCCTAAGGCTATAATCAATGTATATACATTGGGGTTTATTCTTTTCAGAGTATTTAACATCTTCTTATAATGAGTGAAAATATTTACAAATATGTAATTTTAATTAGGTTCACTTAAAACATCAATTAATAATTGTTCTTTATAGAATAGTTGTTCACAGCAAGACTCAGTAGTGATAAATTTACATGATTCACATATTATGCCATTATCGTCTCTTATCTTAATAGATTGGCATTTCTCCTTAAAATTATTTTGAATATAAGTTTCTACTAAATTAATATTTTCCATATTATTTCTATTACCATATAGTATCAACCCTTGCGTTTTTATTATTAATACAACAATATCCGAATTAAATAGGCAATTCTTAAAATCAAAAGCATAATTTTTACTTATTTCCAATAATTTGATACAATATACGTCAGATTTATTGAATCTACTATTAAGATATTTTAAAAATTCGGTTTTAGTTATAAGTTTTTTTGTCCGCTTTCTATATCTCGATAGATAATTATATATATCCATTTTACAAAATATTTAGTTGAAGTCGTATCATTAATAATAAGGTAAAATAAGTATCAAATTTGTTATCATAACATGTTAAATACTTAATCCATATCAATATATATATTAGGAGCTTTATAATATAAAGTCAGTTTTAAAGGGGGTTATATTATATACGGTATATATCTTGGGGCATCCAATTTATAAACATTTGCTTTAAATACTTTAGAACCATAACCTGTAACAGATACATTTTCTCCCTCATATATTTCATCACATCCATTACTATCTTGACAATTTCTGTTTTTATGCAAAACTGGTAATTTTACAGACTGATAACCGTCAGATGATGTATAGTATTTCCATTGTCTTGAACCTGGATATGTTTGCTCGCCGAAAAGAGGTAATAACTTATTTTCACCATTATTATTCTCTTCAATTAGAACACCAACTTGTTGATATCCCGTCGGTTCGCCACGAGTATGAACATTTATAGGAATACCTACTCTATTTAATCTATAAGGATGACTTCTTTCTGGAGCCATTAATGGATTTACTATTCTATTCATATCTTTATTGGCTACATATCGAGCATCATCCGCAATATTATTGTAGACTTGTAATTTATTTTCTAAATTATTATTAGTATTTCTCAAATTATTGATTTGCGATTCCAATTTATCTTTATTGCTATCAATATCTCTGGATATTTCTTTAAATTTATCATTATTTTTACTTATGTAAAATACTACCGTGATGACCAATGACATAATTAATAACATAAGTGTGCTTTTATCAAAACAAAAAAAACCTGTGGGACAAACTTCCATTTATTATTAAATGATATAATATTATTACTTAAACAAGAAATTCTAAATAAGTTATATGTTAAAAATAATAGCTAATTTACCCATTTTGACAGTTAATAATAGAGATAAGTATCTAGATTGGCATGAATATTACGAAAAAGTTTATGATAATCCTGTATCATACGATGTAAATTTAAATAATTTCACATGGTTTTATTGGTTTTCACCCATAAAATTTAAAACTGATGAAATATTTATTATTACTTCATGGAATTCAGTATCTCAAAAAACAGTTGATATACCTAATAATGTAGCATTTTTATTTAAATATGATTCTAGAAGTGCTGAATATAATATAGGTAATTCTGGATTTTTTGTGAAAAGAGAAAAAACTAAATATAATTACAATAGACTTGAAGTATTTAGAACTATAGAAAGTGTATTTGTTGAAAAAGGCGTTTGTTGGTTTTTTGTTACAATAGGTTCTGGATATTATTTAAACTCAGACATAAAATGCTTTGTTGGAGACCGAAAGAATATCAATGGATTTAAAGAAATGGATCCATATAATTCAATGTATAATAATAATATTCAAACTCTTATTCTAGAAACAGGCCTTTTTGATATAATGGGTCTTATTGAGGTTGTATTTTTATTAGAAGATAAATATACAATTGCTAATACAGCAAGTATTCCTATGTATACTGGTAATGAAAATAATTATAAAGTATATAAGCATAAATATAGTCCAGTAACTAAATGTCTAACTAAATAAATAATTAATTAAATTTCACCCCAATAATAGAATATTTCTCTAATTATTCCAGATGGTATATTACTTTTCCATAATTTATTAAGGATTGTTGACCATATGTTCGAATGAGTATATTCTGAATTTATGTAACCTAACCATTTTGTTCCTATCTTTTCTTTTGGTTCAAATTTAAACGAATCATGAAAATATTTCCTATTGAAGAATAATATATTAGATAATTTAATCATTTTATGATAATTACCATCCGGTTCATCCCAAGAAACAGGAACATATACTCTCCCATTTTCATACATTAATGAATTACCAATACTTTTTAGGACATATGCCTTATCTTGAATGTATGGAGTTATATTAGGATTAGAAGAAATTCTATAAAATTTTAAGTCTTTGTTCCTCATGAATTCTGTCTGAGAATACATTAGATAGTTTTTAGAGTTATTATAAATCCTTTCGGCAATATCTACTTTATATTCACATTTTGTGCAATAAGACCAACCATATTTGTTAAAATATCCACTAAAATCATCGGTATGTCTACTTCTAAGATCATTTATTAAAGGTTTTTCTTTATCACATACATAGCAATACTTAGCAGATATCATAACCAATCTAAAAGGAGCTTTATTTTCTTCCCATAGATCTATAATATCATCAATTATGGATACTGTAAGCTCGCGTATATTATCCATGTCATATGATTGGTATTGTTATTATACTTAAGTAATGTGAGTTTTTTATCAAATTTAAAAAATTTGATTGAAATCATTTAAAGCTTTCTGAATAATATCAAAACATCTAAACATGCAAATTTTCGTAAAAACTCTCACTGGAAAAACAATTACACTCGAGGTAGAAGCCTCTGATACTATTGAAAATGTAAAAGCTAAGATCCAAGATAAAGAAGGTATTCCTCCTGACCAACAGCGACTAATCTTTGCTGGCAAACAATTGGAAGATGGTAGAACTCTATCTGACTATAATATTCAAAAAGAAAGCACACTTCATTTGGTATTGCGTCTTAGAGGTGGTTATTAATAATGATGATGAATTTATTTAAAGATATTTTTATTTTATAATTTAAAACATGATGAAAACTTCAGGATTAAGAAAAGCCATAAGGAATATCATATATGGTGAACGAAATAATAAAATCGGTATTGAAAATAATACATCTCGCATTAATGATGTTAAAAATAAATCCAAAACAACGGTATATATTAAACAAACTCAACAAAAATAATTAGACCTAATAACTCAATATAATTATAAATAAATGATAATAATTTTATTTATAATTCGTTTTTACAACATAAATTACAGTGAACCATAGGATTAGGTTTTTCTATAATTACTGTAGGAGTTGAATGATATCCTTGACCTCCATTAATAATGATTATATCTTTAACTTCACCATCTTTAATTATTGTTTTTCCAATAGCACCTTTACCTACCCCTCTAAAATATATTTTAGGTGGATTTTCGTATCTGCTTCCTTTTTCTGTGATTTTTACATCTACAATACTACCTTTATTTATTATAGCAAAACCTGTAGCACTTTTTACATCAATTTTACTACCATTACAACTTATTGTAGAACCATCTCCTGAAAATGTAGCACCCGTGAAAACATTATAATCAGCAGGGCATTTGTTGTCATTTTTACCAAAGCTTGTTACAAATTTACAATAATTTTGATTTGTTATCTTTCTAACTTGTATTTTTTTCTTATTATCATTAAATAATTCTTTTTTTACTTCTTTAGGTTTATTTTGTATTTCTGGTGGTTTATTTTCAGACATATTTTTCATTTCATTTAGTTCCTTGAAAGATTTCATAAGTGGTTTCAAAAGACCTTTCTGTAGGTCATCGAACTTGGGCATAGGGATTTTATATTCTTTATTATTACTTTTATCATCTGGTATTCTATTTGTTAGTCTTTTAGGAACATCTTGGACTATAGCTGATCTTTTCTGTTTTCTTCCTTTTGAACTATCCATGATAGGCGCAATTCTATTTGTTAATATCTTACTCAGTTCTGAAATATTACCTTCCTCTCTGGCATCAATATAATCTAAATCAAAGTTTTTCTTAAAGACATTATCAACTTTGGTAGCTACCTCTTGACTATTGGAAAACTTTTCTATACGAGATGGCATCATGAAGATGTATATTAAAAATATAAATATGGCAAAAAATACTAATGCGGGGCTCATTGTTAATATAATATGATATTTTATTGTATTATAAATGTTAAGTTATTTATTATTATTTATGTTTAATTAGTTATCAGTTGTTCCATCTCCAATAAGTAATGTAGCAAAATCAGCTTCTGAATTATCTATTATTTCAGCAAGCTTTAACACCCTTGTCTTTACATTTTGTTCTGTAACTGTCTGCACAGCACAAACTTTATCGTTGTCTAAAATAAATAAAGTTAAAAGTTCATATAGTTGTTCCTTAATAATTGATTTAATATTATCATCACCATTTTTATCAAATGTATGATAGTAATTTAAACCATTCGCGATATACTGGAATGCTGCTTTAATAACAGGATTATCCTGATAGTCCGTATTATCAATTTTAATCTTTATGGTAATTATATCATCATCATCAAACCTGGACCAGCCGGCGAACGTGATACTTCTTCTCCAGTAAGCAGGACCTCTAATACCTATTTCAAAATGAGTTTGGTTAAACCTAGCAACTGGTGTATAAACATTAGTCTTTTTATCGTCGTAAGTACTAGGAATCTTGCCAGGGTCGCTGAAATAATTAGAACCATTGTCAATTAAATATTTACCTAATTCAAGTCGATTCATATCCAAAAACTTTTTTATTTGAATCATAATATCAGATATACTCAACTCTTGTTCATTCTCCAACGTTTGCCAATTGTTTGTGCGCGTGAACGACTTGCCATTATATGACATTATTGTTACCTTTTTTTCTATTTTACTCACGGATTCAACCGAACCTTCATTACATTTTACAGATTGACTCAACTGCTGAATTACTTGTTGACATGTATTTAATATACCATTATACTTATTAGCCATATAAGCATACATGAGGTATTTTTGAGTTGAATGTTGTGTGGGTCCTGCCCATGATTGGTCATATCCATAGTATTTATTTGTCTCAAGACAAAATACTTCACTAAATTTTAATTTTGTTTCCGGATCATTGAATAATATTTTTTTAGGTCTACATACTATATTTCTTACTATAGTTCTATTGCAAAATAGAGTTTCCAGTGAATAATTACTTGTAAGCCAGTTTTTAAAATCATAAATAAGTCTATTTGATATAAATCCGTCAGTTTTAGCAGATGTATCATTGAAATAAAGGTTTGGTCCATCATAATTACCCTCTGGACTATTGTCATATAGATCATCAGTTGGGTCAAAATGATTCTCATCAAAAAGTTCATAATTTTTGATATTACTTGAACTAATACCTACGTTTTCAGTAGCAACATCTACGTCACTAGTTATCATTTCTAAATAATTACCAGCTACATTCATAGGAGCATCTTTAAATTTATCTTCAGCAAATCTTGACCATAATGCACTACTCAGTAATCCTGGATTAGTATCAACATTTTCATTTGAATATAGCATATATTCACTAATATAACCGCCCCAAAAGTCAGATTCTAAATTCAAGTTTTTGGCACTGATTAAATTGATTAACTCCAAAAAACTACTTCTCGTAACTGCAATATTTTTAAGTTTTTTAACTAAATCGTCCATGCTTTCATAGTTATAATTTATTTGATAAGTAGTTCTTTCATCTTTATATGAATAATTTTCTCTATTAGTTTTAAATTGTTTAACAAATCTACGATGTAATACCTCATATCTTAATTCTTGGGTAAACTCGAGCACCCAACCATCATCACTATTAGCAATAGTAAGTAAACCTATTAATTCGACTATATTTTCAATAATGTATTCAATTGGTCTATGGAAATTCCTTCCAAAATCAAAATCAATTTCCGTAATACTGTAGGTCTTCCCTCTAGTAATATTATTTTTGATAAATCCAATATTCATTAATTTTTGTTCAATGTATTTAATATATAAATAATTAAAGTGATTTTTTACAATCTGCATTTCACCTTCTCTCTCATTATTAAATCCCATACTGTTACCAGGTGTTTTCCTATTTTCAAATACAAAAGTCATAAAATTATTATTTGATACCTCTACACAATTTTTGGTAAGTTTTAATATTCTGGTATCCGCAATGCTTTGCTTTAATTCATTGTCAGCATTTTCAGTTAACATGTTTGCTCCAAGATAATTTGATAGATCATCAATATATCTTGTGATCTCGCCATTATATAATTCTTGTTTTGAATATAAAGCTTTTTCTGTATCCCATAATAATTTACCAGGCATATTGACAAGAGTTTCATTATGAAGAACTACTGAGCCGATATGACTAAATATAAATGGAACTTTATGAATAGGATCTCCTTTATTTGATATATTAACAACAATATTTCCTTGGACAGAATCATCTCTTATCAAATCAAAAAGATCCATATATATAAATTCGGTTATTAGTGGAGTTGTTAAATTAAATGCTCTTGGAGGGGCAAATGAATGAACCTTTGTATTAGCTGATATTTGAGATAATTCTTTAATTAATTCTTTATCCTCTCTATATTTAACCGCTTGAAATATTGTCATATATCCAAATGTAGAAGAATATCCACCTCCCATAGAATGACCTGTACAGAATAATCCTGGTTTTTCATCATTGCCAAAATGACGACAATAATTTTTTTGAATAAATTCATTATATCTATTGTAAAATACAAAACTATCTCCTTGTTGTGGTAAAGAAGTAATATCTTCATAGTCGTCAATATCATAGTATGAATTTGCGATAGGATCTAATGTTACATTAGTAGATAAAAATTTGCCCAATATTAATGTATTATAAAACATTTCAGCAGCATTAGCATTAGTATGAGTACATCCAGTATGACAGAAAAAACTATTTTTCATATATTCCATACATTCAGTTAGAATTTCAATTTTTTGTTGCTTTGAAACATGTTTTAAGAATTTATGCTTATGGTCATCCAAATTTACCCAATCCTCCTCGCCATTATCAAATTTGACAAAGTACTTATTAGTACGGTCGCGGTCAAAGTCAGTAATCTTGCCCCTGTCAGTATAGGAAGCTCCTTCTCCATCCTCATACTCATAAACGAGCTCAATGCGCCTTCCAATGCTCGATGAACCTTTTTTGCTTTTTCTTTCATCACCACTCTTACTCATAGTGAATAACGTTTCTAGAACTTGTTTATGTTCCTTATTATCCACATGTATTTTCAAAGTATTTTTCTCAGGCTCAAAACGTATTTGAAAATTACTCCTTAAAATATTATGAATGTAATCTAAATAATTATCTCTATTATCAGATGACTTATATTTTGGAACATATATTCCGTCAAAAGTGAATGTCTTCGGCCACTTTACACCAGCGAGAGTTTTGTGAAATTCCGCCGTTTTGTTTTGCGGGTCATAGGTATTATACTCGTCGTCTGTGATAGTTGCTCCAGTAATGTAATTTCTAACTGATATATTACTAGTTTTTTGAATTATATTTTCAAAGAATCTTGATTGTATTTCTCTCCATTTAGATCTAAAATTCTCATCAATTTTACCAAATATATGTTCATATGCACCGATGATTTTATCTTCTTTACCATCTAAGTTAAAAGCAATTTCTGGTTTTATTTCCCCACCATCAAATTTAAGTTTGACAACCTCTGACATCATTAACTCCTGTGTAATAGTTGAATAAAAATTAGATGCGGTATTTCTATCTATGCTGGATACTCCGTCCGATGCTTGAAACGCTGCGGCATTAGCAGAAACTTTATTAACAAGACCACTCAATGTTGTAGTTAGTCCTGCTGCCATATTACGTTGAGGTTTAACTAAAATATCTGCTAATAAAACATTGTCATTGTCTGACCTATTTTCATTAATATTTACAGTTGTAGAATAAAGTAGATTATTAATAATATTTTCGTCATTAAGAAGTGGATAATTACGAATCATTTGTATATCTTCGGATTTTATAAGATCAATCAACTCGTCTTTTCCCAATTTGTCCCAGCTTGTTTTTGAACCCCAGAAGTTGTTATGCTTATTGTTAATATATATCTTTATCAAACGTGAAAATGTTTCTAACTTTAAATATAATAATTGATTACTAAAATTTTTATTAATCTCAAACTTAAATCTGTTATCACCTGCGTTGTTCGATGGACTATGAGTTTTATACTTTTCAAGAGTTGTAAATTTCCAAGTTTCAGAATCTAAATTAAGTTTAATATTTCCTCTCACTTCCTTAGGTAATTTAGATAAATTTCTTAGTTTTACAATTATTGACAAATAATAAAGATGACTTATTATTTTAGACTTAATATCTTCATCTAAATTTGTATATTCTTTAGCTACATCACCTTTTTTATCTTCACCAGAAGTTATACTTATTTTTTGAACAGCCCTTTCTACTTTATCCATTTCAATAATTTTTTTAGTAAATGACATTATATCATCAAATGTCATTCTTTTTTCTATTGTATTTGATGTCAAATTAGCAAGGGAATCTTCAATTTCTTCTACTGTTCCTTCACATTGAAGAATATTTTTATTCCTGAGAGGATCGTAATAATACCAATATTTTTGATCCATAAGTTGAAGTCCTAATGGAATCATTGGCAATGCTCTATTAAGACTAGGTAACATATTTTTAGCAACTAGTGCTACACCATTACCATATATTCCATCAATATTAAAATCTTTATTATTGATAACGTCTTCGTTATCACTATAAAAAGCTAATGAATTTATATCATGACAAGATAACATAAATCCAATATTGTTTAATGAAAGAGTTCGAGTGTTTGCTGTATAACCACTACTTGTCGTGTCCGCTAATCTCTCCTCATTAGGTATACCATTATTATTGTATATCAAATCAGTAAAAGATAATAAATAATTAAATTTAAAATCATTTGAGATTGTCAATTTATAAACTCTTTTCGTCTTCTTAATACTTTTAAACATTTGTATAGATAGTAAATTATCCATTCTATCAAGATCTTTATCTATTGCACTTTCATTCAATTCATTTGATAATTTAGTGATATATAAACTAAATGAATATGAATCATATAAAAGTCCCTTTTCATCTGGAAATAAATAATGCATACCATTATTATAAGGTAAATGATGTAAATAATATAATACAGCGCCATGTTGAGATGTAGTCTTCAATGCTCCTCTAAAATTACCATAAGAACCTATTATAATAGACAACAATCCATCTATATAATCTTTATCCCATTTAAGTTCAGGGTGACTCTCAGCTTCTGTCCATTTATCTTTTTTACACAAATATGTCTGATCTTTACATATAGAGATCCCCGCTTCTCGATCACTAAGAATTTTTTCTTTATAAGTATTGGCAATTTCAGGAAAATTCGTTCCTACCCAATTATGAAGTGTATTGAATTGATTTACATTAAAAATTTTCACATGTCGTATCGGTCTTGGGTGCTGGCCTTTTTCCTTTCCATTTAAATTTATAGTAGCTTCATGAAAACAATTATTTTTATTATATAAAATATCTAATAAATTATTTGAATGAATATTATAAAGTCGCTTATGATAAAGACCATTTACATATAAACTTATTTCTGATTTAAAATTAGAACTATTATATATACCATCGAAAATACCTTTTTCATAAAAAGATAACTTATGAAGACTACTCTTTTTATTTTCAAGTTTTTTTTGTATTAAATATATTTTAGTTAACCCTTCCATGTTAAGTATACATCTAATATTAGAACTATCACTGGGAACATAATCTAGGTATTCAACATATATTTTTTTAGATTTATCTTCTTTAATTATTAAATATCTTGAACCACTTGATAAACATGTATTAGTTAATTTATCGATATCATCAATATCTAGATTTGTAAGTATTTCTTCATTAGCTATACGGATGTTGTTTTGTAGATCTTCATCGCTTTTCCAATTTTCAAATGTTATAATTTTTGAGTCGTCATTTTTAATAATATACTTATCACCATTTTCATCTATATGACTGAATGATTTAAATGTATTATCTTTAGTTTTATACGGGTAATTTTTATAACTATCATATTTACTATCATCTTGATTAATAATGTTTAGTTCATCCTCATGGTATTCAACTTCATTGTTTTTAGTTTGATTTTCTTTTGATTTTTTTAAAATACTAAGAGTTTTTGCTATCAGCGATTTAAATTGTCTAGACAAAACCATATCAAGATTTACTTCTGTCTCATTATCAACTTTATTTAGTTGATCGCCAGCATATATACTATGGGGTATTAATACTTTGTAAGGATATATTGAGTTATTTTTATAAGCATATTCAGCATTTGATTCATTAACAAATTTAGCATCAATCCTTTTAAGAAAGTCTCCATCGGACCCTTCAGCTATTCTATTAAATTTTAATGGTTCGTATAATGCGGTTTTAAACATAAATGTTTCATAATCATGAAGGAATGACTTAAGATTATCAAACTCTATATAAGATATTTGTTTACTAAAATCTTTAAACGGGACAGGTTCTGCGTTAGGATCTTTTACATTCTTTATATCATTATAACCTAAAATTTCTGAACCTTGATGTGATTCTAAATCAGTTTTATATGCTAAACCAAACCCTTTATTTTCCGATTTATTTTCAGCAAATATACTTCTAGAAGGAGTTATTTGAAATTTAGTCATCATTTCAAGGAAAGCTAATTTAAGTAAATAACTTGTGTTATAGATTGCGGATCTTATAGCCAATTTATTAATTTTATTTCTTAAAAATGTTGTAATTGTAGACTGTGCGTGAAAAGCTTTACTAGTAATATCTTTGTCATAATATCGCTTTATAGGATATTCAAGAGTACTAGGTATTAATATTGCTTCTAATGTTTTTTTATTAGTTTTAAATATCTTATTTAACAGAATAGAACTAGTATTATCTATGTCTTCGGATGTAACATTATCTACATTATCAATGGGTTTGTTAAGTGAATTGGCATTAATCATATTTAATACATCGACCTCAATGTATTCTTCAATATGTAATGATAATAGTCCGCCTATTAATCCTTTATAATGTCTAGAATTTTCTAGTTCATTATTTTCTTCATTGTTTAGAAATAAGTTTTTTTCGCAAGCAGAACTAAGTTCATGAATAGTAGTGACGCCTTTGAAAAAAACTTCAAATTCTTTCTCTGCTATTTCGTGTTTAAGATTAATTATATAGTCTAAAATGATATCTCTGTCTACACCATTTATTGTGTAGGATTTTTTATATTTATTATTTTCGTCGGGCTCAATCCCAAACATTTGTCTAATTTCGTGTCTAATTATTGTATCTTCAATAAGATTGTGTTCTCTTCCCCTTGTCTTCTTTGCTGCTGCTACAATATCTATATAGTCTTTTTTTGTTTTAATACCACTAAAGTGTTTTTCAACGTATTCCAAAAAAGACTCTGTAAAATCAAACTGGTCAATTTCATGAACCTTTTTATAATCAGGAAAAGATTCCATATCGATGGTTTTGTTCGTAACAATAGGATAAGGTGTAGTATAACCAACCTTATAGTTTATATATCTATCTTTCAATGTTTCTTTAATATTAGCCATTATACTTCTTTCATTAAGGTGTTTTTTGATTTTAACAGATTGGAAGATATTTTCTAAAAATTGAGTCTTATATTCTCTAACTAAATCTTTCTCATATCCATATACAATATTTGTCTCATAAGAACTACTTAAAATATTTTTATTTTCTGGATTTCGCACTATATCTTCTGGTGTTTGTAACTTAGATATTAGATAGTTATCACGCATACTTTCGATTAAAGTATTAAGTTCTTTAATTTTATCATCTTTATCATCATCTTCGCTTACAATGGTATTCTTTAATATATTCAAAACCTTTGGATCTTCTGTTACTATTGACCAAAAATCGTCTACATATATATCGCTTAATAAAACAGACGAAGTATTTTCTTTATTAACAAACCATCCCAAAAACCACTTGAGTAAACTACGGAATCTTTGAATTATAGCCATATTTCCTAAATCTCTCAAACCTTTGCTAAGAGGTCCATTACCTCCTCCTAACCAACCTAGCAGTGCTTTAGCTAATTTGTATAGGACATACATACCTAATAATCCCCCAATACCCGCAGCGATTCCAATGCCAGCCGCCGCGCTTGCCACGAGGCCAGTATAATTAATCATCCATATCAACGCAGTATTAATAATAGCTGTTTCTATACCGGCAGCCATCGTATCTACAAATTTCTGTTTCCCTATTTTTTTCATCATGGCCAAATCAGGATTTAAATAATCATCATTTTTCTCTCTAATAAGTGACCAAATTGGCTCCGAGCCATAAAAAAGTGAATAAACTCCAGTTTGTTCACAATTACCTAACATACTGCTTACAGTTCCAGTCATGTCTCCGAGACTGGTGCGATCTTTGATATTTATAAGATTACTATTAACTGAAGCAATGGTATCTGAGCTTTCATATCCTGTACGCCCAGAAGAAACTTTGGAAGCTACAGCATGTTTATAGGCGGGCACACCAAAAAGCCCGTCCTCGTCGTCTTTGAATTTATAAGCAATAAATCCCGCGAGTGCCATGACTGAGGAAACTCCTAATTTAATCTTACGTACCGCGTCGTAGCTATTATCTCTTGAAGATGAGATCTCTACCCTTTTTTTAAGTGATTCTTGAAATTGTCTATACTTTGTTGATTCTTTATTGATGTGTCTTTTTCCTGTGTTTTTGTCATAGAATAAGATCACATCATCATTAACTTTGTCACTTTCAACTACAGTTATATTAAACATATTTCTAAATTCAGATTGATTTGAAACACTTTTTACTATATGAACACCTTCTTCAGATATTTCATTATTGATAAGTTTCAATTCCATAGGATCTTTAAAACTCGTTGCTAATTGATGTTTTTCATGATTAATTAGACTAACTAGTGTATCAAATTGAGTAGTTTCATCAGTTTCAGAGATTACAGTTGGTAATTTATGTTTAATATCATTCATTTCATCACAGAATTCTTTTAAAACGCTTATTGTCTCGGTTGTTGCCATTATATAATATAGTCTGATTAAATTTATATATATTTAACTAATATAAATTTAATATTTATTTATTCATCTCTAACTTTTTTTACTACCCAGAAGTCAGAACATAAATTTTTGTTTGTCATATACTTATATGGCATGTAGAAGTAACCTTGGTCCCCCCAATTGACACCCCAACTATTTCTTATTATAAATACTTTTTCCTTTTCATTATAACCTACAGCCATCACAGCATGGCCTCCAAGAATTTTATCATTATCTGTAGGCATTACCATTTTACCATTTTTAGCTACATCTTCTGTTTCAAAACTTTCATAAACAGCAAATCCAAAAACAAAAGGCAGTCCTTCATCTAAACAAGACTTAAGATGATACAGATCTTGTTTTACTCTAGAATATTCTACAGATTGATGCTTTTCAGCACAATCATAACAATTTTGTGGGGGTTTTTGTGTAAATTTATTAATATCATATGGCCACATTGGCTCAGGACATACTCCGATTCTATTAATAGATTTGATACCATCTCTTATTTCTGCACCAGCGTCTTGAGTAACAGTATTTTCCATTTGTCTTTCATTGTAATAAATAAAAAGTCTACTAGGAATAAAAATATTGTTTTCATTTTCTTTAATTTCGTCAAATTCATAAGCAGCGGCTATAGCATTTGCGGTACAGCTACCTAATTCACCCTGGTTATAAATCCCAGGACATTGTTCTCTTAAATCAACATCGCCAGTTGTAATATTAGAAACCTCTACTTTAGGTTTAAAATATTTATCTCTTACGTCCGGAGTATCTGGTCTCCATCCGTATTTTTTCATATTCATTTCGGCTTCTTTGCCACTTCCACTAAGATACGATAAGGTTCCACCCATTATAATATATAGTTCAATTATCTTTAAATTCATAATTTTTAAAAATAAGTAAAATAATTTGATTAAAATAAAATACGTCATTTTCTTATCAATCAAAATGGATATTCCAATAATTATTTTGAAGAATACTTCTAATTTAACAATAAAAAAAAGACCGTCTTCTACATGTAAATCTCCATATGTAGCAGACGCAAATGAAACAAATGAACTACTACATGCTCCATCTCTAAGTTGTGGTGGTCTAGTTGATAAAGATTCATCAGTAGTTTGTAGTAGGAAACATAAACAATCCGGAAAATGTAAATATTTGGTTCAATTAGGTTTTGATAGTGAATCGAATGCTTTCATTTCTACTAATCCATTATTAGCTAATAAGATAACCAATTCATTACTACTTAATAAATTCCTAAAAATGCCATTTACCTATAACAGAAATAATATACATCCTGAATATACTATTGGGAACTCAAGATTTGATTTCGTAATCAAAGATGATAATAAAACATATATAATTGAAGTTAAAGCAGTCCCTATAGCTGTACATGAAAATTTAACTATTAAAGAATTATCAAAAAAAGATTTTACAGGATATAATCCTAAAAAGAAAATAGGTGTATTTCCTATAGGTTATCGAAAATCTAAAAATGTTCCAATAAGTGAGAGAGCAATTAAACATCTGGATGAATTAGGAAATAATGTAGAAGAAGGTAAAGCTGAGTATGCTTGTTGTCTATTTATTGTGGGGAGAGAGGATGTTGTATCATTCCAACCTTCGATGGAGGATATCTTTTATCTGACAGCAATGAAAAAAGCTATTAAAAAGGGCGTTAAAATTAGGGCGGTAAAGATGATCTGGCGAAATGATTGCTGTTATTTTGGTGGAGAATTACCTGTAATAATACCAGAATAAATATCATTTATGGTAATCACTTGCTCCTCCATACTTAGACCAATAATCCATTTCTATATTTCTTATTTGAATATCGAATAAACAATCATTATCATATACTCCTAGATGCAAACTTTTATAGTTATTATCTTTAGGACTTGATATATAATCTTTATAAAACACTATGTCTTTAAATTTAGTATCTAATGAATATTTAATGTAATATGATAAAAAATCGTCGTTATTTGTATTAGAACTATATATTATACGTAATCCGTATATGTCCTTAGGAATGGTTTTTTTTAATTTTATCTTAGATAAAATTCTTGGTAAAGATTTTAGTCGTGTTTCATAATAAATATCAGGACTATATTTTAAGATATTTGAATCACTTTGGATAGTGTTTTCGACTTTATTTTTAAAATTATCTAAATGATCTATCTTACCTATAAGAGAGTTATATCCTATCCATGCTTTAGATAAAATACTAATAGCTACCATATATAAATTTATATATAGTAATTAGGCTTTAAAGTTTGATAACATTTTAGTCATATCTTGATCATCGCCAAAATAATTTTTAAATGTATCTAAAATCTGTTTTCCATCTTTTAATGCTGGACCCATATTTTTCAATGTCTCAATTAGTTGTTTTTGGGTTTTAATTAAATTTTGAGTATCTTTATTTAACCCCTTAACTTGTTTGGGAGTTAATGATTCGTAGTTTTCAACAAAGCTACCCTTTGAATCCAAAAAGAACTCATCTTCATCCTCGTTTTCACCAGATTCTGAGTTATCATAAGTTTCCTTCATATTATCTACAAAATCATCTTTTTGATTTGAAAATTTTTCTTTCTTAGATTTAGACCTTTTTTTTGATTTGAATCCTTCTACAGTCATTCCGGGAATATATATCTCTTCAGCAGGAACTGAAAATGGTGTATTATTTAGAGATACAAAGATATTTCCTAAAATTAATGCCATGCTTATTGAAACAATCCAATCTTTAGTTATAGAATAACCAATAGCCATTGTTACCAAAATCAAAAATCCAGATACTTTTTTAGTTTTTTTAGCAATTAGAAGTCCTGAAATTACTCCGAGTATTAACAAAAATAGTTTATTTGAATCCATTTATATAATATAAGAGAATATTTTATTTAAACAACTAAATTTATTGCTAGGAATAAAAGTCCAAGGATTAAAGATAAACAAACTACTCTAACTTGTTGAGAAGCCATAGTTGAATTAATTGTTGAAAATACTACAGGGAAGTATTTTTGTAAAAGATTATTAGTATATGGGTTAAATACAATGAATGCTAGGGCAATTACTATAAGAGGTTTCTTTAACTGTAGTAATACTTTGTTAATTTTACTATCATTACTATCATATTCTACATTTACGTCTTCAGGCATTTCCATTTCAGGCGCTTCTTGGAATTGCATATTAGGATTCCCCATCATTTGTGATGGATGTTCCATCATTTGAGGAGGCATTTGTTGTTGCTGCATTTGAGGAGGCATTTGTTGTTGCATTTGTTGTTGCATTTGGGGAACTTGTCCTTGATTATTACCAGAATCTCCGTTTAGTTCCTTAAGAATATCATCCACCATTTCGGAATCATCGGCTTGCATATTTACTTGTTGTTCAGACATTTTTTATATATATTATAAAATAATCTAATTAAAATTATAAAACGAATTAAATTATTTATTACATCTGACATTTTTGGCAGTATATTTATAACACTTTCCTTCAAAATCATATATTTTATTATTCATTTCTTCAGGTTTAGGTCCTTCAATTACTATACATTGACGACCTTTACATACCTGTCTGAATAAACTGGCAAGACCTAATCCCCATACACATGAAATAATAATTTTTCCTTCCTTGCTACTAATTAAATCAGTTATCATACTTATTATATCTAATTATTATTTTTTTTCTTACTGAAATATTCAATCTTTCTTGAAATAGGGATCTGATTCACACTCATCTTATTAGATGGACATTTAACTTCTTCGGCATCAAATTTATAACAATTTTCACCTACATCATCCTTAAATATTGTAGTAGATGCATTATCAGGAGTAGGATATTTAATTATAACTTCAGGTTGAGGTGCTGAACAATAAACCAAAAATAATCCAAAAGCAAATGAAATAAGAAACCATTTTGTATCTATATTGTCTAAAACAAACATGTTATATAATAAAAATATTTTATTTAATCTTCCATTTTATATTTATCAATTAAATAATCAACTAATTTGAGATTGTAGGATTGATAAAAGTTTTTAAACTTGTCTGCTTGTTCTTTATCTTCCCATTCATCAATTTTTTCCATCTCTTTGTCGAATAATTTATTAATAAATATTCCCATATCATCTACAACTTCTTTTTTAATTTTAAGTGTATCTTCTTCACTATCACATTTCAAAGGTTCTCTATTTTTCTTTAATTCTTTAATCTCTTCTGTATGTGATTCATTATTATTAGATGAACATGTGTCTGATATATCTTTCATAGAATTAATATGAGCCAATCTTACTTGTTCTAATACACTATCAAATGAACTTGTTTCTGATTTATTCAATGATATTGTCGCGGTTTTATCACCTAAACCAGAAGATAATTCAACCGATATATTATCAGGGATATTCTTTTTCAAATATTTTGCTTCCTTCACGGCTTTTTCTTTAGCATCGCCTATAACTTTTTTAACAGCTTCTATTGATTCTGTGCTTTTTGTTAATATAGTATCTTTATAGTTACTTAGTGTTTTTTTAGCTATTAACGACTCAATATCTCTATTTTTGGTATAGGTATCTCCACTTGTTTCGCCTTTGATAATATCATCTAAATCTGAATTAATTGAACCATCCATTCTAACATCCTTATCATGTTCGTTTTCAATATTCTGAGCTCTCACATTTTCAAAGAATCTTTCTGATAGTAATTTAGGATTATGTATTTTATCATTTTTATAAAAATTTATTAATGCATTTACTGTAATTACAAAAATTTCAGAATCATTTGGTGATAAATATCCAAGATCGGAGTTTTTTAAATCTTCCAATCCCTCAATGTTCTTATTATCTTCTAATTTATCATCATCCGATTCAGCTCTATTTATAACTGATTGCTGATAAATGATATTATTTACTTTTTTAATTAAATCAATCTTCTTATCTGAACTTTCCATTTAAATATATCATATATTTTAAAAAATAAAATATAAATTATTGAATTAAGCTTCATCTTCTATATAATGTTGGGCATACATATCTAATTCGTAATCATCGCAATTAACCATTTCATCGTCATATAACTTGAAGTTATCTACGCCATAATTATAATCATCTTCAGTAAAAGGGTCAAAATACTCCTCGCCAAACTCGATTTTCATCTTACTAAGCACATCGTCAATCATTCGGCGATTTGTATAGTTGTCTAAAAACACTACTTGTTTGTAGAACAAACCGCCTGAATTTTCCATAAAATTATCAATATAGGTATTATATATATCATATCCATGATTTGAAATCTCTTGTTTTCTTTTGTATCTTTTATCATAATTTTCGAAACTATAATATTCTATATCAAAGTCAGGGTTTGTCATAAAATCCTCAAATTTTTCAAGTGGTATCCAATAGTTTCTATCGAACCATACACTATTATATAGTTCCTCACGTTCTGCTCTTAGTGTTTTTTCGGCATCTTCCCTAATTTTTCTACTCGTTTCTATAAATTTTCGCGACCGTTCTAGAAATTCTTCAGAATTTGAAGAATAACCTGGTCTTAATTGTCGAACTTTAGTCATAGACATTGTTTTAGGATTAATACACGGTAAAAATGTAGTGAATAATGTTTAGGAATGTTTTAATTTCTATTTATTAAATTATAACATTCATCAAATTTTTTTTTATTATTGGATTTCAAACTTTATGGACTTATCAGTAATTAAATCACCATCACCATCTTTTTCTTCACCTATGAATTTACCTATTTTAATTTCTTCACCATTATCATTTTGCCAATATATTTCATTATTTTCAAGATCTTTTAAGTAAGTTATAGCAGTTAATTTAGATTCATCTCCAGCAACATTTTCAAGTGTATCATTAAGTTTTTCTATTATACTATTAAATACTTCTTCTCTCATATCACCCTCAGGTTTACTAATTATTCTTCCATTATTTTTATCATAAATACCAATTAATGATATAGAACTGTCATCATTTACTACCATTGCACCCAATATTTCCATTTTCGTATCAGTTCCAATATCGGCTTTGAAGTATTTATAACCAATAATTTTTTGTTTAGAAGACATATCCTCTATAATTTTAATACTATTACTTATTAAGATATAATGTTTTCCTAAGTTTAAATATCCCAATTTTATTTCGGATACTTCATTTCCAGAATTAAAACTAGGAGCATTAGGTAATATCTCTCTTGATTTAGCAGATGTATATTGTTTAGTAGTGCCATTTGAATCAAGAACTGTGATATTAATATTTAATAATGCACTTGCAGCGATTATTTCATTCTCACCACCCCATATTCCTAAACCGGGAGGTCTAGCACTTTGTTTAATGCTATGTATATAATCTTCAATTGAATCATATTCTGAAATTATAGATGCGAACATAGCAGACTGGTCGATATTATCAAAGTCATCACCAGATGCTATTTTAAGATTCATTTCTAATTTTTTAGCTATATCGTTTCTAAGTTCTAAAGCAGCGTCTCTGTGAATTTTTCCTTTAGTATTTGAATCGCCTGCAACTAATAACAATTCAGTATTATTTTTGGAGTATTGGTTATCCTCTTCATCTTTAAAATTCATTGGGAATATATCATGTTTTTTCAAACCTTCTACTATACTATAAAATAAACAATCTCCATCAGGGGGAATAGGCAATAAACTTCCACCAATACCATGCTCGTCAGAACTAAGCATTTGATTCAGAACATCATATTCCTCGAAATATTTAGTATCTTCTAAATATTTTATTAATCCTGCTTCTAATAATATATCATTTTTGGCTTTTCCTTCAATAGATATATTTTTTGTTACTAAAATTTCGGTAGCAATCTCAACTTCATCACTAATTCTTTTATCTAAAACTTTTTGTGCTTCTCTTTTTGATTTTTCAGATTCTTCTGCTTCTTGTGCTCTTCTTAAATCTTCTGCTTCTTTGGCTTTCCTTAATTCTTCTTCAGCTTCTTCTAATTTTCTAGCTTTTAGGGCTTCTAATTCTCTATAATTAGAATCTGGAGAAGCGCTTTGAACTTGTTCTGGAAATTCTTCTACTTGTGTTAAAGATTTGCGAATTTTAGCAGCTCTTTGGTTTTCCATTTCTAAATGACTTACTACACTCTTTACTTCCAATGATTTTTCCAAATCATTAGATATACTTTGTTGGTCATAATTATCAAATTCGACGTGATCAGATATTAAGATCTTACGTACATACATATGCATTGTTGCATATTCATATTTACCGGATCTTACATTACCACCTTTGGGATGTATAATTAGTGAATCCATTGTTGCTAATAAAATATTTTTATATTCTTCAAATTGGAGGGCTTTCGCCAACATTGCCTTAATTAATACATTATCTTTATATCTAAAACCGTTTTTTTGAATAGTGTTCCAATTCTTACGATGTAAATATCCTGAGTTTTTACCACCTCTGGTCTTTATTGATTGTCCAGTTATCTTTACATATGAATCAGGTACATCCGAAGATCTAAATCTTTCGGCATATTCATTATATTTACTTTTTTCATCTATTGAAATATCTAAATCAGTATTATTAAATTTACAAAAATGAAAATAGTGTTCAATTGATGTAAATTCCTGATTATCTATTATAATAGGTAAAATAGTGCCCTTTTGACTTCTATAAACATAAAAGTTTGATAATTTTTTTCTCCAATCAAATATATCATTTAATTGATTCATTAACTCAGCTTTATGAGTAGATATTTTTTCACCTCCTTTACCTTTACCCACTGCTACATGACGACTTTTAGAATAAAACATTAATATAGTATCTACATCAATATCAAGTGAAATTGATTCATATAAATTTACCAGTTTATCTTTTTGTTTACTTGTATCCTTAGATTTACTGGCTAATTTTTTTATAGGTTGATATCTTTGTAAATATTTAGGTGGATTTTTTTTATCAATTACCTTATATTCATCTAAAAGAGCGCCATTAGATACCTCATCGTCAATATCGAACATTCTATCTCCATCTTTAAATTGAGCATCAACTATATCTGATGTATGTGAATTATGGAATAAAAAATTTCTATTTATATCTAGATTTAGATCATCTAGGTGAATTAAATCCACATATTTTTTTTCAATTGTATCCCCTCCATACGATAGAAGTGATATTTTTGTATCAGGTTCTATGGTTTGATTAATTAAAAAATTGTGTCTTACTAAATACATATTTTCAGGAATTAAATCATCTTTGAATTCATCTATAGTGACTAATGAATTTTTGTTAAAATATCCATTAGTTTTAATGATAGATCTATATATTAAATATGGAGCCAAATCAGTTATATCTTCTATATTTCTCATCTCTTCTACCTTTATAGCAAATTCATTCGATTTTATGAGATTGGAACTAAACTTAGATATTTCTATATTATACGATTCCTTGATAATATTTGAAAAAAACTTGTGCTTTTCCAATAGTTTTTGATATTGTTTTCCACCATTAGCATATATAAATGATATTTGGGATTTTATATTAATTATTTGTTCTGATTCATTATCTTCTTTAGCTAAATTAAGTTTTTCAAATAAATCCTCAAGTTTGTTTAAAGTAATATAATATATAGGATTTTTGATTTCCCTTTTTAAATCTAATAATTCATATTGAATATCTTTATAACTCAATGAATTAATATTTTTTTCAAATATCTTATCATTTGTTTCAGGATTAGTTCCAGTTATTTTATATTTATTATTAATACATGTAAATTCTAACGGAAAATTAAATATTTTACCATCTATCGTCATATCATTGATATTGCCTTCTCTATATTTAACCATAAAATTTCTATATTCTCGTCTTTTTATAAAGAACTGCACCAAATCACTATTCAGAGATTCATAAATAATAGAATTAGTTTTCAATTGATTTAACTTTGAAGCCATTTATAATATAGATATATAAATATTTAATTTATATTTTTATATTTTTCAATTGATTATAATTCTAAGGCACTCAGCTCTTCTTGAAAGCCTGGTTCATTCCTCATATCTTCCGGCAATTTATTAAAAACCTCCATTTGTTCTTTATTTAATTGAATAGCAATATCTTCGTCTTCCTGGTCTTCTTCTCCAAAAATATCACTAAAAATATCATCAGCGCCTTGAATTAAATCATCATTTTTATCTAATAAAGTTGATGCACTGCTATCTTCATCATCTTCGTTACTATCTTCTTGTTCATCATCTTCATCGGTATCTTCTTGTTCATCATCTTCATCGGTATCTTCTTGTTCATTATCGTCACTATATTCTTGTTCATCATCGTCACTATCTTCTTGTTCATTATCGTCACTATCTTCTTGTTCATTATCGTCACTATATTCTTGTTCATCATCGTCTAATAATGATTGTTCTGACGTATTTATATCTGTAGTTGTTGATTTAAATAGATTTACATTAGGTTCTAACATATTTTCAACCGATAATTCATCTTCTAGACAATTATGAATTTTAACTAATATGATATCCTCCAGTTCATAATCTAGTAATTCCATCAATTTATACAATGAAATATTATTTCTATCAGGAACACATTTTTGATTTACTATTAAACCATTATCTAACTTATAATAAAATACATCTTTCATATCTTCAATTTGAGTAGTGATTTCTAAAAATTTAGCAGATGTAAATTTTTTATTTAATATGTAATCATCATCCGTGTTAATATTTAATAAGTTCAATTTAATCAAAAACTCTAATTGAATTTCAGTATCCTCGTCATTAAGTAATCTTCCAGATTCATCATATATTATTTTTTCAGTTGAATCTATTGTATATATACTTTTTATACCATTAAAACCAGTGAATGAGAAATTATCCTTTGTTACTTTCAAATTCTTTCTTTTAATACCACCTTCTTTATATTTTTCCCAATATATTTCTACAAGACTTTTACCCTTTAAGCTGCCTTTGTCTTGTTCTTCTAAAAAAGCCCTATCCTCATATTCTTTTCTAAAATGAGAACTATACAATGTTTTATCATCATTATTTAATCTTGGACCATAAATTTCAGCATCTTCGTCTGTAGGTTTTCTATATGTAGAACCTCTAGACTTATATCTAGTACTATTGTCTTCTCCATGTATCAAAAATTCATCATCTTCTTCAAACGAATCAACACCTTTCATATCAAAGGTTCTGGGACCTTCTTCTAATAAATATCTCTCAGAACCCGGTTCTCCCGGTGTAAGTGTTTTGGAAGGTTTCTTCTGATACATCATATCAAATAGTTTTGCTCTGAATCTTCCTATAGCTGAATTAGCTCTTTTTTCATAATATTTATTGAATGTTTCTACTGCTTTTTCTTTAGTTATTGAACCTTTTCGGTTACCATCATAATGTGAATCAGTCATACTATTATTATAATAATATATTAATTTTTCATAATACTATCGCTTTTTTGAACTATATATCTCAATTTATTTATGGTATTATCAACTGCTTCCTCTTTTGAGTAATTATATGAAAACACTACAGTTAATGCTATCAAAAATAAGAAAAAGATTAACATACTTCCATTAAACACAAATGTATTATTATTAAATATTAGTTTTTCTGCCTCATTATGTAATTTAGTCATATCTACTAGATTTGGATTCATATTTATATAAGGGTTAGAAAATAAGATATATTAAAATGCTTAAAAAACTTAAAATATTATCTTCTAATATCCCTAAAGAGTATAATGAAGGTTTTATAATTGATTATAAAAAAAATAATATTATAAATATATCTAAAAATTTTACCATCAAGATACCATTCAAATTATTAAAAAGTGATATCTTTAGTTTTGAATTATTAATAGATAAGAATAAACTTAATTTGAATTTTATAATTGATATTGATTATATAAAATCTAATATCAATAATTTTGAGTATATAAAAAACAAAAACTATATATTTTCATTATTAAAATGTGCTTTCAAAACTCACTATATAGATAATCAAAATATTGAAGTAATAAACCGATTTTTTGATATAAAAACTATTATATTGAAAGATGGTAATTCTATATTACGAGACAATATGATCAAATTAGATGATTTATATTTTAATTTAGATAAAGAAAATATATACACTACAAGTGATGATTATACAGTTTACTTAAAACCAAAGATTTATCTATTATTTGGAATCATGAATAACTATTCAATTCCCAATAATTACAAATTATGTATAATTGATGATAAATATAAATTAGACAAAAGTAACCTTATTATATGTAGTAACAATTCTAACAATATAACTAAACAAGATATAGAAAATTCTAATAGTATAGGAATTTGTAAAGATTTTTTTATGTCGAACGAATACTTAAAAATGTATAAATACTTTCATAATAACTATAAATCAATTAACGCATATAACAATTATAGAAATTATGTTAAACATACAAACCCTAATGATAAAATAATCAATATAGAAACTATGGATAATATGGTATTTATCATAAATAATGTAGAAAAAAAGTTATTAATGAAGCATCCAATTATACATAGTAATAATCATATACTAATAATTTCAAAAAAACTAACAGAATTAGATATGAATTATTCATATAAATTACTTGAATACAAATACTCTAGTTCAAACGTGAATATCAAAAAAATTTTAAGCTCTCAATGCTATTTTGATAGAAATAAATGTTTTTTATTGAAAATGTTCAGACAAGAGAGTAAGACAATAAACAATAAATTTATATTTGATTCAATTCAAAATAATTATAACATCTTCAACAATTACATAGACGATGAATGTCCTATAAACAGGATAAATATTGGATGTAATTGTAATATAAAACTACAATGCGGTCATAGTTTTATTTATGACAATATTGATCAGTTTTTTAAAAACAATAAGATATGTCCATATTGTTCATCAAATATTACTTCTGTAGATATAAATTTTTATAGTGAGCATATTATTAATTATATCTTTAAAGACATTGATATCAATGATAGAGATATTTATCTTTTTTATAGAAAATCTAATAAATTTTTAGATTTCATATCTAATTACTGCACATTTGCAATTAATATAGAAGATGATATTATAAATATAGAATTAGAACCTGATAGTATTATAGTCTTAGATATCAATATATCAGAGTACGAATTTACTAATTTATATATAACTAATCTAAATATAATTCATACATTGGAGCTAATAAAGTTTGATTTTTATTACTAGTTTGTATTATTTTTTATTGTAATATATTAAATGGCAAACGGATTAACTAAATACATACCTTATTCAATTATATATACTTCATTAATTGTATTCCTGATAGACTATATTTTTTTAAATAATTTACCAACTCCATTACCTAATTTATTTATGTTCTTAATGTATGGATTAGTATTTTTTACAATTTATAGTTATTCGATGTCAGTTAGTGCTTCAAAAGCAAAATGCGATAGAGTAAATAAGAAACGATCACTATATCATGCTATCAAATCTACATTAGTAGTATCAATTACTTATGTATGTGTGTACATGTTTAATAGTTTTAGATTTCCATTTAATGAATTAATAGGTAAAGGTGACCTTGGTAATTGTATAGCTGAAATTTTTTATATTAGTTTATCTCTATCATTAATGACTATATCAAACGCATATGATTCAGCAGAACTTACTTGCAAAATTAAACCATGGGAAATTAAAGAGAATCTCAAAGAGCTGGATAAACATTTAGATAAGAGATATTCAAAAAAGAAAACAAAGAAAATCGTAGTTAAAGACTAAAATAAAAATTATATATTTACAATTTTTATCTTACAAAGTAGTATATACCTAATATAACTATAGATATCATTATAAGAGTTGATAGTTTTATAAATGGTGTTCTTTTATTTATTTTATGAGGTTCTTCCTCCTTATTAAAATAATGAATATCTACTTTATTATTAAAAGAAACTCTTTTTTTACCAGGCATCTATTATTTATATATAAAATAATTCTTAAGCTCTTTATTTAACTCTATCAAAATAATTTTTACACCAAAATACTTTAGCCTTACCATTATTTGATATATCCCAAGAATCTAATTTTCCAACCAAATCGTTATATTGATCATCATCTTCGTATAGATTACCATATATACCTAGTAAATATGTGCGTTTTTTTGTATCGGGTCCTTGTATTTCAACAATCTTTAAAGGTTGTCGTCTATCTAATGGCTCAAATGTAATCTCATCATTATCAGTAATTTGATTAACAAATAAATAATCAGATGTATTTAATCCTATTTCAATGATAATTTTTTTTGTTATTTCATTACCTATAAATTCACTTATAACGTTATTTTTATAATCAAGTTGAAGTATATTATCAAAAAATATTGTGCTTAGTGGTATAGCAGTTTTTTTATACATCGAAATAGGATGTAATGCTGGTATTGAGATTACAAGTCCTATTGTTTTTCTACTTTCAATAATACTAGATATAATCAAACTTTTTGACGTTTCAACATCAACTGAAACCAACGATGGTAAAATAAATAATAAATTAACATCTATAAGTTCAGATATAATATTAACTATTCTACTAAAAAATTTATGAGCTTTTATATAAGAGTCTTGTCCAAGTTTTTCAAAAGATTCTTCTTCACCTTTTAAACTAACTGAACTTTTAATATATTGTGGATCATGTATATCGCCATTTATGAATCCTCTTATATCATCCATATTATATTTATATCTTTCAACAAGCTTATCACTTACCTCTATAAAATCTAACTGTTTATCTGAAGGATGGAGCATGTCATTTATAGTTTCTAGTAATGTTTTTCCACTTAATGGTTCAGTTCTATTCATTGAAGCTCTCAATAATAAAAGTTCTTTGTCCTCAACTGAAAAGAAGTCCAAATTAGGATATATAGTTGTAATTTTTTTAGGTTCCAATGGTTTATGTATTACTTGTCTTGAAAATTTAACTTTATGCTGCAACTTTACACTAGCTTCTAAATATTTTGTCATAACATTATCTTGAATCTGCTTACGAAATTTTCCTGATTTAAGTTTAGCTAAGCTAAAATTATTTCCTTCATCTAATGAATCTAATTTTTCTAAAAGAGATTCTGAAGTGATGATATTACTACTTATATTTACTAAAGTCTTTTTACTCATCTTATTATATACTTACAAGAAATTGTTTTTCCTCAACCAAACTAACTCAAAAATATAAAACATGATAAATGCTAAAAAAATCAATACTAATTGATAACTAAATACGGTTTTACCATATCCTAAACCAAATTTTTTAACTGTATTTTTATCAAACATTAACTCTGGTTTCAGATAATATATAGATACACTCGTGATAATGTAAAATATTATTACATACTTAATTCCATTTCTAACTTCAAACATTTATATTTAAGGGAGATTATTTTTTATAATATTATAATAATGATTGTCTATTTAATATTTTTATCCATTTTGATTATATTCTACTTTAGTAGACGAGTTAATCGTTTAGAAGACTATAATAACTATAAATCTATAATTATTACTCCCAATAAAGGTGTTTATAATCCAGTTATAATATTAGGTAATAGTAATATTATTTCAAAGTACATTAACTACACTATACATAAATATTTACCCATAACACCAAAAAACGTTAGCACTAATAACTATAATATATTGAAACAATACAAGAATAAAATAATAATATCCACTTTATATGATTTCTTAAAATTTAATGAGACAAATAAACATGATCTAAGATTTGTGATGCATTTATTTCAACAAGAATTAACAGTAATATCTAAAAATAGTAAATATAAGAATCTTAGTGATTTATATGGTAAAGACCTATACATCTATAGTATAAATTCATCAGAGTATTATGTTATTAGTAGAATACAGCAATACTATAATTTTAATATAAAAATTTTACCAAATAAATACAGATTCATAAGATATGATGATTTAGTTAAAATTTTTTCTGGAAAGGTAGAGAATATAGTATTTTTTACAAATCATCCTAATATCGATTTAATTAAACTAATCAAAAATTATAACTATTCTATTTTGAATATAGATAAAATCAATAATAAATTTTTTAGTAATATATTAATCAATTTTGAGGAAACAACCATTGATAGTAACTTGTATTATAAGCATCGAACTGATATGATTAATACAATAGTTAATCCTATAGTATTATTATCTGATAAAAATATTGATTCGGCTCAAATATTTAATCTTATAAATTTTATATATAGGAATTTTATGTTAGTAAAAAAAACAAAAAATCAATATATTCTGAATATTATAAAGTATTTTAATCTATCTAAGATTTTTACCTCAAGTTCTAATTTATATGAAGTGCATGATGGCGTAGAAGAATTTTATCGAAAATTTGGATTTCAATCTAATATTGACTCAAATATTTGTAGAAAAACAGTTTCTATTAAAAATTGCGAGAATGATGACATCAAGCTTAACCCATATCGATTCCATTAAAAATATATTGCGGTTTAGATTTATTAGAGTATTTTTTTCTATCTTTTTGATCTTCACAACATTTATCTACAATCTTCATACCATTGATTATACATCCTTTACATAAAGCATTTTGTAAGTTAATATATTTTCTAGGAGATATACGTGTAACTCCAACAGGTAATTCACATTGACCTGATATACATGAACCTTTTTTTGTATTAGAATCATAAAAAGGACATTCGGTATCTGAACTACACTTCTTATCCCAAACACCAAAAACACCAGTTCCATCGTTCTTCTCACATTCTATTTTATTAACAGCTTGTTTTCCATAACAATAATAAGGAAATACATCTATATTCTTAAATTTGTTTATAGGCTTTAAACTAGTCTCAGTTGAACTATATATATGTGTTTTTGGTAAATCATATCTTCCAAAAAGAGGACTTCCAAAAATATTAAGATTCGTTTGATTAATATCTTTCTCACTATTATCTAATTCATTTATAATACTTTTATACTGAATTCCACCTAATTTCAGACTTAAAATTACTATGTTATTATTTCTATACAATATTACATATTCTATCATAAAATATTTACTACCATGTATTAATTCGAACATCTGCTGACCTTCTATCGCTAACTTGTTAGATGTTTCTCCTAATCTTTTTATACGATAGTTTTTAAATTTAACCTGACAATTACCATTACAAATGTTCTTTTTGTGTTTGTATAAATAACTATCAATATTTTTAATTATTATATTTGATAACAATTTATTTGCTATATCTAAATTTTGTTTATTATATTTTTCACCTGTGAAACCTATTTTATAATCATAATCTGATTTAGTATATTCTAAAATCTTATCATTGGTATATTTAATATTTATACCTAGTAGTGCTTTATTTATAGTATTTGTTGTTATTATATTATCTGCACTATTATTATTCGAATAATTATTTATAGGTATTATCATCCTATAAGGTCTAAATATTTTATCTGTGTAATATAAATTCCTATTACATGTAAATGATTCAATAGAACCTAGAGAGATAATAATAATGCTGAAAATTAGTATTATAAGATACATCATTTTATAATATTAAAATATTTTATTCCTAGTCATCGCCACCATATATATTACCCATAGCTTCTTGGTCATATGCTCCCATTCCAAATTCTGTATCCCCATATTCTTCTTGGAACGCAAGTTCTTGCTGTATTACAGCATCAATACCTTCTTCATCCATACCAATATGTTCTCTCCCGTCTTCCGCCATATCTTCTCCATTCATAATCATTGTATTAATATCTACTTCTTCTTCAGCATACCCTGTAAATATGGTACCAATATTAAACCTTCTGAATAATTTTTGAGTTTCTCTCATTTCTCCTGTCATTCTATCAAAAGCATTCTTTCTATAGATATTTTCTTTAGCTCTTTTTGTTTTAATAGTCTGTTGAATATCCGCATCAGTTCTATTAATAGTATAAAGATAGTTTGTAATTTCATTGATTAGCATTACTCGTATATCGTATAATAAAGTATTTATTTCAGATTCAGATTGTGTGAAAATACTATTAAGATAAAATATTATTAAATCGTGAATGTATAAGCGAATTATAGATGGAATTGTCATGTTAAGACTTACTATATCACCATTAATGTTAAATTTTTTATTCAATGATAATAAATCTCTTAATATATCTATAGTAGCCGAAGTATCAGGTAAAATGTCTAAAAAATCAAGAGACTCACCTTCTTGTGATTTCTTCTTTAAAATTTCTGAGAGATTAGTTAGATTGTCTAACTTCTCTTTATAAATACTACTACCATAAAAATATAAATTATCTTCGGTATTATCTAACTTAACATGAAGCTTCATATCTGTTTTAGATTGAGGATTTATGTGCATGTTTTTAAGTCTATTTACAAACCCAATTATAATAGTTAATATATTTGTAAATGTATTAATATCTGAATTATATTCATTTATATTTATTAGAGTTTTGTTAAACTTGATTTGCTCTTGTATTTTATCTATAGTATCATATGAAATTTTAGTAAATTTATCAGATGTTAATTTAATCTCTTCGAAAAATTTATTATTTAGTAATTCATTACTATCTATATTTACTAATTTCATGAATAAATCCTTACTATCTCGTGTTTTGAAATAATTTGTAGACTCTAATAATGTTTGTAATGATTCAATTGAAGTTAATGAAAATGCTACTATACCACCTCTTGCTAATTCAGCACCCTGAATGTATAAATCAACATCTCCATTGAATTTTATTGATTTCATTTTTTCAGATATATTTTCATCAACACTGAATTCACTAAGTATATCGAGTCCAATAGATTCTATATATTTGAGAGTCATATCATTTACAGATTTGTCAATATTATGTTTAAATGGTATTAAATTATTTATCATTGGATAGGTTACGGTCTTATCAATAATTGAACTCTTATTAAATTCTGTATTTAATCTATTAAGTTCATCAAATAATTGGTCATTATTTAAACCCGCATATTGTTCTTCAACAGATTTCTCTATATCTGTTTTAAATTTTTTAGATACTATATCTATCAAAGCATATCCTTTATGTTTTAAAAGTAATTCCTTTTTTATCGGATCAGTTGATAAATCAATATCTCTAATACTTTTAAAATAAGCTATAAATGACATCTCAATATCTGATGTAGATAACCCTTCATTAATTGGATTCAATAAAAATTTAATATACAACTTATAATCTTCATCCATTAATACTCTATAATAACGTTTCTTGTATTTTAGTTCTTCATCGTCCAATATAGTAATACTATTTATCAATTTTAGCTGTTTCATTAAATATTTCTTAATATCTTCTTCATTTTTGTATAGATCTTTATTAAAAGTCATATAACTTTGTAAATTTCTGGGAATATGATCCATATTTATCAAATCTAAAGTATTTTCTCTACTATTTATCGAATTAGTAAACTGATCAATTTTTTTCATACTAGTTTCGATATTCTCAATAAGTGCTTTATCAGTAGGGTAATTTGTATTAAAATAATCTGTATATTTAGAATCTAATTTGTCGAATCCTAAACTGGAGATATAACTTGAAATATTATATGGCGAGTTATCTATATCAAATATTATCCTATTAATTATGGACATATACAAAAATCCTAATTTTGAGTAGAAAATATCTAGTTTGTGCACTATATTGTTATTTTCTAACAACAATTGATGTTTACTATCTTTTAATATTTTCAATTGTAATTGGTCAATATTTTCACCTGAAGTAATATCTAAAATTTGAGATTGTTTAGTGATTATCATCGCCTCATTCATATTATAAGAACTAATACTATCTTCAATTTGAGATCCTGTAAGATTAAGTGACTCAGGTGTTAAATTATTATTAGATTTCAATGGTGGTAAAAAGGTACTCCAAGTATAATCTATATCATTCAATTTATCTTGAGATATATTTTCAACAGACCTGTTTATTATCAAATCATTAATATAACTTGTATTTTTTACACCATCTAAGATCTTATTAAGAATGGTGTTATATTCTGGTACTAACGTTCTACCAAAACTAATATTTAAGATATTTCTAAAATAATCATTTAGTTGGTTATAAAATGTAATCAATTCTGGTTGAGAACGTGTGGCATCTTTCTCTTGAATAATTTTATTGTAAAGCATAGGTATAGCCAATTCAGGATTTTTAAATAGATTTTGGACAAAAAAACCAGATTTCTTTTCACGTCTTTCAGCACCTAGACTTATTAGTTTATAAGCAGGTAATGAATAAATCAATATTTGAGATAAATTAGCTAATATATTGTTAAGAATTTCCCCTGAACGATAACTATCATAATGATATTTGATTTTAGACATTAGCTTAGCATGTATTAATTTTACCACTTTTTTATCGTTAGCATCAGATTTGCTTTTCATTAATTCTTCGATTGAACTTTTATATTCAGTAGATGTTGATATATCATAATTTTCAATAAAATCGATTAAAATAGATTTTACATATGGAGCATATTGTTCAACAGATACTGTTTTAAATTTTTTAATATATTGGTCTTTAAACTGCTCTAAATCTTTATTAATAATATCACCAGACTTGTATATAATTGTAAAAAATTGTTTGATATTAAACATACTTTCTGAATTTATGACCATTTGATTGATAATAAAATTATAATCATTCTCTCTAAGAGAAATACCTAGTTTAGTTACAAGTAAATTAAGTATGATATCAGAGGTTTTCTTAGCAAGAATCATACTAGGCATTGTAAATGAATCATCACTTTCTTCGTAAGAACTAACTTTTTCTCTAAAATTGATGACTTTATTATCTTTACCAAATCCTTCAAATTCACTATACTTAATATTATCTATTGCTTCACCGCAATTACTACATATATGATATTCGCCATTTTTTTGACCATTACTCCACTTTTCTCTTATTTCATTTATTACTTTTTCTCTAACACTATTATCTCTAAAAAGTAATTTTTTGTAATCTAAATAATGCTTACAACATATAGGAACATCTATTTTATCTGAATCATAGTATATCCATTTTGATGAATACTCATTGGCTTCCTCAGTATCTTTCATTTTTGGATTAGTACTATATCCTAAACCATATTTATCAATAAATTCAAAAAGTCTTTCCATTCTCATGTCAAAATCTTTTGGTTCATATGTATTTTGTAGTAATAACCGTAATTTTTTTGAAGGATATACCAACTTTTTGTCTAATTTATCACCTGAATAGCTGAATTTTTTACTAGCATATATGTTTTTATTATGTACTTGTTTAATTCGTTTATTGAGATGTTCTTTAACCGATATTATCTTATTATCTACACTATTTTTGTATTCTAATAGTTTAGCAATCAAAACACGTTTTTTATTTATTTTAGATATATTCAAATAACCTCTATACATTGGTGTAGGTATATAGTTATCTCCAATCTTAATACAGTCGATATCATCTGATTCATCTCTTTCATCAGTAACAGAACATATAGATTCTATATCTTTTATTGAATATTTAAGTAAATCCAATTTATACATGTAGCATTTTTGTATCTCTGAATAAGTATCTTTATCTACTGAAATCCATTTATTAGACTTTCTGAAAAATAGGTATTTTTTATCTGAATCTAATAGAGCATAATCATTATTATCAATGTAATCGTCTAGACTCATACTGCTACTCATTTCTGTTAATTTTTTGAATAATTCATCATCTATTGAATCGGTTAACTTATTCCATTTCATAATGTAATTATCGATTTCAGAATTAGATAAAAACATGAATTTATCTGAAATAGCTTTTTTCAAATCGGAATCAAGTGGTAAATTAGAACTATAACTTCCGTCATCTCTATCAGGATTTATAGATATTAAGTTACTTTTGAGTAATCTAAGTCCAATTATCACTATATCATTAATATAATTAAACTTTGTATTTAATTTTATTTCTTTATCATTATCAGCTAATACTTCCTCCAGGGATGAATATACTTTTTTCACTTTGACAGAGTTACACTTATCTAAATAATAAGAATACTGTTCTTTTTCTCTTTCAAATAATTTACTAGCTTGTTTATACTGATTATCTAAAAGAATAAGAGTATCTTGTGAAATATCGTCTGATAATCTACTATTTATACTATTTTTTACATTATATAAGTTCAAAAGATTAAGCAATGATATAAACTCATCTCCTCCAAATCTGGAGTTCTTAATTTGTTTCAAAAATGCCAATTCATTAATTTTATTGGTAGTAAAGCTTTTATTTGATAAATACATTTTTTTATATAACTTTATAGAATTAACAATTTGATAGGATTCAAGAAATTGTGATATTTCACTATCAAATGACTCAGGACGATTGATAAGTTGTTTTATTATAGATCTATTGCCAATAATACCTTCACGTTCTATTATTTTATTAAATACATTCTCTTTTATACTTTCAACATCATCCAGTTCTTTTTCTTCGTCTATATCTAAGAATTTTATAGCAAATAATCTAATAATTGATAAATTAGGTAGAGATTGTATATAGGTGTTTAATCTATTATCAAATTCTTCCAATACTTTATCTTCGAAATCTTCATCTTGATGAATTGTATCCTCAATATTGTATAGTATCTTAACTATTGTTTCATTAAACTCAATAAATTTATTATTAAGAGCGATCTTATCGTATTTTAATATGTAATCAGTCGCTTTTTGTTCAAGAATTTTAGATATATTTTTGATAACATTGCTACTAATTTTTTGAACATCTGTATTAGACAAATGTAAAAAGTCTGTTCCATATTTATTAATGATTTCATTAATTTCGCTAATATTTTCAGCTTTTTTGAGATTATCAACTTCAATATCTACAATTTGAGTAGTGGTAGGTAATAACGTATTAATATACTCTTGATAATCTTCAGATGATAAGGTTCTTTTATTATCTTTATTAAAATATATAAAATAATTTTTACTAGGATCGTAATCATCATAATTGAAACTTGTAACATCGTTTATTACCTCAATTTCATTACTAATATCATAGTTCAAACCTATGTTGCCTAAATCCATTGAGTCATTAAATAATTTTGGATATACTTTAGTATTATCTTCAGAAGTATATTCATTATTTGCTAAAACACTCTTGAATTTTGAATATGGACTCTGTATGAACATACCAACAACTTTTAAAGTTTCGCCTGAATATATATCCTTTTTTTCAGGAGCTTTTGTTATAGATTTTCTCAAATCATCATTACCAAGTATATATAAATTATCGCCTGTCTTATTAGTGCCATTGCATGTTTTGATGTCTTTTTTCCTATTACCTCTATTATCTACTATAAATTTTTCATCGTATATATCATTTATGTAATATTCACGAGGAATAGTCCTTCTTTTTATGAAATCAATCAAGTTAGTTTCATTATTTTCTTGGGTAGGATCTATTATACACTTATTATCATTAGTACAATTTCTATATACTTCCGTTTCAATTTTTTGATTATCAATTATATAATATTCAGAGTCTATTTCTTCATCAATCTTAGGTAGATGAGTAGCATATAAATTATTAAAACTTACCTTAGTTCCTTCACCTTCATCATCAGGATCATCAATTGTTAAATCTCCACCTTCATACATCTTACTTATATAAGTTTTATAACCATCAATACCTTGAGAACTATTACTATAACTTTTTATAAGCTGTATTTTGATTTCAACTTCTCCTGTTTTTGAGTTACCTTCTTCGTCTGTGGTTATTGACGCAACAGGTTTGGGTAAAACTATGATATTATTAGTATCGTCATCACCCAGTATATCTTGATTAGAATAAAATATTTTTTTATCTTCTACAATGGGGTAAATATTTGTATCCTTAAATTTACCATCCATAATATGTTGTTTATATGGTTTAAATTCTAATACTTTATTATCTATGTCAATGTGAAGTTTGTTATTGTTCAAGTCTGTAAATACTTGGGACTCAATTTCAAGTAAACTAATATTCTTATCTTTTTTATAGTATTCTAATAATAATTCAGATATAAGAGATTTTCTTTTTTCTTCAGATAATTGAGTTTCCCATTGAGATAAATTTTGTTGAACAAGAACATCTACAGCTTCAACTTGTTCTTCCATTACATCATCAAAATCGATTATAAAATTAGGAACATCTTCTTCTAATTCAGTTTCAGATACTATTTGAGTATCAACAGGTGTTTCTGAAACTTCAGGAGTGCTGGCTATAGATATCATAAAATTAGATATGTCTTCTTCTTCCTCAATAGTAATATCAGATATGACTTTTTTTTTAATATTAATAATAGATATATCATCAGTTATAAGAATACTATCACCCTGTGTTAGACTAGAATATGTTATAGCTATAAATTTTTGATCATTTGGAAAATTACCACTATTACTTTTAATCGCTATCTTTTTATCATTATTTCTTTTAACTACAACATCATAATTTATTGTATCATCTGATGTTTGAAAAGTAACAATATAAATATCGTCTAAAACCATTTCCCTTAGATAGTCCTTTATCAGGTCATTAGTTTTCCCCGATAAATTAAAATTATTTTGTTGTTCAGCAGACATTTATAATAGTGTTATATATTTTTTTTGAATTTATCACTAATAATTTTATTACAACTTAAAGAATTCTATATACATATATTATATAACATGAATCATCCTATAATAAACCATATTTGTTCTTCTAATGGCACTTTAGATAATAAATTAGAATCATTTAAAAAAAATAATAGGGTTATGTTTAAGAAACATGGCGATTTACTTATTGCAAAATATGATAATTGTGCTAAGTATGGAAGTTTGATCGAAAGATCATGTAGAGGAGTTATAATAGATACTCAATCAAATACATTAATATGTCCATCAATTAATGGTGGTATTAGTTATGAGGAGTTTAAAAATACTATCCCATTTAAATATCTTGCTCTTGAGGAAAACATTGAAGGAACACTGATTAATTTGTATTTTTGGAATAATAGATGGAATGTATCTACTAAGTTTAATATAAATGCTGATGAATCAAGATTTAGAAGTTTAAAGACTTATAGACAAGTATTTGATAGTGTATTTGATTGGAAAAATATAGAACCCAAATTAGATAATAATTTTGCTTATAGTTTTGTTCTATCTTTTAAAGATAATAAACTTGTAACACCGATTAATAGCACTACTATTCACCATGTAGAGACTATTAATAGAATTACTGGTGAAAGAGTATTTATTGATATTGGCGTGCCTCATCCTAAGATTTTTTATGTAGGTAATACTCAACCAGGTATAAATAATACCCTTGGTAGTGAATTATGTGAATATTCTCATCTTGATGAACTTTTAGACAAACAAGATTTTACAAAAAGAGGATTCATGTTGTATTCCCTTGATAGAAAATATAGATGTAGTCTTATAAATCCAAAATATCAAAAAGTTTTAGATATGGTCAAAGACCAATCAGATATTAATTACTTAGCATTTGAAAGTATTTATTATAAGAAAAATGCTGAAGAACTACTTAAATATTGTCCTGAACATAGAAAAGCATTTAATGATGTTGAAACTATGTTTAATTCATTTGTAGATAAATTATATAAATTATATGTAAATAAGTATTGTTATCATCAAACCGTAAAATATGATAATAAAGTAGGTAAAACACTTAAACTTATTCAAAAAGAATATTCATCTACACGAGTTAAGGTTACATATGAAATGGCTGAAAAAATTTTATTAGAGCAAGATTGTCCATACGTATTTTGTATGATATTTAAATAAATAATAAAAAATTTTATTATCTATTTATTACATTTCTGGAGGAGGCATAGCGGGAGATCTAGGAGAATATGCTTCTCCTAATCTGTGCGAGATACTTGTATTATTTGTATGATTAATATACTCGTTACTATCTTCTACAGAGTATGTAGTTTCAGTATTTTGAGTAACTAATTTAAAAGTTCTAACAAAATCACTTAAATCTTGTAGAGTGCTATTAATAGCGTCAACGAATAGACAGGTAAGAAACATATGTGTTACAGTTAGTTTATCCTGATTTTCAAGATTATCGATATGTAGGTCTTTTTTACCTTCAATATTATTATCATTAATTTTTGTGAATATATTCTGAATTTCACTAATCATGGTGCTCTTGTTTAAATTTTTATGTGGAACTAAGATGAATTCTATTTCTTCTACGGTGGGATGAGGCATTCTATAAGAAGCGATTGATAGTAAATTATCGAGATTTTTAGAGTCGGCTAGATATGAAGTTCTTAAATAATGTTGAACAATATTACCAAGTGTATGATTCTCATCTTTGATCATGATAGAAAGTCCTTCTCCTACTCTAGATGTAAGATTATTCAGTTCAAGTTTATTATTTGATTCTAATTTTACGGTATCTCCCTCATTGTTGAATAAGATACTATTTCTAACATCAACAATATTAAGAGAAAGGTTAAACATCGAATCTATTACAATTTGGTCAGGATTTAATGACCCTATACTTTCAATAGAGTATTTAAAATGATTTGGATTGCCGGCATCATCTCTAGTATAAACACGTTGTTTATCTAATAGATTAAAACTATTGTGCATTTTTTCAATTTCTATATCAGATAAGACATTTAATTTTTTTGATAGTCTCTCTGCCTGTAACTGTTCCACTTTATGTTTAAATACAGTTTCAACTTCACTATCTTCATCGACTTGAAATTCATAAGTAACTGTTCCTGTAGGATCATGTCTCGCATTTTGTTTACCTAATCCTATTCTTGGAAAGCACTTAATATTCATCTCTTCTCCATCTTCACCATCGGAGATATTATATTTTAGTTTATTAATAATTATAGGGTCATTTGTAAACACATCGTGTGGGAAAAAGTGTTGAGTATCAAGTTCAGTATCTTCTCCAAGTTTTACTAGAAAATTATCAGTCGTTACATTAATAATGCCAAATTGGTCCCTCATATGAGAAGACTGACCATTATTTTTTACATTAATAATAAATACTGGAATATCTTCTTCGTTTGTAAATTCATATTCTCGTTTACAAGTTTTTGAGTTGAATTTAGTTCCAAATGAAATATTAGTATTATCTTGCATATTAATAGGTACCAATGATAAACGATGTGTTAAAAACTCATTATGTAATGAACTGGTATTATTACTAACTATAATAGATTTACTTTGATATGAATCGTCAAATGTAACTGTAGGACATAGCGATGAACATACTCTTCTTAGAGCATTTGCCATAGCAACGGGAATATTCTTTAATTCAAATTTTGTTTTAAAATGGATTTCATTTTGATTAATTTTATTGTAATTATTAAGAGAAAAATTATTTTCCGAACCAAAGATATCAATACTTTGAGATTCGCCAGTTGTAACTTGACTCATAACATTTGTTGGATTAGAGAGAGATGTCATTTAATATATTATTATAAGTTATTTTACTTTTAAAGTTATATCAAATTTTTATTATTTTAAGTGTGTTAAAAAACGATTAAAAAATTATCTTTAGGATATATAAAAATGTCAAATAAACCATTATTATTTTATTCTCAAAAAGATGCGAATTGTATCAATCTCTGGAAAAAATTACAAAGTGATAATAAACTAAATGATTTTGTGAAAATTTGTGTTGATAATAATAATAAGATTCCTTCAATGGTAACAACAATTCCGTCTATATACATGTCCGGAAGACCTCTTGTTCATGGTGCTGGAATTAATATGTTTTTAAGTTCATTCTCTGGTTCTGCTCAAGCACCACAGGCTTCTCAGACTGGAAACAATGCTAGACCAAATTTTCAACAACAACCAAGTAATACTAATCAATTTGATAAACCTCCTGAAATTGAAAGTTCTACAAATAATTTAAATGGTATTTCTGATTTTAACGCTGTAGAAATGGGAGGAGCATGGTCGGATAAGTATTCATTTATACAGGAAAATCCTTCACCTATGTCATTTTGTTATCAATTTCTTGATGGAGAAAAAGACAATCAAATCACAGGACATCAAGTATCTTCAAATAATCAGATGGGTGGCCAAGGAACAAGAAAATCCGGTGGTAATGAAAATAAATTACAACAACTTCAACAAGAAAGAGATAACCTTTTCCCTGTAAGAAGATAAATAAATATATAAAATAATAAATTCGTATAAGCTTAAGGATTATTTTATATATATTAGATAAATGAGTGTAGAAACGATATTTACAACCCAACTTCTCAACTTGATGAATACTCTTAGTAATAGATTTCCAGACGATAAAGATATATCTCTTGGAATTACTGGTATTGAACAACTTAAAGCTGTTAATCAGAAAAAAGTTGTCGATATGTTTGTTTTATATTGTTATAAATTTAGAACAGAAGTAATGAGTAAAAATGATTCTTTTTTTCTAGATAGAGACTTTATAAGTGAAGATCTGGGAAAAGATTCTGAAAGTTCATCAGGAACACTAATAATGAATAACTTAAAAAGACATTGGGGTGAATTAGAAACAGCAGAAAGAGACGCTATTTGGAAATATTTACAAGTATTGATGACATTATGTGATAAATATATCAAAAAATCTCTTAATAAATAATTTTAATTATATAAATATAACTATTTAAAAGTTACATTTGTATTATTATGTATAAGATGGATAAATTCAATGAAAATTTAAAGTTGTTGTTAGAACAAATAACCAAAGTATTTCCCGAACAAAAAGACCATATAGAAAGTATGTATAATTTTGAAGAACCTGGGGACCAGTATCTTAGAAGATTTTATTTAAATTGTAGAACTATGGGAGATGATGTCTCTTCAAAGAATGAGATCATATTTTCTAAAGAAAATACCATTTTAGATGGTGTAGATTTTTATGAAATTTGGAACTCAGAAAAAATAAATGGAGATATGAAAAAGAATATATGGAAATATCTTCACACACTATATGTCTACGCATATGAATATGAAAAAGATCAAGATCTTAAAACAATTATGCAAGAATTAAAAAAAATGGGTGGAAATAGAGAATCAATGGATGAAGACACTCGAACATTGGCAAATATCATTGATAGTCTTACTGGTAAGTTCGATAAAGCGCCTGAAGGAATGGAAGAAGATAAGCAACCCGACAGCGATGAACCATTCTCTAATTTCGCGGCACCAGAATTATTTGATGGTATGATTGGTGATTTGGCGAAGGAAATAGCAGATGAAATTAATCCAGAAGAATTAAATTTAGACGATCCTTCACAATTATTAAAGGATTTAATGAGTGGTAATTTCGATATGGAAAATGATAATTCTGGAATAAGTAATCTTGTTAAAAACATTACAGGTAAAATACAAAATAAGTTAGCAAGTGGTAATTTAGATGAAAGTGCTTTATTTGCCGAAGCTCAAAGTGTTATGCAGAACTTTGGTAAAGGAGGTAAAAGTAACGGTGCTTTTGGAGGACAAATGGGTAAAATGTTTGAAACTATGATGCAAGGTGGAATGGGTGGTATGGCTGATGGAATGGATGAAGAACAAATGAATATATTTAAAAACGCCCAAAATATTGTTAATAATGGTGGAGCCGGAAATGCCCAAGCCTTAAAAACAGAATATGATAGAAAAGTAACTAAAGATAGACTAAGAGCTAAATTAGAATTAAAAAGACAAGAATTGGAAGATAAAGAAAAAGAGCTCGCTGAAAAGGCTAAAATGCAAGCTGATTATGAAGCTAATGTAGATCTAGATGCGTTGGCAGCTGAAATTGAAGCAATAGGTTCAGATAAATCTGATAAATCAAATAATAGTAATAACAGTAAAAAGTCTAAAAAAGGTAAAAAGAAAAAACATTAAGTAGAAAAAAAAAAGTATGAATAATATAAATGAACTCTATTATTAATACTTTTAAACTGAGTGGTCTTAATTTACTTAAGCAAAAAAAAATTGAAAAAAGAGATGAATTTTGGTACAATGATCTGAGCATATTGGTTGCTACTGATAGGTTAGATGAATTCTTTCCCTCTAAATCAATGACTTTTGAAGAACAACTGAATGCTTTCGTGAGATTAATGGCCTACATATCTATTATATTGACATCTTACAGTAGAGACGTTAATTATATCTATATTTTAATTGCTTCAATCATTTTTACATATCTGATTTATAGATATTCGGATGGTGAATCTTTAGGAAAGACCAAAAAAGAGGATTTTATCTCTAATTACGATTCTAAGAAAAACTATATTTTACCAAGCATTGATAATCCATTTATGAATGTCCAATTTGACGATTATATTAAAAATCCCAATAGAGATGCTATATCGAAATTAAATAATTATAAAAATCCTAATCTTAATAAATTAATTGACGAGAAATTTAATTATAATTTATACAAAGATGTAAGTGATATATTTGGTAAGAATAATTCACAAAGACAGTTTTATACTACACCAGTCACAACTATCCCCAATGACCAAGGTTCATTTGCTGATTGGTTATATAAAACACCACCAACATGTAAAGAAAATAATGGCAATCAATGTGTTGCTAATAACTTTTATAATTTAAAACAAAGCTCTAATTTTAAAAATATAGTATAATCTTATAAACATAAAATATTTTATAATATTATATTAAATGGAAAACAATCCTAACTGTGTTGACTTTAGTAAGAATCAATCATTTGGAATTCAACAATTAACTCGATTAAGAGAAGATAATTGTTATTTGGATGTCCACAATGAAAGTAGTTCCGCCCCAGGTGAATATTCTGTTTCAAATCACAATGACTGTGTATGCGAAGCTATAAACACTAAAGAACTATCTCTCCAACAACCATCTACATTTTATAGAGATGGTTATGGATGGACATCAAATAATGGATGTAATGTCGATAATGATTCCAAATTAAGAAACGCCAGAAATTTAACAAATGAAGGTGAAATTAATCAATTATTTACAAGACCTTATTTAACTACACCTTATATGGGTAGAGGAGCTGGCAATATATGTGATGAAAGTAACTTAAGAAGTGCCGAAGATACTTATCAAAATAGACAATGTAATACATTATCTGGAATATATATTGATAGATTTGTTCCACAATTGGCATGTATTAAGGATAATATTCAAAATCCTAGACATTTAATCCCTGAAGACAATCATGAATCTTGGGTAAGAGGCGGACAGCCATCAAGACAAATTATTAGAAATAAAGATTATCTTAAGAAATGTGGATATAAATTCGATGGAAAAGTTTGGAGTAAATAAATAATAATTTAAAATTAACTGTATTTTAAATAATTTTTATTAAAAACTAGTAATGCTAAAGAATAAAAATATTCTTATAATATATATATAATGAGTTACAATAGACTTAGATACGATCAATGTGCTTACAATACTGAAATTAATCAATCTGTAGGTCCACTTGAATACCTTTTGAATCCTATGAAATACGAAAATTGTCAAAAATGTAGACATGAATTCGGTTTAGTTGGTGGAACTAATGTATCAAATATTAAAGGAAATCTTGTTGATTTAGAAAATGACCTCAGAGGACAAACGAGACAAAACACTAAATGTCCAACGCTTAAATATCAACCCACCGAAGGAAATACAATTCAAGTTGCTGGAAACGCATGCAATTCGCAAAGAACAATCGATCTTACAAAAGTTCATCTTCCTCCTTGTCAAATGCTTAGATTTCCCCCTACACCTCTCCCTCAAGCACCACAATACGATAGTTGCCCTGCTCCTAAATGCGATACTCAATCTCCCTGTGACAGACAATAAATAATTAAATAAGTATTTTACTATTTTCAATAAAATATTTATAGCAATTTAAATCCTTATCTAAATTTTAAAAAATTATATAATATATATATAAATGAGTTTTACAAATCTTAGTTATGATAAAGGGGCTTACACTTCAGTATTAAATCAATCCGTTGGTCCAGGTGTTTATAGACTTGGGGAACCAAATACAAACTGTGGTGAAAACTCCCAATGCTATCCCTACCCTCCAACTGTTAGACTTCAAAGACAAGGCGACTCCATATCGAGTAATAAACTTCTCATTGATGTTGACTCAGAATTATTAGGTATTACTAGAAAATTATCTGAAGATCCTAATAAACAATTTCAACCACAATGTGTCGATAAAGTATGTTCAAGTGGTGAATCTTGTGGACAAGGTGTCACTGGACAATGTTCAGGTATGAAACCAGGACAAAGAGCCGGTGACCAAAACTTAAGACATTGGAAAGATTGTTATATTCCAGCAGAAGATACCAGACTCTCAAACCCATCATGTAATCTTAGAGGAACTGGATGGAACAGATTTGAATGGTTATGTCAAAATCCACAAGCAAGAGTTGAAATTCCTTTCGATTACAATATCTCGAATAGAATTGTTGTTAAAGATAATCACAGACCTTGCATTCCAACTCCTGTAGATCCCACACAAGCCCTTCCAAAAGGTGGAGAACTTCCATGCGAGCCTACTCAATTAACTTGTGCCGCTTTTACTCAACCTAACTCAGTTCATTGGCAAACTGCTGATAATATCAGAAAATATTAAGAGAATGATTATCTGCTTTATTTTTTAATATCTTGTTAAACTTATTAAAAAATAAAATTATATATATTAAATGGAAAACATACTTACAGGAACTGCTATAGGTGCTGGTTATTTATTAAATAGGGATTCTAAGAATTCAAGAACAAAGGAAAACGTCGAGAACCTTTTTCATGAGCCTTCTAATCAGTTTACATATTCTTCTAATTTTTATGAAAAGGCTAAGAATAAAGAGTCTGAATTAGCAAATCGAAATTTTTTTAATGCTAAAAATGCAATTCAAAATAATATCATACCGCCACAATTCAATAATAAGATATTTAATAGAGATAATTTACCTAAAAATACTGATAATTATGAACAGAATAATCCTTCTGTCATTGTTTCGCCATTAACTGGGGTTCCAATTTCATCAAAGGAATTTACACATAATAATATGGTTCCTTTTTTTGGTTCAAGAGTCAGACAAAATATTGATATAAATAAACCAAATTCAACTTTATCAAACCATACAGGAATGGAAAACTTTACCGTTAATAAAAGAGAACAAAAACCATTATTTGAACCTACAAAAGATGTAAATATTCAATATGGAACTCAAAACCAAAATAATAGTATTCAATCTAGAATTAATACTACACAATATAGAAGAAATGAACTACCATTTGATAAACAACATGTTGGACCTGGATTAAACAAAGGATATTCCGCTAAACCTACTGGTGGCTTTCATCCCGATGTTAGAGATTATGTATTACCTAAAAGTATCGATGAACTTAGACCTAAATCTAATCCTCAAATTTCTTATAAAGGCAGAGTTATTAGAGGTCAATCTATTGTAGGAAAACAAACAAAAGTAGCAGAAGTTGCTAAAAACAGACCAGATACTTTTTATGTTCAAAATGCTGACCGTTATTTGACTACAACAGGTGCTTATCTTAAAGAGACAAAAAGACCTTGTATTATTGCTAAAGATACAAATAGAAAACATTCTAGATATTTTACTCCTAGTGCTGGTCCAGCCGTTAAGAAAAATGAAACAGCCAGATCATTATATAAAAAATCTACTAAAAATATCTATAAAAAGGATAGTGTTAGAAATGCTCATAGAACAGGAGCATGGGAAAATGAAGAATTTGGAGATTATGGTAAATCTGGTATAGAATTACCTGAAAATGAAAGAGCTATTACTGGTCAAAGAACTCATACTAGTAATCTAACCTCTCTAGTTAAATCAATTGTAGCTCCCTTATTAGATGTTATGAAAACTACTAAAAAAGAAAATACTATTGGTAATGCTAGACAATCAGGTAATATGGGTGGTGGTAATACAAAGAATGTAGCATGGGACCCTAACGATGTTGCTAGAACAACTATTAAAGAAACTAATATTCATGATAATAGAAGTGGTAATTTAGGTTCAAATCAAAAAGGTGTCGCATATGATCCTAACGATGTTGCCAGAACTACTATTAAAGAAACCAATATTCACGACAATAGAAGTGGAAATCTCGAATCTAATCAAAAAGGTGTCGCATATGATCCTAACGATGTTGCCAGAACTACTATCAAAGAAACTAATATCCATGATAATAGAAGTGGTAATCTTGAATCCAATCAAAGAGGAGTAGCATATGATCCTAACGATATTGCTAGAACAACTATCAAAGAAACAAACATTCATGATAATAGAAGTGGTAATTTAGGTTCCAATCAAAAAGGTGTAGCATATGACCCGAATGATGTGGCCAGAACGACTATTAAAGAAACCAATATTCATGATACGAGACATGGAAATATTAATACAACAATGAATCAAGGTGGAACAGTATTAGATAAAAAAGAAATGAAATTTAGAACAACTATTAGAGAAACTCTCAAAAGTGAAGAAACAACTATGAATATGAAATCTAGAGCAAGAGGTGTAGCATATGACCCAAATGATGTTGCCAGAACAACTATTAAGGAAACAAATATTGATAACAATCATTCTGGTAATCTTAAAGGTCCAATAAAACTAACTTCATATGATCCAAACGATGTTGCCAGAACAACTATTAAAGAAACTAATATACATGATGTCAGAACTGGTAATGTGGGAGGTCTTAACAAGGATGGGGCATATATTACAAACGAAATGGAAGCACCTAATACTAATAGACAATTTACATCCGATCATGAATACAGTGGTATTGCCGATAACAATAGAACAGGTCTTGGTTATCTTACTAATGAAAAAGAAGCACCTAATACTAATAGACAATTTACATCAGACCATGAATATGAAGGTGGAGCTAATAGTATGTATAAAAGACCTAAAACATACTCAACCGCATATAATATGAGACAAAATGAAGTTAGAGAAGGGACTCTTAAAGGAAGATCTCCTACGCCTCAAGGAACAAAGGTTACTAATGGTAAAGATAAAATTAATATGGAATCTAAAAAATTAGAAGGTGATTATATTAATACTAGAGATTTAGCTAGTAATAAAGTATATAACTCTATTGGAGAAGTTAAATTATGCTCTGTTACTGCTGAAAAAAATCAATACGATTATAAGATAATGGATGAACGAATTGACCCTGATTTATTAAGCGCATTTAATCAAAATCCATATACTAAACCACTTAACTCTTATTAAATTAATATTTAAAGATATTATTGATTTAATTATAATATTATGTCGGAAACTTTATTAGCAGGTGTATTAGGTGCTGTCATAACCGGTTGTTGTGGTATAAGTCTATATATTGTAAAAAGAATGTGCTCTTGTATGTGTCCAGGTAAATGTGAAATAGATTTTCATTGTGGTGAAAATATGCCTGAAAATTCTCCTATACGAATATTAAATGATATTTATCAAGAACCTAGTGACAAGTTTTATAATACTACAAATCCATGTAAACCATTGGCAATAAAAAATAGAAATGAAAATAAATGGGAAATTAATATTCCACCACACATCAAAGAAGGTCTAGATATGAAAGTCCATATTTTCAGACACGTTGAAACATTGCCTAACTCTGGTAAACACTTTATGCGAATTAATATTAAAAATTTATCACATCCAGAGAAAGCCCATTTTTTTATTAGGAGATGGACAGGTGGAAAAAATAAATTCGATGAATCAACTAAAAGACATTATGTACAAGAAGTGTATGAAGGTATCAATTTTATTTATAAAGACTCATTTATAGATAACTCTAATTATGATGTCGATAAAGAACAAATAGGTATAGAAATAAAAGGTGTTCTTAATGAAACTGTGAAGTGTGAAATCACAGAAGTTTATTATGGTGAATATCCAACAAAAATAGCTAAGTCTTGTTGTAATAAACTACAATGTTGGTATAGATGTTTTGATAATCCCAATACTAATGATAATGAATCTCCTTGAATAATTTTAAATGAAATTTGATCGATAATCATATTATTAATTAAATTTATATATCTATCATGAATAAATCAATTATAGAAAAATTTCACGAATTTGTTCGCCAAACGTATAAATATGATTTTAGAGATGGAAATCTTTTATATCTATCAAATGGTATGGGTGGTGAAGCCGGTGAAGTTCAAAATGAAGTCAAAAAACTATATAGAGCATTAAATCAAGGGAAGACCCAAGATGAAAGTGATAATGAAATATCATTAAGAAAAGAGAATATTAAAAAAGAAATAGGAGATGTTTTATGGTATTTATTTGCTATGGCAAATGAAATTGAAGTTAATATTGAGGAAGTAATACAAATAAATATGAACAAAAACAATGATAAGCTATTATAACTACTTAAAATAAAATATTTAATATTATCTATTATGAAGAGGGTTTATTCAATTGATGAAATTAAATCTATTATATCATCAGAAGGATATATTGATTTATTTTTTTATAAAGGCTTTTGTGATTATTCTAATCAAATTTATAGACTATTTTTATCTCATAAACATATAGATATACATATCCTATCTTATAAAATATTTGATACACTAACTGTTCAATTTGATGTAGATATGGTTCCAAGTATTATCAGATTAACTTCTGATGGTATATCTAATCGATATACTGGAAAATCTCAAATAAGTGAGTATATTCTTTGTAATGAAAAGAAGATTGAAAGTCAAATAATAAAAGAAATACATAAGGAGCAATCAACTCAGACATCCGAAACTAGAAATATATTAAATACTACAGACGATACATCATATAGTTCAGCCAGATATATAATTACCGAATCTTCAGAGAGTGATGATTTGACTATATAGACCAATCTATGGGAGTTTTATTATTTTTAACAAGTAATTCATTTGCTTTACTAAAATACTTTTTACCAAAAAACCCACCTCTATTTGCTGATAATGGACTAGGATGAGTTCCTTCAATAATGTGATGTGTATCATTTATAAACTTTTTTTTAGATTTAGCATAATTACCCCATAGTATAAATACTATAGGATCATTAGATGTATCACTTATATGCTTTATAATATTATTTGTAAAATTTTCCCATATATTCAGATGAGAACCAGCTAATCTTTCATGAACAGTCAATGATGAATTTAATAATAATACCCCTTGACTCGCCAAATTACTAAAGTCATCTGAACTTCGTGTAATATTTAGATCATTTTTGAGCTCTTTATAAATATTGCGTAAACTTGGTGGTATTTTAATACCTTCATTTATAGAAAAACATAATCCATTTGCCTGTCCTTTACCATGATAGCAATCTTGTCCAATTATAACGACATTAATATTATTTATATCACATAGTTCAAACGCTTTAAAAATATTGTTGGTAGGAGGATATACTTCTAAATTTTCTAATTCAAGTTTTTTTTGATGGATTTTATTTGAAATTTCAAACAATTCAGCACTATTTTTTTCAAAATATTGATGCCAGTCATTGCCTGGATATGTAAATGGAAACATCTTTTATTCGTCTGAAAATAAAAGATATTTAATCAAATTTCAAATTATTTGAAAATAAACTTGGATAATCGGTAAAAATACCTTTAACACCTATATCTCCATAATATTTATACTTGAAAGTGTAATTAACTGTCCATATATATTTATCAATGTTATAACAAAGGTACTTATCTATAAATTCTTCTTCTATAGATATATAATCTATGGAATTTATTATCTCATTATTTAGAGGTATATATCCTGCTATAAGTAATCCACAAATATATTCCGGATTAGCAACTTTTAGTAATTCTATGATTTGGAGATTAAATGATTGAAAATGATACTTATTTTTATGATTAAGAAATTTACCATTATTTTTGAAGAAATCGACTATTGAAATATCTGTTCCTTTGATATCAAAAAAAATCTCTAGATTATCGAACTGATGTGATAGTATCAAAAAATCTTGTAGGGTATCAAGATGATCTAAATCTGATAGGTTTTCTTGAGAAATGTATTTACCATTTTTAATTTGGTCGTGATATAATACAAATGTATCCTTACACTTTCTTATATCTAATTCAAATTTATCATATCCCTTATTAATACTATCTTTAAAACCTCTAATAGTATTAGGATATTTCTTGGAAATCTTATGAAAAATTATTTTCATTTAATATAATTGCGTATTTAATTTATTATAGTTTTCTTTTTCTAGATAAATGAACCGCTACAACGTGAATGTCTTAGCCGAGGCTAAAAAAGAATACACTGCTCAGTTAGTAAATACAATAACTCCGGAAGTTTATGTAGGTATTAAATCTATGTATAGTGCCGCCTCTGAGTTTTGTAAGCGAACTAATGAAAAAAATGTGCTTATTAAATTCCAAACATTATTGGCCAAAACTCCTGGATGGAACCAAGAGAAAATACAAAATGAATTTTCCAGAATTGAGAAGTCTACTAATTGCGACTATTTGCCGGATCTTTTGACGGCAATTTTCGTAAGTCATACTAAAGTATTAGCTTCATTAAAGATGAAGAAAAATACTCAATCATTTGAATTAGATGTTCCAAATGGACCTCACTTTATACATAAGGTATATATTGAATGTGCTCGTAAGTTTTGGAAATACCCATACCTTCTTCATTCAGAATTCTCAAATCTTGATTTACAACGTAATTTGTTACAAGCTGAAAATTTTATTAAAGAATGTGTTGAAGAAACTATTCGAAAACTATTACCTGTAAGATATGTATTAAAAGAATGCTTAGGAGATGATTACAACGACGATGATGATGTCGAAGAGGATATTAAATCATCTATTAGTCATAATACAAAAGACAATATTAGAAAGTTGGTTAAATTCGAAATTGAACAAACATTATCTAGACAGTCAAATTCTGACGATAAATTCTCCAAAGTAGAAATTAAAGATGAAAATGAACAGGTTAATTCTGAAATTGAAAATCTAATTGTTGATTCTAATAATACATCTGAAAATGAAGAAAAAGAGTTAGAAGGTGGTGCTAGTAATATCGAAAATTCAGATGATTTGATTAAGGATACACAAATAATGTTAGATAGAACTGACGAAGAACAAATTTTAGATGTAACTAATGGGATTATTAAGCAAATTTCTATGGAATCTTTAGAAAATAAGGATACTTTAGAGCCTAATGACGAAATGGATACTGTTAATACAGATGATTCAGCATTGTTATTAGAAGATCAAAACACTCTTAATAATGAAGATGAGAATACTCAGGTTAATGTGAAAACCTTAGAGAATACTGAAGAGGAATCTAAACCAGAAGTCAAAGAAGTACTTATTAAACTTGAAGAATCAACTCCTGAACTCTTAAAAGATAATAAAACTATTCATAAGGTAGTAAATAGCGCACCTGAGTCTAATGTAGAAAATGCTATTAAAAACATTGATCTAATCATTACAGAAAAAATTGAACAATCACAAACAAAAAAACAGGCACCTACACAATCTAAAGAAATTCCTACTATAATTAATAATACTAAATCTTTAGAAAAAACAGATACTGTATCGCTAAGTAAATTACAATCTCTAGAAGATATTAGAAATGAGATAAATAACGATATAATTGAGAATAGTAATGATACCGATACTGTATCTAATGACGAAGACGGATTCAGTTTTTTTGATGATGCCGCTAATTTTTAAATTTAAATAAAATTAATTTCCATAAATATTTTGTTTAAATTATTTATATAATGGATATGGTGAATATTGTGATTATCGGAATAGTTTCAACTATTCTATCAATTATTGCTTTTATACTGAATGCGAAAGTTAGAGGAGAAGAAATAGACACTTCTACAATGTTAAAGATGGGTGGACTTGGATTTATGTTAGGTGTATCAAATATTTTAATACTATCTCAAGTATCAGGTGAAACATTCACATCTGCTTCAATGACACCAGATTTTTTAACAGGTAATCCTGATTTTTAGATTAAATAATAATTATAAATATATTTATTATTTAATAAGTTTTTTTAACACTAATTAAAGTGCCTTTTTTTTTCCGCTTTGAATCAAGGTCATATTCCTCCTCATCATCGCTATCTGGCGAGTAATTTTCTTCATGATATTTCCAAAAACTTGGATGACAAATTTTAAAATCATCATGAGAATCTGCCTTATACCAAAAAACTTGGTCATTAAGATTATTACTTTTAGCATTATTATTTATTACTAAACATTCATAGTTTTCGGTACATTGATCCATTACCTGATTAAATACTTCTAGACTAGGAAACATTCCAGCATATTGCTCATATAAACGTTTTCTATTT